CTTCACTGTCGGGGCGGGGGGAGCGGCAGGAGTAGCCCTCAACGATGGTGCTGATGGTGGGAACACCACACTAGACAACATAGTCGCGCCTGGAGGTGGGTCATCCACTAGTTTGTCTGGACCTTCTGCTGGTGGTGGAGGCAAGGGTGAAGCGGGAAACAGCAATACTACTGGAAGTCTAGCTGGAGCGGCGGCAAACGGGAATATAACCAATACGAACGGCAGTGCAGGGGGGGCACAATCTGGTCTAAGTTCTTCTGGGACCGCTCTTGTGGGTAGCGACGGTGGAGATGCTGGAGGTCCAGACGGAGGTGCGGGTGGTGACGGTGGAGAGATTCCTGTCACCAGTCAAACAGCAGCCGACGCTGGGGCAGCACCAGGCGGAGGTGGTGGTGGTGGTGCGTCAACGGGTGGAGATGATGGTGGTGCAGGTGGAAACGGAAAAGTTATTGTAAAAGCATTTGGATGAAGAATATAAATACCTTCGGAGAGTGAGTATGGCAGCAAGAGCGTTCATGGACACCGCACAGGGTCTAATACTACAAGGTTCCAACAGCACTGTTCTGGTGAACGGGATGCCTGGGGCTGTTCTATTATCTAAAGTGGTGTCTCATGGTCCATGCCCATCTGTACATTGTGGTGCTCCCTTCATGATAGGATGTTCCAACACAGTATTTTTTGAGGGAATGCCCGCCTGTACTTTAGGGGACGTGGCAACTTGCGGTCACACTTGTACCAGTTCTAATAATGTGTTTGTGGGAGGTTAATTAAGATGGCATATTTACATACTACTTTTTCAACAGAGGGGGTATCAATACCTCACAGGACTCTAAGTAGTGCAGAAAAATCTGTAGTAGAACTGTGTCTAAGTGGAATAACCAGTGGAGCAACTCCTTTAGAGAACCCAGTGGTTGGTAACGTAGAGTCCAGTTACATTCTGGCAGATGATATTAGGGAGCAGGCTATATCCCTACAGACCAATCCTTTTTCTTTAATAAATTATAATACTCTGATATCAAGTCTCCAATCGCTCAAAACTAACCTTAAAGATAGCACTGATGGAAGCAGCAATGTTCTAAGACATACCAACAGGATAAGTGGTGCAGTATTGGGACCAGACGGTGAATTGATGGATTTCATGGGTCTCACCAGTGTAGCATCTTCATATAATAGCATCAAAGAGGCAATGAAAGGGGTCACCGCTCCCACCGAAGACAATTATTCAACGATGTTCACCAGTGTCCTCGGATCTGGTGCTGGGGTTTTGGGCAGCCTATATGGAGTATTATCTGCAGCGACTGGTGGTACTGGGTCTATTAATCCTGCTGTCAACGACAGAGGTGTAACAGGCGCTCAAGAATCTGTCGACCAACTGATATTAGGAGTAAGTGTGAACAGCGATGATCTGATGTCTCAGGTGGAGTCAGATAACAAAAATGCCGCATATGCTTTAAGTTATGTTACACGATTCGGATTGGGTCTATCTTTAGTCGGGATGGAGAAGGATTCTGCATTCGGTGCTAGACTCATAGACTCTGTTGGAAGCGAGGAGTTACAGACTGAACTGGCATCTGCAGTTGCAGGAGAACCTACAATAGCAGACGGTCCGTTTGCTGTGGATGGATATTACCCATTGTACCGAACTGCAAATGCTGCTATAGCAGCGAGTCCCACACCTGACATTGCTAGAGAAGGAGAAGACACTCTAGGGTATCATATACATGTAATAGGTGACACAACTTATTATATGCCAAACGGTCTAGGAGGGCCTGGCAGTGGACTGCAATTCCATGGAGACTACAGCACAAATCAGACTGCTGAAGATGACGAGGTGGAGACCCGATCTGCTACCAATGAAATCGCCACTGTGAAGCCTAGTACCAATACCTCCACAGCGGGCACTATCTCTAGTGGTGACTCATCCACTTCATCTAGTGCCCCATCAACTCCATCTTCATCCAGCAGCAGTGAAGAATCCAGCAGCAGTGAAGACTCTAGCAGCAGTGAAGAATCCAGCAGCAGTGAAGACTCTAGCAGCAGTGAAGACTCTGGCAGTGGAGGTGGAGGAGGCTATGGAGGTTATTAGTACTTTCTTACGCAATAACTGAATGAGAAAACGTATAAATAAATAGACATGTAAATAGAGTACAAGAAAGATTCGTCAAGCATGGTTGAACACCCAACAAAAGAAGCATATAATAGGTTCATGGAAGTGGATCTAATGGGCTCTTGGATGGAGATAGGTATTGCAATATCTGCCCTAATAGTGGGATTTTGTATGGGTTATCCTCTATTCAGAAGTTGGGTGAAGAAGAAGAAAGTAAACAAGACAAATCCTTGTTCCAACAATTTCAGGAACACCCACTCTAGAATACATGAATTCCTGACAGAGATACGGGTGAAAATGAACGCGGACAGGTCTTGCGTCCTACAGTTCCATAATGGTGGTTCATTCTTAGATGGATCTTCCATGAAGAAGTTCTCATTGACACATGAGTCATGCTCGGTGGGTGTGCAGGAGTCAATGACGAGTAGATATGACCTGCTGGCATCTGCCTATGTAGAGATGCTAGACAGAATGTCTAAAGATGTGCTTGAGGTAGAGGCTACTTCAAATCTGCCAGACTGCAATTTTAAGAGGCATTTGGAGTCCAATCATACTCTAGTATTTGCGATCGCACCTATTAGGGATTCTAGGGGTGTCTTAATATCTGGGTTCCTGCTGTTAGAATGGTGTACTTGGGATAGTGCAGATATGATAGAAGATGACAGAATACCCATAGATATAAAAGAATACAGTAGATACATTGAGAGCAGACTATCAGAGGAGAAGAAGGCATGACAGATGCTAGGTATAAAGATTTAGATCTCGATTTCATAATGCATCCTTCTACAGGTGATATCTCTTCTAAAACAGATGTAGAAGCCGTCAAAAGATCAGTAAGAAATTTGGTTCTTACTAATAAATATGAAAGACCATTTCAGCCTTTCCTATATGGAGGAGTGAGACAGTTCTTATTTGATTCCTTGTCGCCCATCACGGCCTTGGCGATTAGACAAAGCATAATGGATGCCATCATCAAGTATGAACCCAGGGCTTCCCTAATGGAGGTTCAGGTGATAGCAGACGATGAGAGGAATGCATTTGAGGTGACTATATGGTTCAGAGTGGTGAGCATAGAAGAACCAGTAATACTAAACCTATTCTTAGAGAGATTAAGATAAAATGTCTACCAATAAGACCAACCTATCAGTGAACAGTCTAGACTTTGATACTATCAAAGACAGTCTCAAGGCTTATCTGAAATCACAAAATGAGTTCAAGGATTTCAACTTCGATGGATCTGGTATGTCTATCCTCCTTGATATCTTATCCTATAATACCCATATGGAAGCGTTCTATAACAATATGATCGCTAATGAAATGTTCATGGACAGTGCTGCTAAGAGAAGCTCTATAGTCTCGATTGCTAAGCACCTAGGCTATACCCCGTCCTCTCCTAGATCAGCATCTGCCGCTGTTGATATTAAACTAGGGAGCACGGCGGGCATGGACTCCAACACCATAATACCAATCTACAGCAAATTCGTCAACTCATCTGGTGGTAAGCAGTATTCCTTCTTAAATACTGCCTCTGCTAGTGTCGATATCAATGCTACCGATGGAATCCATGTTAAAAATCTTGCCATCAAAGAAGGCAGAGTTGGTAGAATAGTTTACGTTAATGATTCTCAAGATGACGAGCAGAAATTTCTTCTAACCGAGTCTATGACTGATACCAGAACCTTAACGGTAAGGGTACAGGAATCTTCCACCGACACCACGGGGTATGTAGATAGCTGGACTCTAGCAGAAACTATTAATGATGTAACCTCCACCTCTAAGGTGTACTTCCTACAAGAGGTAGAGGATGGTAAATTTGAGGTCTATTTCGGTGATGACGTGGTGGGTAAGAAACTGACAGATGGAAATTTGGTCATATTGGAATATCTAATATCTTCTGGTTCTGCTGCCAATGATCTAGGAATAGCAGATGCCTCTGGTAATAGGACCTTCACCTATGGAGGTTCCAATAATGAAGTGATAGTCAAATCATTTTCTAGTGGTGGTGCTGAGAGGGAGACATCGAATTCAGTAAGATCCAATGCTCCCAAGTCTTACCAGGCCCAAAATAGAGCAGTTACAGTTGAAGATTACAAGTCTTTGTTGGCAGCGGACTACCCTGATGTAGAATCAATAAGCGTTTGGGGTGGAGAAGAGAACGACCCACCAGAATATGGTGCGGTGATGATATCATTCAAGCCCAAGACTGGCACTGCGATAACCCAAGCAACCAAAGATGGCATAATAAATTCTCTAGTATCTGATAAAGGGATAGTAGCGATAAGGGCGAAGATAGTAGATCCAAGATACATATACTTGATTATTAAAACAGTTGTCAACTATGACCCAGTGTCATTGTCGGTGGAAGAAGGGTCTTTGAAGACTTTGGTGAACAACAAAATTACCAGATTTGTAGACAATGATTTAGAAAAGTTTACAAAAGGTCTAAGACATTCTAAGTTTGTGAGAGATATAGACACAACTGACCCTGCTATTCTAGGTAATGAGACCACAGTGAGTATGGAGTCTAGGTTGTTTCCTACAACTGGGCAAAGCAGATCATATGAGATTAATTTTGGGAACTCACTCTTCCATCCTTACTCTGGGTATGAATCTGTGATATCATCCACCCCCTTCAAATACACAGATATCAATGGGATTGAAAGAGATGCCTACCTAGACGATGACGGGGAAGGAAAATTGAGAATATATTACTTCAGCTCTGGTATTAAGACATACCTAACCAATAATGCTGGTCAGATTGATTATGAGACTGGTTTATTGAGATTAGTGAGTCTAACTTTCAACTCTGGCATCGATGAAGGATTTGTGAGGGTTTTTGCTGATCCTAGACTACTGGATATAGACTCTACTAAAAATACAATTCTGACTATAGACAGAAGTGACCCCAATTCACTTGTAATTGATATGAACCCAGTTAGAGTGATAACCTGAGGAGGATCGATAGTTGTTAATACCTCTAATAGTAGGCGAAGAGCAGACCATTAATATCATATCTATTGATGGCATATCGGCTGGTACAGATGTGCCAGTTGATGTCTTTGTGGACGAACTTGTCCCAGAATTCGTATCAGTAGATCACCAGAAGTTTGTATCTTTCTTAAAGCATTATTACGTTTGGATGCAACAGGAGGGTAATCCTAAGTTTCAATCTTTTGATATGGACGGCATAAATGATATAGATCATACTATAGATGATTTCAAAATCAATTTCTATAACCAGTATCTCCAGAACTTCCCAGTGCAGTTAGACAGCAGAGCAGACTTGGATAAAGTTCTTAAGAGGATAGTTGATGTCTATAAGATTAAGGGAACTGAGAAATCATATAAGACCCTATTTAGGATATTGTTTAACCAGACCCCCAGATTCCATTATCCTTCTGAAGACATAATGAGACTCAGCGATGGAAACTGGGTAGAACCAACAATTATTAGAACCACCCAAACAAATAGCCTTAGTGATTTGTTTAATATGGTTGGAAGGCAAGTGGTCCAGAGGAAGATCACAGATGATACCGTAGAATCTTATGGGTTCATAGAATCAGTCATACCTTTCAGTGTTGGTGGATATGAGGTGGCAGAGCTGGAACTATCGGGCGTTTTTGGTGATTTTAGACCAGAGGGTTATCTGGAATGCGAGTTAGAAGATGGCAATCTGATAAAAGAATACATATATCCTGGAATATCGGACATTAAGATCGTTGATGGCGGAACTGGTTATAATATAACTGATAATATAATCATTAGCGGTGGTAGAGGGAAAAATGCCTCTGCCAAAATATCAGATGTCGACAGCGGAGGCAAGATTTTAGCGGTTAATGTTAAAGATAGTGGTGTGAATTATAAACTTTCCGACGACATTAGCATCTCTATTAACTCTCTGAACGGATCTGGTGCTACCCTAGGTTGCTCTGGTGGGGTTGCCCTAGACACTAGACCTGGCTTTTATTCTGGAGACGACGGACTTCTGGGTTCGGACAAAAGAATACAAGATAACTATTATTACCAAGACTTCTCTTATGTGGTTAAGTCCACTATGAATCTGAATGAGTATGGTGAGATATTAAAAAGGTTGATTCATCCTGCTGGTCTTAAATTGTTCTCTGAGAGTCTATTTGAAGAGTTGAAGCAATTGGATACCAACGTGACAGAGACAAAAGTCGCGTATGAAGTTCCAATCGCTGGGCATTACACCCCATATATTTTCAACACGGTTAGAAACCTGCGTGCTAATGGTACTGGTGGTGTGGGTTCTACCTACCCAGGCTTCGACCTATACCCACATGGCTATGGGTTCTCAGCGGCAGAGAGCGGGTTTTCTGCTGCTGAGTTCGGGTTGTCATCCACAGCAGCCCATAACCCATATGGACCAGCACAAGGTGTATCTGGTCCCTTGGGAGGGGTTACTCATGGTGTAAGCACCAATACACTAAACAGACCTCAGGGGGAACAGTTTGCAGTTGATCCACTCGGTGGGATAAGCACTGGATCTTCTACCCTAGGTGTTCCAGGCGCCTCTGGTAATTACTGGATAATATATCCCCACCCAACCAGCAGGGGCATATCCACAATGCCCCTGAACAGTATTGGGTCTATAATAGATGTAGAATTATATAATACAGATGATTTCCCTTCTGAAGATACTTGGACCAATAGTGAGATAGTAACCCAGACTAACTCATTCGGTCAAGACGCATTAGGTGTGATACTGTCACAATACAAATCAGGCAAGTTTTTAAACCTCACTATTGCTAATATTGGGGGTGGGCAGTTCCTAGATAGGAATGTGGAAATTCATGGTGGGTCTGTTGGCAGATTGACTGGTGCTAGTGGTTCTTCAGCCCATATAAATAGCATAAACATTTCTGATACGACCTCTCACTCCATTGATACACCCTTCAGTTACATACAGGTAAATGATTTCGTACATGGAATATTCAAGGATATAAGCTAGAAAAATGGCAAATGAACTAAAAAACTCATTCGTTACACACATCGCAGACCAACTGGTGAAGTCATTTTCACTCAGGTCAGATGATGCTATGTTCTTCTATATTGCCAGATCTCAAGAATGGTCTGGAGGCACTGCAAGCGATGTTTTGCCTCCTGCCTATGAAGACAATGCTGAATCTTTTCATGATGCTTGGAGAAGGATGCTTGGTGCTAAAAGGATATCTGATACTGATATCTACTTGATGGCAGATAAAAATCCTTGGACTCAGGGGACCGTCTATCAAGAATATAGAGACGATCTAGATATGTCCCAAACCACATTCTATGTCACCAACTCTCAAAACAACGTATACAAATGTATATCCAACAACAGTGATGCTCAGTCAACTGCATCTCCATTTGGTTCACCATTAGAGGTGTTTCAGACTTCAGATGGTTATAAATGGAAGTTCTTATTCAGGATTCCTGAGGCACAAGTCGATTTCATAACTGATACCGAAATACCAATCAGAAATCTAGTGGTAGAACCCAATGTACCAGATAAGTTCGAAGATGACAGATTTCTTCAATATGCTGCTCAGTTCAATGCGGTAAATGGCTCCATTGAGAACATAAAGGTTGTCAGCAAAGGTAACAATTATGGTAGATCAACCCCAGCAAGATTCATTGGTCCAGAAGCAGATCGCACGATAGTAGTCAGCTCTACATCCAATACAGTCACATTAAATCCAGTCGAGAGTGCAGTCAATGATCTATATAACACCTACCAAATAGGAATTGTTTCGGGCACTGGTATCGGACAGAGAAGGACTATCTCGGACTATGATGGAGGAACTAGAGTTGCCACCCTCACTACTAATTGGGATACACAACCAGATACCACTAGTTATTATGAAATCACCCCAGACATAGGGATAGACGGAGATGGAGTTAGTGCGGATGCCAAGATAGTGGTAGATGCTATAGGTGGTGTCGAATCTGTGGAAATCTTGAATAAAGGCACTGGTTATACACGTGCTACCGTGGTTTGTCCTACTACTATAGTTGGTGGGGGTTGTACTCTAGATGCCCAGATCAGTCCATATGGAGGTCATGCATCAGATCCAGTAGCAGAAATATTCCCAACCAAGGCTATGATATTGGTCAAACTGCAGAGAGATGAAGATGGGGAAATACCTGTCAAAAATGATTTTAGGCAGTATGGCATACTACGGAACCCCATAATCAATACTGGATATAGTGGTGCTGGTAAAATCGCTAGTAAAGAACTTGATGTATTCAATGACCTCAAGATTAGGTCTGCTACTGGTTCTGTATTCACCACCAATTCGTTTGAAGTGGGAGGAAAGATATTCGGAGTGAACACTTCCACCTGCGGAGAAATAGTCAAGTGGAACAGAAGCACCGATATTGCTAAGGGAGTCCTTAAGCTGAAAGGGGTCGATGGAGAATTCGATCTCAGTGAACCCCTAGCATCAGTGAATCTGGTCGGTGATGTGTGGTCCTCCTCTGGAACCGACCAAGCATTCGTAGAGTTTATGGATCCACCAGTCATTGCTACCTCTCTAGACTCGTATAGACTTACCACTAGGTTAGTGGTCGGACCGACTGCTGGAGATGTAGGTCACCAATTCGTAGAATCGAACTGGTCTGAAGATATGGGTATAACTGGTGCATGCGGTGGAACTGCTAGATTGGTGTATTGGACCAACGCAGCTGCAACAGGAGCTACTGTGGAGTTATATCTTTCTCATGTCATGGGAATATCTAACGGACACGAATACGGATTCACCGCTGGTGAAAACATTACTGGGCTATCTATTAGCACTAATATAAATACGATAGAACAGCCTAAGTTTCTTTCTGGTTCAGGTGCAATCATACATGCAGCAAATATTAAACCAGTAGAGAGACATTTCGAGCAGGAAGAAGAGCTTAAGATTGTAATAGATCTTGTGTAAATCAGGAGATACCCCAAAACATGTCATCCCTATCATATAACGAAGGCCTATTTAATGTTACCCCTTATTACGACGATTTTAATAAGAGTAACAATTATCTAAAGGCACTCTTTAGGCCTGGAAGAGCAGTTCAGGCTAGAGAACTCACACAGATTCAAACAATTCTGCAGAGTCAAATTGAAAGCTTCGGCGATCATGTATTTGAAAATGGCGCTGTAATATTGGGTGGAGGAATATCTGAATCTATTATCAGCTTTGCCAGATTAGACACTGATGCATCTGTATCCTCAGACAATCTTCAGACTCTAGTGGGTCAGAAAATACACAATGCCGACAGTGGAGTAATCGGCAGGATATATCATGTTCAAGCGGGTTCTACACTATCTTCAGACCCCAACCAGATAGTTTTCTTTCAATATTTGACCCAAGGGACATTTAATGCTGGAACCGAATTGGGGACCACAGGCTCTGGAAACACTGGTATTACCTTTAATATAGCGACCGCCTCGGCTGATGTACCATCTATCTCCAACGATGCTACATTGATAACAGTTGATGATGGACTATTTTACGTCGATGGATATTTTGTAGAAAACACTAAACAGCGAATAGTTCCCCACGACTTCTCTGGCAACTACAGGGTGTTCAGCAACCCCACTTCCTCCATTGGTTGGGGTGTGTCAAGAAACGTGGTAACCTCTCAAACTGATACCACTCTTCTGGATCCAGCTGGTGGTTTTAACAATTACAATGCTCCAGGCTCAGACAGGTATCAAATTGATCTAAACCTCAAGCAAATTCCTTTCTCGGCTACCATTGGGGATGCGGCTGGTCTTACATTTGATACTTCCAACTATGTTGAATTGCTTAGAATGGTGGGAGGGAGCATCACAAAGAAAGTCAGATACACTGATTATGCAGAGTTGGAGGAGACCCTTGCCAGACGAACCTTCGATGAGTCTGGGAACTACACGGTGGACACACCATCTATCAGACTTCTTGATCATGGGGACATATTCTCTCCAGCAGATGATACTAAGTTCGCTATTGGTTTGGAGTCTAATAAGTCCTATGTGGGAGGATATGAGGTAGATACCCAAAGCACTGCTTTCTTAGCATTGGATAAACCCAGAGACACTGCCAAAACCAGTTTTGAAGAGATAGACACCAATTTCGGTAACTACGTCTTGGTAGACGAGACCGATATAGGTAACTTCGGGAATGGGGTTGTTGGACCAGCTGGTGCTTCTGGATACAGTCTATTAACTAACCAGCAGAAAATGACACTGTTTTCCAACGACAATACACCCATTGGTTCCACCAATATACGCACTATCAAAAGAGGTCTTGTAGAACAAGAATTAAGGGCATATCTGTTTAATACTGCAATGTCTGGAGACTTTAAATTCTCTCAGACCAGATATGCGGTCACCGAAGGTCGTGGTAGTACCGCTACTGGTGAGGTATGGTTTGGTCTTAAAGCAGATGCTCAGGGCTTCACTGGTCCATTCCAGGCTGGTGCTAGATCATTGATGATACCTACTATCGGATCCAAGGTAGTAGATCCTACGGGGTTTCATGATCCAGATGCTGGGGTGGAATCCACCTTCGTAGTACAAAAAGAAGAAGGTATCCACATTCCTCTGCAAACTGGGAGTTCAGGTCAAACTGGATCTATTGATATATCCAATCATGATATATTGAGCCTCACTGACTCCCAGTTTTTGGTCGTCTATGGTGTCACCGCTGACGAACCAGCACAGTTGCTGAGTTCTTCCGACTATAATATTATAATAAACAATGTGGGTACTACCAACAAATTGGAGCTTAATATCTTGAACGATACGGTAGCACCTTCTGGTGGTGCTACTGCCACCGTGGTCTACCCAGTCAAGTATGCTTCTCAGACTTTAATTGATACTGCGGTAAACCCCTACAGAACCGTCGTACTTACCACTATATCTTCACAACCAGTGTCTAGGAGCGGTAATAGAACTGTCGGTGGTGTTAATTATGCAGTCTTCCCCCTAACCAACCCTCATATTAGACAACTGGACTCAGTGTTAACTGCGGTGACAAATACCGAAATCAATATCACCAACGACACAATACTTGATACTGGTGATAGACAGTCTTGTATCCTCAATGGTGAAATACTAGTAAGACAATCTTCATTGAGTGCTGCTGATGAACCAGATTCAGACAGTGCCACAATAAATGTAAGTTATAAACACTTCGTTCATTCAGGAATCGGCCCAGTTACGGTAGACTCTTATATCGATGCGGGTCTGTCATACGATCTGTTACCAACATTCGTAGATCCAGAGAGCGGTAAGTTCTTTGATTCAAGATCTCATGTCGATTTTAGACCAGTCCAGAATACCGATGGGAAGACATTCACAGAATTCGGGGTTCCTTTCCATAATCTGATAGAATCTACCATTGTAAATTATTCCTACTTCCTGCCTAGGATTGACAAGGTATCTTTATGTAGAGATAGAACATATAGGATCTCCAAGGGCATTAGTTCTATTAACCCCGAGGCTCCTCAGACCACAGAATATGATATGGACCTCTACTATATTATCATGAAGCCTTATACCTTCGATGTCAATAAGGATGTCAAGGTCAAATACATTGATAATAGAAGATTTACTATGAGGCAGATTGGAGAGATAGAAGAAAGGGTAGAGAGGGTAGAAATAGACAAATATCTAGAGACTCTGCAGAACGATGCAATCGCCAGAGCTTCTGGAGACAGCCTATTCACAGGGATATCTACTGCACCAGTAGAAGAAGGCGTGTTTGTTGACGATTTCAGTGGTCACGCGTTCGGAGATGTCACCCTGAGGGATTACAACTGCTCGATGGACACCTCTAGAAGAGGTCTAAGACCCCCATATATCTCCCACTCCATAAGACTCAACAATGATTCACCTTCTGGTCTAAACATATCTGATGATGGTATTATCACCTACTCTTTCATAGAGACAGCAGCATACAACGACCAAACCCCCACTGGCAAGTTAAAGGCTACTGGGATAATGCAGGTCAATCCATTCGGTGCTACCGACTTCTTAGGATTCTTGAAGGCAACTCCAGAATCAGATACATTCTATGATACCTCAATTAATCCCAGAGTGCTGGTTAATGCGATCGGCGAGAACAATATATGGGAGATCAAGGACACCGCTTATCAAGAAGGACGGTCTTTCGGTCATGGGGCAGTCTATCAGGGGTGGGTCCAGCACTGGATAGGACAGGAAGAAGTAGACAGTAAACTTCAGAACGTGAACCCAGATTCCAGATCTTATCAGAACCCTCTTCGGACGGTGAGATCTAAGATGCCTGGAAGGATCACTGAGGTTATAAACGATAGGACCGTAGACAAGAGTATTGTACATTACATGAGAGGTGTGGGTATCACATTCTCTGCGGATGGGATGCTACCTGGCTCTACCGTTTATGCATTCTTCGATGGACAATCGGTGGGAGAGTCAGACGGGTATTCGGTAGATAATAACGGCAATATGTCTGATAATCACATAGTACTAAACGGCTCCACCTATCTTACTGGTCCGAAACTGCTAAGAATAACCGACAGTCAAACAGACACTCTTGCTGAGACCAAAACCGCCGCTGATTTCACCTTCCACTCAAGTGGTCTACTTAATGGCAGGAACTTGACTGTTACTGCCCCGAGACCTCCGCAGACTAGGAGGAAATCGGTAACCAGCCCAGGCATCATTTCTGATTATTATGAGCAGAATCTTGACGATAACTACGAAGAGATAGTCAACGGGTTAGAACCTTTGGCACAGGAGATAGATGTAAGTCCTGGAGTGTTCCCATTAGGAGTATTCTTGAGATCAGTACAGTTCTGGTTCAAGAAAACTGATGATGAGTTACCAGTGACCGTTCAGATCAGACCGATGGTTAACGGATCACCACATCCTTCCGTCGTGGTCCCCTTCTCAACCACAACAGTGGTTCCCACAGTGACCAACAATGGTCCAAACCTGAGCGGACCCACTACCTTCCAGTTCTCATCTCCAGTGTTCCTTGCGCCTGGTAAGTACGCAATATGTTTGATTAGTAACAGCTCTGATCATGAAATATTCCGTTCAGTGGTGGGCGAAGGAATATTGGATATTACTGGTAATATAGACACTACTGAACCTCCCTATACCCTAAATAATAGTGGGTTAGGCATCAAGATGGGAAGTCTATACCTACCATTGAACAACGGCAGTAGGGTTAGAAGACCTAACGAAGTATTATGCATGGCTATAGATAGGTGCAGTTTCTTTGGTGCTAGCGGTGGTGCAGAATCCAGAACTGTTAGATTCAAACCAGATACAACACTAGACTCTGATAAAGAAGGTCAGATCATCAACTTCACCTGCAATGACCAGTTGTTCACCTCCCAGATTATTAAACCTTCGTTCAGCTTTGCCGCTGGTGCTGCTGGTATCAGAACAAATGTTCAGCCCAATAAGGACATTGATCTAGACCAAAGACTAAGATTGACAGGCAGTCCAGACTTGGCATTGGATATAGAATTCGACTCTTCTGGTTCTAACCAAGTATCTCCAGTGATTGATGTGGAGAGGGTCAGTGCAATTCTTTCAGATAGAATATCCTCTACGGGAGATGCTACTGGCGAGACTCAACCAGACTCTGCAGGTGCTCCAGCAAAATCATCCAGATATGTCTCCAAGATAATAGGACTGGAAAATAAGGTAGCGGATGATGCTAGGGTCTACCTCAAGGTTGGACCAAACGGAGGGAATGTACAGGTATTCATAAAGACGGACAGTGTTCTATCTAATTTCGACCAGAACAATTTCGTCCAGTTATATAGAGATGGAGTAGCAGATCCCAATCTGGTAAGTCCATCTACCGAGACGATGACATTCGCTCCTGCTGCTGGCACTACCCTAGGTGAATTCACCAGATATAGCATCAAGATTGTAATACAGGTAGATAGGGACCTTCCTGAAGATAGAGTACCAATCATACAAGATTTGAGATCAGTACCCCTTAAGAGGTCATAAATAGAAGTAGATATCAGAGGAAACCAATAAATGGCATCTAGCACAACACCACCCAAAGACGATCCGATTTCAAGTCTTTTCCTATCGGACACTTTCTATACTTGGTTCACCAAGACAGATACCTTAATCGATAAGGTGAACCCTATTGAGGTCTACAGTATAACGGCAGATCTAGTAGCTGGTAGAGATGGTGTTACTATTGGTAGGGATGGTAATGGTAATCACACTATTGGATACATCCTACCCGCTACCATTCCCAATGATCACCTTTTCACAGGTGACATTGTATTTACTGGTGCGGTAACTGGCAATATAGTAAACCAATATAACGGCATTACTGGAAACGTCATTGGTGTCTCCTCTATCAGCGGAACTGGTCCCATAGGTAATAGCGGTCTGGTTACTGGTGTCATACTACAAATTAATGGAGTCACTGGAACATCATTTGGCCATATGACCCTAGATGGCAAAGACATTCCTGACACAGTTGGCAGTTTATCTGGACCTGCTGGTTATATTTTAAATGCTGCTGGTGGCACTGGATTCACCTATGCTGCAGCATTCTTTACTACGGGAGTAACTGGACCACAAATTGGAATGAGAGTGGATCCAGTAAATAATCAGGTAGCAATTGCCACTGCTACCATAGACTCTGACGGCAAAAAGCTTAGAATTGACGGCGGTAAGTCTGGGGGCATACTCCTTAATAAATCAGACTCAGCTGAGTCTGATATTCGCTTCGCCGACAATGCATTGATGACTTCAAACAGCACATTCGAATTTAGAGCGGATACCAATGCTGCCAACAGCGGTTCTGGATCTGGAGTTCCTAGCGGTCCCCACTTTACTTTCAGTAGAGACGGGAGTACCACGGTATTGACTGTAAATGAAAATGGCAAGTTGATAGCGGCTGGTAATAACAACTCCTTCTTAGATATGGGTGCTGGAGGCGGCATAGGTGTTGCATCAGGTAGTATCCTATTCAAGTCTAATGGATCTTTGAAATTCGGAGTTAATTCCAACGGTGCATTGCTTGCTGGTGGTACAGATACAGGTGATGCAGACCAGACTTTAATCTCTCAAGGTTCGAGTGTTTCTAAATGGTCAACCAGATTCTATATTAGGAATGATGAACCTACTGCCTCTGATCCTGGAGATAATGGCGCAGTTTGGTATCAGGTATAATACAATGGGGAATAAACGATGCCTATAGACAGGAGCGGTGCACCACCCTTATCTAACTATGTCCAGTTTGGTGCTGATGGTTATATCCGAAATGGATCCGCCTGGTCACAAATCCAAAATGCCTCTGTCAGAGATGGCAGTGCATGGAAACAAGTTGTCAAATCTTGGGTGAAAGATGGAAACCAATGGAAACTATGGTTCGACCCCATGTGGGCATTGAGCTGTTATAATGACAGTGGTCAGAGCGGCAACAACGGAACAAGGGCATTCTATTTACCCAATAGAAGCGGTACGATATACTGTTCAGTATGGGGTGCTGGTGGATTTACCAACTATACCAACGAGGGTGAGAGGACTGGAAGAGGAGGCTACTCACAACTAACTGCCACGGTTGGTGGTAGTTCTAATTTACAGCCTGGAACACTATTGCATATAGTGGTCGGACAACACGGTCTGGTTAGTAACTCTGGATCTGGTTCAGATGGTTCTGGTTCTGGTTCGTGGACTTTTGGTGGAGGTGGGTCTCACCTGAGTGGTAGTGGGCCAGGTGGGGGTTGCTCTGGGATATTTGTCAGTTCCAGCACTTTAACCCCAGGCTCAAAGGCATGGCCTCTATATGGCAACTGCACACTGACTGGTTTTCCAGGCGGTAGTCCTAACCCTGCTGCGATGTTTGGAAGTGCACTAGTAGTCGCTGGTGGTGGAGGTGGTGTGGACAGATGGGCTATCACCAAAAAAAATGCTTTTGGTGGTGACGGTGGAGGGATTTATGGGTCTGCTGGATCTGCCAACTCCTGTGTAGGAAGTGGGGGTAGTCAGTTCCAAGGTGGTCTTGGTGCGTGCGATAGTTCTCGTTCAGGACGGTGTTGGAACGGCGGACCTCAAAAGAGAGAGAACGATAATTTTTGGGCTGGTCGAATGGGTGGAGGAGGACTGTTTGGTGGAGGGTCTGGAGAGAGGGCTAGTGGTGGAGGATCAGGGTATGCTAGAACAAATGGTGGTGGTTGGTCGGGATTAATATCCAGTTTCACCTCGAACAATAGAAGTGGTGCCTATTTCGACACCAATTTAGGACACCCAGGCGGTTTCAATGCTGGATACCAAAACACCCATGGCTATGTCCATATTAGAAACTTCCCATTCGGTCCGCTTCCATCTTGAGTCGCGTATAGGTATAAATAGTTGGTAATAATCCAAATATCAGGGAGATGACAGATGGCAAACGAAGGATGTGCAGGCGGGATATCAGGATCAGCCGCTATAGATTGGGTTGAAAATTATGCTAGACCCTTAGCATGTGGCCTGATGTCTTTATATAACGACTATGTTGTCCCAGCGACAACTATGTATCAATATCTCGACCCAGATAACACCTTTAACACTGGAGGGTGTAGTGCTGCAAATGTCCATGATGGTTTTTCTGGTGATTTATTGAAGAGGCTAGATGGTGAAGATGTTTATAACATACACCGTTCTTTCAACGATATACAGAATACTATCGGACTCTATTCTACCTACCTCCTAAAGGCGGCAGCATATAAGCAATTCAGTGATGGGGATATTAAGATCAAGACTGGAACTGGCGGCTGTGACTCCTGCTCATAATAAGGGAAAGGCGGACTGGTGACACATGGCAAAACCATCTACCAGACAACAACTTAAAGACTATTCTCTCAAAAGATTGGGTCATCCAGTAATCCAGATTAATGTGGATGATGCCCAAATGGAAGATGCTATAGATGATGCATTGCAGTTTTTTGCAGAGTATCATTTTGATGGTGTAGAGACTGCTTATCTTAAACACCAAGTTACCCAAGATGATATAGATAATGAATATCTCAGTATGGATAGTATAGATTCCAATGTGATATCTGTGATTAAGATGTTCCAAATAAGCACCCATTCTACGAATATGTTCGATGTTTCCTATCAACTGGCATTAAATGATTTTTATGGCACTTTTACTACTGGCAGTCTGACCAATTATACTATAACGAAGCAGCATCTGGAAATGATCAGTGATATCCTAGATCCAGAGAAGAATGTAAGGTTCAGTAAGGTCACCAACAAACTATATGGTGATTTTAACTGGTCAGAAGATCTCAACGTGGGAGACTATCTGATAATAGAGGCATATAGAATACTAGACCCAGAGACCTATCCAGAAATATACAACGACAGATTGTTGAAAAAATATGTAACCTCATTGGTCAAGAGGCAATGGGGTGCTAACTTATCAAAATTCGGTGGGGTTCAACTTCCAGGCGGAGTCGAGTTTAATGGGCAGAAGATACTCGACGAGGCTAGAGAAGAAATCGATAAAATCGAGGAAGAGGTACAGGATAAGTTTGAACTGCCACCTGACTTCTCAGTAGGATAGGGGAGGTTTAGATGGCAACCAATTCATATTTTAGACCTCAAAAGAACGAGCAGAATGCCATTGAAGACTTAGTAATTGAGTCTATCAAAATACATGGTCATGACTTCGTTTACATGCCCCGCACCATAGTCAAAGAAGACCAGTTGTTCGGTGAAGATGTGCAGTCACAGTTCAGCAGCGGTGCTAGTATAGAAATGTATATCGAAGATGTGGAAGGCTTTCAAGGAGATGGAGATTTCTTGTCCAAATTCGGATTAGAAATCAGAGATTCTATCAAATTAACTGTATCTAAAAAGAGATTCGTCCAAGAGATAACTGCCATGGAGGGCACTGATCTCCAGTTCCCCAGAGAAGGAGATCTTGTCTATTTTCCTCTAACCAGAGGCATATTTGAGATCAAATTCGTAGAGCACGAAAATCCCTTCTATCAGCTCAATAAGAATCATGTATATACATTATCCTGCGAGTTGTTCCAGTACAGTCAAGAGGATATCAATACTGGATTCTCCGATATTGATAAATTCGAGGACGAGAGAAAAGATTTCTCATTCAATGTGGTAATGAATAGCGGATCTGGCAACTATCTTACGGGTGAGAAGGTATGGCAAGGTGGAAGCGGTTTATCTACATCGGTATTTAATGCTAATGTAATAAGCTGGGTATCCTCTACCAAGACATTAGAGATAGCTGGTGTCACTGGGACCATGAATATAAGTCTGGGTCTTACAGGAAATGATTCTAATGTGTTCTATTCTATAGGAAGCACAGCCGATACATCAGTTCCTACCATCATACCACCAGATCCCTTCTCAGACAATAGAGATCTTCAGATAGAAGCGGATGATATCTTTGACTTCACCGATAAAGATCCATTTTCAGAGGGTAATATCTGATGTTTGAAACATTTTACAATCAGGCTATCAGAAAATTGACTGTATCGTTCGGGTCCTTGTTTAATAACATATATGTACAAAGACTGGATGCCAATGGGGACGAGACAGAGAGGATAAGAGTGCCTCTAGGTTATGGTCCTAAGGAAAAATGGATAAGAAAATTAAGAGAATCCAATAGCCTTAAAGAAGACGGTACTGAAACTCAGATAGTATTACCTAGACTATCCTTCGAAATGTCCTCTATCAGTTATGATGGAAGCAGAAAAAAGAATACTATGCAAAAGCGTATAGCATCTCATACCACTGATGGGTCTAAAACGTTTAATAGTTTTGCCGAAGTACCATATAATTTTCAGTTCAACGTCAGTGCTATGGTCAAGTTCATGGAAGACGGTTTATGCATTATGGAGCAGATTCTTCCCTTCTTCACCCCAGAGTTCACAATATCAATAAATTACAGCACCTTGAATCAAAAGATAGACATTCCAGTGGTGCTAAGCTCTGTCGACATCAATGAAGAATACGAGGGTGATTTCGATTCTAGAAGAATGATTACCTTTGATATGGCATTTGATGCCAAAGGTTATATATTTGGACCTACTAAGACTAGTGGAGTTATCAACAAGGTGGTATCTACAATATGGGAACCCTCGGATGGGTTCTACTTTGGTGGTATCACTAATAGTTCTCCTGGCTTGTCTGGAAGTACCGCTGCCATGTCTCGAATAGATGTTGGTGTAACTGGTCCTAGCGGTTCTTCATCTAGGGTAGGTGACTTCACTGGGTATACAGTCAAAAAGAGGATCAGAGGTTACACTGGAGATAATGGATTGAATATTGATGGGAGCACGTTAGCATGAGTCAGAAAAAGGATGTAGATACTAAAATATCTGAAGCACTTGACCTACAACCTACAGACAAAGATATAATACTCGAAGACAAAGAATCCAACCTAGTTAAAATCGAGGAGGATTCCAATCAAGAAGAAGATTATAATCTAGTCAGGAACAACCTGAAATTAATAATTGAGACTGGTCAGTCTGCTATGGAGGGTATTCTCAATGTAGCCTCCGAAGGAGAAAGTCCAAGGGCGTATGAGGTTGTATCTCAGTTGATTAAAAGTGTGTCTGATGCCAATAAAGATCTCTTGGATCTTCATAAAAAGATGAAGGATCTAGATAAAGATGTGAATGCTAAGCAGACAGCGGGGAGCATAACTAATAATGCCATCTATGTGGGGTCTACCAAAGACTTACAGAGGCTTATTAAAGACTCCAAGGTGGAGGCTGATACTATTGATGCTAGTTTTGAGGTGATAGAAGATAATGAACCAAAATCAGACATATCTAGGGAATCATAATCTAAAAGGCATAGGTGTAGAGCAAGAATTCACACCGTCTCAGGTCAAAGAATATATTAAGTGTTCTAAGGATCCCCTTTATTTTGTGAAGAACTATGTTAAGATTGTGACTCTTGATGAAGGTCTAGTACAGTTCAAGCCTTGGGATTTCCAAGAGAATCTACTAGAGACGGTGGACGACAATAGGTTCATTATCTGCAAATTCCCCAGACAGACTGGGAAGAGCACTACAGTTATATCTTATCTTCTTCACTACATTCTCTTCAATGAAGATGTGAGGGTAGCAATACTGGCAAATAAACAGGCTACTGCCATGGAGCTGCTCCATAGGTTGAAACTAGCATATGAACACCTGCCGAAATGGTTACAACAAGGCATTGAAGAATGGAACAAAGGGTCTATAATCCTTGAGAATGGGTCTAAAATAATAGCATCGGCTACCTCTTCTAGTGCCGTTCGTGGTGGATCTTTCAACATGATATTCCTAGATGAATTTGCATATGTCCCACATGGTGTAGCAGAGGAATTCTTCAGTTCAGTATATCCTACCATCTCCTCTGGTAAGAATACCAAAGTGTTGATAGTCTCTACACCCAAGGGTCTAAATATGTTCTATAAGTTGTGGACTGATGCCAAGAACGGAAGGAACGAGTATGTACCTGTAGAGGTGACTTGGGACCAAGTTCCAGGCAGAGATGAGGCTTGGAAGAAACAAACGATCTCTAATACTAGCGAAGAGCAATTCAAGGTGGAGTTCGAATGCGATTTCGTTGGGTCTGCTAATACCCTAATATCTTCATCCAAGATTAAATGCATGGCATATGAAGAACCAGAGATAGAAACCCCCGATGGGATTAGAATATACGAAAGGGCTAAAGAGAATCATATATATTCTATGTGTGTGGATGTCTCTAGGGGTTCGGGCAATGACTACCATGCCTTCACTGTTATAGACGTAACAGAGACCCCTTATAAACTAGTGGCTACCTTTAAGAATAATGAGATGCCCCCCATGGTATATCCTACTATAATACAAAAAGTGGCAAAACAGTACAATGATGCATTCCTTTTAATCGAGATCAACGATATCGGTGGTCAGGTAGCAGATATATTATATTCTGATCTGGAATGCGACAATATGTTATCTACCTCAACTAGGGGTCATCGGGGTCAAGAACTGAGTTCAGGATTTGGATCGGGGAACAGCAAAAGAGGTGTCAAAACTTCCACTAGTGTTAAGAGGGTAGGTTGTTCAACCCTCAAATCCTTGATCGAAGAGGATAAAATCATTATAAAAGACTATAACGTAATAGAGGAAATATCCACTTTCATATCCAGAAGGGGTTCTTATTCTGCGGATACTGGTCATAACGACGATTTGGTCATGACGTTAGTGTTGTTTGGGTGGTTGACATCTCAAGGCTATTTCAAAGAATTAACCGATATAGATGTGAGAAAAGGTATATATGGGGATACCATAGATGAGATAGAAGAGAACCTGACCCCCTTTGGAATTATAAACGATGGCATAGATGAAAAGTATGAGGTAGATGATGAGGGCACTGTCTGGTTTAAAGATGATGAAGACGAAGACTACAAGTGGACTACACCTTGGTAGAAGATACTCAAGTTATAAATACCACAGTAAATCAATATTAAAAGCCTTCCGCTTTAGAAAAAATATCTTCACGATTAAGAATTCAGCCCAAGGAGATTTCGTATGGCATTTCAAGTTAGTCCTGGCGTGGTGGTCAAGGAAAAAGACCTCACATCTATCGTGCCAGCAGTATCATCGACCATTGCTGGTTTCGCAGGTCACTTCGAATGGGGACCAGTGGCACAGATTGTAACCGTTGACAGCGAGAACAATTTGTTCCAACTATTCGGTAGACCCAGCGACAGCAATGCTGAAGAATGGTTCAGTGCTGCCCAGTTCCTTGGATACGGTAACAACCTCAAAGTGGTCAGAGTGGTGGATGATGCCACTGCTCTAAACGCTGGTTCTTCTGCTGGAACTCTGGTCAACAACGACGACCTATATCAGGATACAGTAGCAACTAATGGTGACAACTGGATCGCTAGATATCCAGGCGTACGGGGTAACTCCCTTAAGGTTGCTTGGCATGATGGTGGCAATGGCACTACATTCAGTTTCAAATTAGGAACCACTGCTGGAGTTGGGCAGGCAGCTGGTCTCACCGCGTTCGCGATCGGTGCGACTGTTGCTCAAGGTACTATTTCGGGTGCAACCGTAAGTTCAGCAACCTTCCTAGGAAATATCGTTGCAACTGGACCAGCAGGATTCATTAAGGTGAACACCATTTCTGGTACTCCAGTCGCTGGTGCGATGTCAGCAGTTAAGACTGCAGATCTTACCGCCGCTCACCTAGTGGGTACTGGTGGGGCAAGCAATCTAACTGGTAACCGAGCGGTACTTGCTACCGTTGAGAGCAGTTTTGGAGTTAGTGCTGGTAATTACAAGTTATGGCAATATGCCAACAAGTTCCCACAGCAACTACCAGCTACCACACAGTTCGCAGAAGACCGAACAGGATCAAAGACTGTTCATGATGCGATGAACCTTTTGGTGATTGATGAAGACGGAGAATTCACTGGAACAAAGGGAACCATCCTTGAAACCTATAATGGTCTCTCCAAAGCATCAAATGCCAAGAAATTCGATGGTGATAGCAACTTCTATAAAGATGTGATCAATGACGCATCTAAGTACATCTGGTGGGGAGAGCATCCTGTAACGGTTGGAAATGCCTCCACAGTGAATGCTGCTGTCACTGGAGGAAGCCTGAGATGGGGAGCGGAACTACCAGTTAGTGGTGGAACCTTCGATATCCTTAATGCGGATGGGGTAACTAATGGATTCGCTTCATCCCTCGTGGGAGGAACTGGTCAGTTCGGTGGAACAGTCGCGGCATCAGGAACTGCTGGTTACGGTCTCTTCGAGGACTCAGAAACAGTCGATGTCAGTCTTCTAATCGGAGGAAATGCCGATTCTACCCTAGCAGGAGCATTGGTGGACCTCTGTGATAAGAGGAAAGACTGCGTGGCATTCTTGTCACCAGAGAAGGATGACTGCGTTGCCAACGACACCCCCAGAACAGAGGCAGACTGCGAAACCAATGTGTTAGACTTCAGAGAAAACCAGCTCAATAAGAACAGCTCATATGCAGTTCTCGACTCTGGTTGGAAGAAGATGTACGATCGGTACAACGACAAGTTCAGATGGATGCCCCTCAATGCAGATACTGCTGGTATTTGTGTAAGGTCTGACGAGCAGACAGAGACTTGGTTCTCACCTGCTGGTCTTAATAGGGGGCAAGTCAGAGGAGCAGTTAAATTGGCATTTAATCCTCGTCAAGCACACCGAGATAACCTCTATCAGCAGCAGGTTAACCCAGTGGTATCCTTCCCAGGCGAAGGAACGGTCTTGTTCGGTGATAAGACACTTCAGTCTAAGCCAAGTGCATTTGACAGAATCAATGTCAGAAGACTGTTCATCGTTCTAGAGAAGGCAATCTCAACTGCTTCCAAGTTCCAACTGTTCGAGCAGAATGATGCCTTCACTAGAGTTAACTTTAAGAGTCTGGTCGAGCCTTTCTTAAGAGATGTTCAGGCAAGAAGAGGTATTTTCGATTTCAAGGTGATCTGTGACGAATCCAACAACCCACCAGTGGTTGTTGATCGCAACGAATTCGTTGCGGATATATTCATCAAGCCTACGAGATCAATCAACTTCATCACGCTTAACTTCATCGCTACTAAGACTGGAGTCGATTTCACAGAAATCGGGGCCTGATCTTATAAATAATGGTGTAACTAATAATACCATAGGGAGTTAGAATTAAATGAACATAGATAGCTTCAAAACAGCACTATCAAAAGGCGGGGTTAGACCCCATCTATTCAGAGTACAGGGGAATATAGGCAACACTAGCCTACCCACCAAGGTAGGATTCTTGTGCAAGGCTGCTCAACTTCCTGCTACCACAATTGGTGCTATTGAGGTCCCCTTCAGAGGAAGAAAGATCAAACTTCCAGGCGAGCGAGAATTCGCTGAATGGACGCTTACTTTCTTATCTGACGGAGATTTTGAACTTAGGAATGCTTTCGAGAAATGGATGGACGATCTCAACCAGACAGTATCCAACGTTTCTACTTCAGAGCATAATCTGAGTGGACCTCTGTTTCCAGACTGGAGAATAGATCAGCTTGACAGAACTGGTGATGCAATTAAGTCTTACCAATTCTTCCACTGCTGGCCTTCAGAAGTTTCATCAGTTGATGTATCTACAGATGCCACTGATCTAATGGAGTTCACAGTTACTCTGCAATATACTTACTTTATTACCCAAGACACTGATGTGAATGTTGGTACTGGTATTGCTGCTGCGCCTGGCAGTTGATATCTGATATCATAAGGACTATATTTTATGCCGATAGAATTTTTTGGATTTAGTCTAGGTAGAAAGAAGAAGTCTACAAGTACCACCGATCTGTCCACAAAGGCAGATCAGGTGGGAACCTTTGTTAAACCTGATATAGATTACGAAGGGTCTACCATCATTGATAGTGGTGCTGGATACTTCGGTACTTATATGGATATGGATGGCAGTGAGAAGACTGACATCGACTATATCAAGAAATATAGAGAAATGGCGACTCACCCAGAGGTAGAGTCTGCCATCGAAGATATATGCAATGAATCCATAGTTCATGTGGAAGATAGAAGAAATGTAGACATCAACCTAGAGATGGTAGATTTATCTGACAATATCAAAAAACGGATTACCGAAGAATATGACAGTGTGTACTCTCTTCTGAACTTCGAAAATAAAGGATTTGAGATTTTCAGAAGGTGGTATGTAGACGGTAAGTTATACTATCATATGGTGGTTGATCCTAAAAAAACCAAGAATGGTGTCTTGGACATTAAATACGTGGACCCCACCAAGATAAGAAAAATAGTTGAAGTCAAGAAAGAGACCAAAAACGGTGTAGAAACCGTAGTGGGTTCAGACGAGTTCTTCCTTTATAAAGAGAAACCAGAAGAGAGATCGTCTGGTGGAGTCAGGATAGCCCCCGAGGCTGTTTGTTATGCTACCTCTGGTCTTTTTGATGCTGGATCGAAGAGGGTGACAAGTTATCTCCATAAGGCGATTAAACCTCTCAATCAACTCAGAATGATCGAAGATGCGGTAGTCATTTATAGAATATCTCGTGCTCCAGAGAGAAGAATATTCTATATTGATGTGGGTTCTTTACCCAAGACCAAAGCAGAACAGTATGTCAAAAGCATTATGAACAAGTACCGCAATAAGCTGGTATATGATGCCAAGACGGGTGCTATTAGAGATGACAAGCGGCATTTGAGCATGTTGGAAGACTTCTGGTTACCAAGAAGAGAAGGTGGTAAAGGTACAGAGATATCTACTCTAGACGGAGGACAAAATCTAGGTGAGATGGATGATGTATTCTATTTCCAAAAGAGATTATTCCAGTCTTTGGGAGTACCCAAGTCTAGACTAGAGCAGGATGTGGCATATGGCATGGGAAGAGCCTCTGAGATTAACAGAGACGAAGTAAAATTCATGAAATTCATTGATAGACTTAGAAGTAAGTTCAATGATGTGTTCAAGACTCTTCTTAAGACCCAGTGTATCCTTAAGGGAGTGATGACAGAAGATGAGTGGAATAAGGTGTCTGAGAGTATAAAATTCGATTATGCTAGAGACAACCACTTTGCCGAATTAAAAGACTACGAGATATTGAATGAGAGAATGAGCATCCTAAGAGATGTCAATGATTATATTGGTAAATACTACTCCGTGGACTGGGTGAGAAAGAATATACTCAGACAGTCAGAGAGGGAAATAGAAGAGCTGGATTCCCAAATCGCTAAGGAGAGGGAAGAAGGAATAATCACAGACGACGGAAACGAGGGGTATTAGAAAGATGAAAGATCCTTTAAAAGAATCAATTAACGAAATCCTGATGAACAAAGCATCTGAGGCCATGAAGATTGCTGAGTTTAAGGCTGGAAAAAGTATGATGATTGAGCAGGATGAAGACCCAGCCTTAGATCCTGAATTAGATAGAGAATTCTTTCTTAAATCAATCGAAGAGAAAGACTCCACGATCACTATCAAGACTCTAGGTGTAGGCAAGAATAAACCAGTATCAGTCTATATAAACGATGCACGATGGGAAATGTTTCCAGGCCCAGTTAGAGCAGAGGAAGAGGCTATTAAATTTATTAATAGCAACCATTTTGAAAAGTGGCAAGAATCCCATATGCCCAAGAAAGACGAAGAAGAATCTTCCAAAGAAGATGATCCTAAAGATGAAGATGTGATGGATTCAGTGATATCTGCTAGAGATTCAAACCTAGCAGAAAATATAGTCTTCGGAGATGGAGATACCACCACACTTCAACCTAGAGAGGCCGCAAGAATGTGCAGTCTATATGAGGCTTTGGATTCGGAGAATAGGTCTAAATTTGTAAGCCTCATAAATAAAAGTAAGTCAGAATTTATGTCTGTTCTAGAATTCTCATTATCAAATGTATAATACCTTAAGAGGATCTCAAAATGAGTAACGATATTGCAAAGAAAATAGTAGATCACATTATGGAAGAAGATGCCATCGGTGCTAATGAAAGCATTAGAGAGGCACTATACATCAATGCTGGAGAAATCCTAAGGGAATCTGCTCCTATGTCTGTTGGAAGATCTTTCCAAGAGATTGTAGTAGAAGAAAAGAGTCCCGAGCAGAAAGCGTTCCAAGCACTATTTGACAAGATCTTAAAGAAGCATGGCGTGGATAGTCCTAACGAGTTAGAAGACGGTAAGAAGGACGATTTCTTCAATGAAGTTGAGAGAGAATGGAAGAAAGACCCTGCCAACACTCCTGAGAAAGGCGAATAATGCTATTAATGACAGAATCAAATTTAGACGGCATTAAATTGCTTGCAGAAGAACAGGAAGATGGATCCCGCAATTATTTCATTGAGGGAATCTTCATGCAGTCTAATAAAAAGAATAAGAACGGCAGATCATATCCCAAAGACATCCTGATGAAGGAAGTCAAAAGATATAATAAAGAGTATGTGGACAAAAGACGTGCTTTGGGAGAATTGGGTCACCCAGAGGGACCAACCGTAAACCTAGACAGAGTTTCCCATCTAATCACAGAAATGTGGGAAGATGGTGACGACATTTATGGTCGTGCTAAGGTTATGGATACACCCATGGGTAAAATAGTAAAGAATCTCATTGATGAAGGTGCTAATATTGGTGTCTCATCGAGAGGAATGGGTTCACTTAAAAAGAATAAAGGTGGTGTAAACGAAGTACAAGACGACTTCGTTCTCTCCACTGTTGATATTGTGTCCGATCCTTCAGCCCCTGATGCCTACGTTAATGGTATTATGGAGGGAAAAGAATGGGTATGGAATAACGGTATTCTAGAGGCTAGAACGATAGAGAGTCACAAGGATCTAATCGAAAGAGCATCCAATAACGAAGACAGAGAGAAAAAAGCCCTCTTTGCCTTCGTCGACTTTTTATCGAAAATCTGAGGCTTATATATACAATGAATAAATCTGTATGATTTCATTGCCTTATCAAAAGAGGGTTTCCAAGGAGATATCACAAAATGCCTACTAACGATAAAGATCCAATTGCTGCTGCCAAGAGCATCCTCGAAGGCAGCAGTAAAAAGAAAGAAATGGAAGAGGGTCTAAGAGACGCTCTCGAATCAGCACTTAAAGACGGAAAGGCTGAGTTCTCTTATGAAGGTAAGAAGTACACAGTCAAAGAAGATAGTGCTGAACCAGTAGAAGAGGCTGCAGTTGAGGATATCACTGGCAAACTCGGTGGAGAGGCAGTTCCTGCTCCTTCAGTCGATGCTGCCAAGAAGAATCCCAAGGGCAAACTCAAGCATGACAAGAATAAACCTTCGAAGGCTTCATCTAAGTTGGATACTCTCAAGGGTAGCAACGAAAGTGTTGAAATCGATATCGACAGCATTGTAAACAACTTCGTATCGGAAGACAATGATGAAGATATGACAGCACTATTCTCTGGAGAAGAATTGACAGAAAGTTTTAAAGACAAGGCTAAGACCATCTTTGAAATCGCAGTCAAGGCTAGAGTTAAGGCAGTGGCAGGACAGATCCAAGAAGATGCTAATAGGCAAGTATCTCAGATCTCAGAATCCACCAGAGAAGAAATGATCGAGTCAATGAATGATTATCTCGCATACGTCACTGAAGAGTGGATGAGAGAGAATCAGATTGCTATCGATAGAGGCATTAAATCAGACATTTCAGAAAGCTTCATGATGGGACTAAAGAGCCTATTTGAAGCACACTACATCGATATGCCAGATGAAAAATACGATGTGGTCGCTGAAATGCAGGATAAGTTGACAAACCTAGAAGGTGAGCTCAATGAGCAGATCCAGAAGAATGTAGAATTGAACTCATCCTTAACTGGGTCGCAGTGCAATGACATTTTCAACGAAGTTTCTAAGGGACTAACTGACACTCAGGCAGAAAAACTTGCCAAGTTAGCAGAAGGCCTAGAGGCTAATACCACTGATCAGTTCTCAGAGAAATTGGCAATCCTCAAAGAATCCTACTTCAATAATGTGGCTCCATCATCTAACACTGCTGGAGATGCAGAAGTATTGAATGAAGACAACGACAAGACAGAGGCTGAGGTCTTCAGAACTAGAGAAATGCAGAACTATTCCAAGTACATGGCTAGATCAGCTAAAAATTTCAAGCTATAATTTTTAACCAACCCCCCCAATTTTTGGGGTCAATTTCATAAAATAGGTAAGGAGTTTAACCTAATGCTAAATGAAAGACACAACCCTCACGATACTTCGGCTGTCGCTGAGATGCTTAAAGAGAAATGGGCACCAGTCCTCAATCATGATGATGCCGCCCCAATCGAAGATTACTACAAGAAGAACGTTACTGCGATTCTTCTTGAAAACCAAGAGCAGGCAATGCTCGCAGAAGCAGCACCTTCTAATAACATTGGCGACGGAAGTGGTGGTGTGAGAACGTGGGATCCAATCATGATCTCAATGGTTCGTCGTGCTATGCCTAACCTAATGGCATACGACATCTGTGGTGTTCAGCCCATGACTGGTCCTACTGGACTTATCTTCGCAATGAAGGCTAAGTACGCAGACCAAGGTGGTCAAGAAGCACTATTCGATAAGGCAGCCACTCAGTTCTCCATGCAAGATGGTGCTGGTTCCACTTCCGAAGGTGAAGGTACAGACCCACTAAATGATTCTGATTCCGTTCAATCTCAGGTCGGTGGTGCTACCTTCGCAGCACTTGACGTATTCCATGGAATGGATACAGCTACGGCTGAAGCATTGGGAGATGTAGAGGCTAGTAACCCATTCGGGGAAATGGCATTCACCATCGATCGTACTTCAGTCACCGCTAAGACTCGTGCCCTCAAGGCAGAGTACACGACTGAACTCGCTCAGGATCTCAAGGCTGTTCATGGTCTTGATGCAGAGACTGAACTTGCTAATATCCTTAGCAACGAAATTCTCTTCGAGATCAACCGCGAAGTCATCCGTACTATCACCAAGGGTGCTAAGCTTGGTGCTCAGCAGAATGATCTCCACCACAAGATAGCTGGTGGTACAGCATGGCATCCTACCAATACCTCAACTGGTCGCGGTGGTATCTATGACGTTAGAGCAGACTCTGACGGTCGTTGGAGTGCTGAGAAGTTCCGTGGTCTTCTCTTCCAAATCGAGAGAGAAGCAAACCAAATCGCTAAGGATACTCGTCGTGGTAAGGGTAACATTGTTATCTGCTCCTCAGACGTTGCTTCTGCCCTTGCAATGGGTGGATGGATGAACCTTAGTGGTGGAGACGCTGGAAACCTTAATGTAGACGACACTGGAAATACCTTCGTTGGTACTATCGGTGGTGGACGCATCAAGGTCTACGTTGACCCCTACGCATCCATCGACTACGTTGTTGTTGGATACAAGGGAACCAATGCTTATGATGCTGGTCTCTTCTACTGCCCATACGTCCCACTACAGATGGTTCGTGCGGTTGGTGAAAATTCATTCCAGCCCAAGATCGGGTTCAAGACTCGCTACGGTCTAGTCAACAACCCATACGTTTCACAGGCAGACCCATCGGCAACAGCTGCTAACAGAGTTAACCAGTACTACCGAATCTTCCGTGTTGATAACCTACATGGTATCACTGGTTGATAATAACTGGTAAGTAAAAGTTACGAAATCGGGGTCCCCTCTAGGGGGGACCCCTTTTTTGTATAAATATTATTGAGGTCCAACACTAGATACTTTAATTCCTAGGGGAACAAGAAATGCCTGAATCTTTCAGAAGACTATACACAATCACCAAGAGTGATTCCAATTATATTAACCAGAATTTCCAGGCCTTATATGTAGCTGGAGCGACTGGTACGACCTGCAATATTACGGTTAATGATGTTCAGGGAGTTACTACTGCTTTCAACAACGTCTTGAGTGGTACTGTTCTACCGATCACGTGCAGCCAGGTTAGGTCTACTGGGACCAATGCTACAGTAATAATTGGTCTCACTAACGGGTGATGGCTATTAACGACGGAATAACTGGATCTGATCTTCTGGGTGTACCACACCACCTCAGTCCTAGTCCGTTAGATAGACAACCTTCCAACACCAACTATCTGAATCCCACTTTTTTCAGATTTCAGATAGGAAGGGTCCCAGCGGTTACATATTTCTGTCAAGGTGTAAATCTACCTAGTGTAGATATCGGGGAATTTGAGCAAGAGACCTTCTTCTCATCTGCTAAGCACCCCAATTCCAAACCAGAATATGGTGATCTTACTGTGAGGTTTATTGTAGATGAAGATCTTGTGAATTGGAAACAATTACATGACTGGATGAAAGAGATATCTAATTTTGAATCCTTTGAGGGACATATTGAGAATGTGGGGGATCATTTCTCTGATGCTACCCTGATATTGCTAACCAGCGGAATGAATGCTAACACAGAGATAGTTTTCAAGAACTGCTGGCCCAAGTCTTTGGGTGGGATAGAACTAGATAGTAGTGTAGAGGCTTTAGACTCTATAACCTCAGAGGTGACATTATCTTTCGATTCCTTCCATATCAACAAGCTCTAAACCAATATTGACAAGAATCAGCCTTAATGGTATAATAGATTTTTAACCGTTAATGGGAGATCCATATCTATGCAATTAGATCAAATAAAAAATATGTATGAAAGAGATTCTCAGATAGATGGCACAGAGCTTGATATAGAATCCATCAAATTGCCTCAGCTTCATAACAAGTATCTCAACCTTCTTCAAGACGAGAAGTTGGTGCTGAGAAAGCTTATAGCAGATAAGAGCGAAATGTTCAGACTAAAGTGGGAATATTATAGCGGGAAAATGGATAAGGAAGCACTAGATAAATATGGATGGGAACCTTTCCAACTCAATATTCTCAAGAAAGATATAGACATATATATCAACTCTGACAAGGATCTCAGACTTTTGCAAGATAGAATATCTTATCATGAAGTCATCTTGGGCTATCTAGAAGAGATACTGAAAGAAATTAATGGCAGACATTGGAAGATTAGAAATGCTATCGAGTGGAGAAAATTTACAAATGGTGGATTCTGACTCTTGATTACAGTAGGGCATAAAAATGATGTGAATCTGAAGATAAAGTGTGAGGAAAGAGGCATACTGAAGGAACTGTCTCAATTTTTCACCTTTGTAATACCAGGCGCTCAATATATGCCCTCTTATAAAAGAAGAGGGTGGGACGGTTCAATCAGACTGTTTAACCTCAACACGCAAGAACTGCCAGTCGGACTTTATGACTACCTAGTCAGATTCTGTTTGGATAGGGGTTATGAGATTGATGGATATGACCCCACCAATAAAAAACCAGACATAGATTTTGATCATATAAGATCGTTCATGGATACACATCTTAAACCAGCTGCTAGCGGATCAGATATCAAAGCACACGATCACCAGATAGAAGCAGTTAGACACATGATCAATAATGATAGAGGTCTCCTTTTATCACCCACTGGTTCTGGTAAAAGTCTAATAATATATGCTCTGATGAGATATTATTTGGATATCATACCTGAAGACAAAAAAGTGCTTATCATAGTCCCTACTACCTCTCTGGTCACACAGATGTACTCTGATTTTGAGGAGTATTCTGGGAATAATGGGTGGTCGGTAACTAATAACTGCCACAAGGTCATGGCGGGTAAGGACAAAAGTCACATTGATAAGAGGGTCATTATCTCTACTTGGCAAAGCATCTATAAGATGGATACTAAATATTTCTCCTCTTATGGAGCCGTCTTCGGAGACGAATGCCATCTATTTAAGTCCAAATCCTTGACCACTATTATGTCTAAGATGGTTGATTGTAAATATAGGATAGGGACTACTGGAACATTGGATGGTACTAAAGTACACAAGTTAGTGATAGAAGGTGCTTTCGGTCCAGTATATAAAGTCACTTCTACTGAAGATCTAATCAAAAAGAACATATTATCTGAATTCGAGATAGACTGCATTCTACTCAAATACCCTGACGAGATGAGGAAAAGGGTGAAAAGAGTGACCTATCAGGAAGAGATAGATGAGATAGTATCATATGGCAAACGAAATGAGTTTATCTCAGATCTTGTAGAGAGTCTGAAAGGCAACACGCTGGTTCTATTCCAGTATGTAGAAAAGCATGGGAAGCCTCTCCATAAAATGATAGAAGAACGATGTAATGACAAGAAAGTATTTTTTGTCTATGGGGGGACTGATACCGATGTGAGAGAAGAGATAAGAAAGATTGTAGAGGGGGAAGATAATGCTGTCATTGTTGCCTCCTATGGGACCTTCTCCACTGGCATCTCTATTAGAAAACTGCACAATATCGTGTTCGCCTCCCCTTCTAAGAGCAGAATCAGAGTGCTACAGAGTATAGGAAGACAGCTTAGGAAATCGGACCAAAAAGACAAGGCTAGACTGTATGATATATCAGATGAGATATGTTGGAAAAAATATAAAAATCATACCTTTAGGCATTATGAAGAGAGAATTAAAATATACGACTCCGAGAGATTTTCTTACAGAAAAGTGATTATAAATATTTAATGAAGGAGGTTTCTATGAAAACGAACTCCAGAAAAGACAAGGGCTACAGAGTAATCAAGCTCACTACTGGTGACAAGATAATTGCCAAAATCATAGGATCCAATGAAAACAAATTGATGATAGATAGGCCCATGGTGATCAAAGGCATGGTCATGGGCGATATGCTAGGTGGGGTCCAAAAAGAATTTGTTATGCTCAATAAGTGGGCAGAATATTCTTCTGATGAGAGGATCAGCCTGTATAAGAAATTCGTTATGATAATCTACAAGCCTGACGATGCACTATTTGATATGTATGATAAGGCTAAGAAGCTCGAAGATTCTTATGACGAGTACACCGACAATCAAGATGCTGCTTTTTCTTCTGATGATTTGGATGCCGACATCGATGCCATGATTGAAGAACATGGTTTGGAAGGTGTGGATGAAGAACACATACGCACCATCATGGACGGCGTTCTAGAGAATATCATTAATAAACTCAACGATCCCGCCGAAGAATGGTCTGAGGAAGACATCGACAAGAGTAGGGAAGATTATGGTAATGATTTGGATGATTGGTCGCCTTACACGTCAGACTACTTCGATGAGTTGTGACGTTTCTTTTCTTTTGGCAACCAAGACACTGTATTTATCGAAGCCTGCAAGAATTTGTCAAGATATATATTGACAAGGCAGTCTAAGTATGGTACAATGTATTAAACGATGGAGATTTCAGCATGAGCAAAAAGAAAAAGTACAAGAAGAATCCAGCACACTACGTGGACAACAAGGAGTTCTACGATGCCTTGTGTGTATGGAAGGATGGAGTGGTAGAGGCTGATGATTGTGGAGAGCCTAGACCACCGATTCCAGACTATATTGGGGAATGCTTCCTCAAGATGGCAGAAGGTTTGTCCAGAAGGGCCTGCTTCATCAATTATGACTTCAGAGAAGAGATGGTAGGTGATGCAATCGAGAATTGCATACTTTATGCACATAACTTCAAGAAGGAAGGCAAAAATCCCTTTGCCTACTTCACGCAGATGATGTATTATGCTTTTTTGAGAAGGATTCAAAAAGAAAAGAAGCAGATGTATATAAAGTACAAACTAGTGGAACAAGACCCAGATCTTAGAAATTATATGAAGTGGGATGATAGGGATCCACATGAGAAGCTGAGTGTCCAGAAGCAGTTCAGACTGTCAGATAACGATGTTAGTAAGTTTGAACCAGCTGGAAAATCCAAGAAGAAGACTAAGAAGAAGGCTTCCAAGAAAAAGACCAAGAAGTCTAACGGCAGTGGTGGTACTTTAGATTTTATCATGGAAGATAGTTGATGAAGGTAGCAATCGTAACGGATACACACTTCGGCATCAGAAATGATTCCCAACTGTTCTTAGATCACTTCGTGGAGTTTTTCAAAGAGGATTTCTTTCCTGCTTTGCGAAGATATGATATCGATACAGTTATCCATGCTGGTGATCTGTTGGACAGAAGGAAGTTCGTGAACTTCAATACACTTTCATGTGTCAGAGAGAACTTCATGGAGCCTCTAAAAGAGATGGGTGTCACAGTGCATTGCATCTTGGGTAATCACGACACCTATTACAAGAATACTAATGATCTCAACTCTATTAAAGAGTTGTTCGGTGATAGGTATGACAATTTTCATCTCTATGAGAAGCCCACAGTGATCGATCTAGAGGGGTTTGAGGTAGCGATGCTTCCTTGGATTAACAAAGAGAACCACGACGATAGCATGAAATTCATAGATAGCACTAAGGCTGAGTGGTTGATAGGTCATCTGGAATTAGACGGGTATGAGGTCCTAAGAGGCATTAAATATGATGGTGGTACAGACCCCAGAATTTTCGAGAGATTTGAACAAGTTCTCACTGGGCATTTCCATTGCAAGCAAGAAGACAAGAATATTATCTATCTGGGAGCACCATACCAGATGACCTTCGCAAGTGTCAACGAGGTTAAAGGATTCTGGATTTTAGATACTGAAACCAGAGAGCTTGAATTCATTGAAAATGACAGAAAGATGTTCCACAACATCATGTATGATGACTCTAAGAGGGATTATACCAAGTTCATTTCTAAGAAGCATCCTCAATACAAAGACACCTACGTTAAGATATATGTGAACAACAAGACTCAGCCCTATATACTTGACAGGGTGATCGATTGCTTGTATAATAGTGGTGTATACGATCTAACCGTGATAGAAGACAGTATAGAGATAGGTGAGGATAATTCCAGTAAGGCAGATGTTACCAAGACCACCTTGGAACTGATTTATGAAGAAGTAGATGGGATCAAGGATCTAGAAGATTCCACCAAGATTAAGGATCTGATCCATGAATTATACATGGAATCTATGAAGGTTTAATATGAGCAAATATAGAATACATATAGATATGCCATTGGGTACAGACCAAGAAGAGGCACTGTCTAAGATAAAGAGTGTGATGGGTCATTGTATATCAGAAGAGGTTGATTTTTTTAGAAGCATAGGCATCGATAAAATCGGCATTAGGCTTGGTCATGATGATGACAGACAAAAATCCAACTACCTGAATATAAACGATAACGGTCATGTGTCTAATAAAAAGACCATGATAGATATATGATTTATGGGACGGAAGCGGATGGCATCAGCAGCATCGCTTATAACGATGTTTTCGTGAGTTCGAGTCTCACTCGTCCTATTGAGTGAAAGTCTAGGAGATTTATTATGAGCAACAGTGTGACACCTTTTTATACCTCACCATTCATGACTAGGTATGCCTCTAAAGAAATGTCTTATATATGGTCTGACCATTATAAGATTTCGACTTGGAGAAAGTTATGGTGTTGTCTTGCACAAAGTCAGAGGGATGTGGGAATTGATATTCCCCAGAAGATCATAGACAAGTTAGTAGACAATATCGACAATATTGACCACGACTCTATATCTAATCACGAAAAAACAACCAAACATGATGTGGTTGCCAACTTGTTCGCTTTCAGCGACTTGGTGGAAGGGTCTAAGCCTTATATCCATATGGGTGCTACAAGTCAATTCGTGGTAGATAACCAAGAATATTGTGCTTTAAGAGATTCTATGATAAGGATACTGGGCAAAACCGCCAAGGTGATATCGTCTATAGGCAGTTTTGCTTCTTCTTGGAAGGGAGTGCCAGTAGTCGGTATGACTCATCTGCAGACTGCCCAACCCACCACGGTTGGTAAAAGAGCATGTATGTGGGCGCAGGATTTTGTAATCGCCATTGAGGATATGGGCATTAAGACTGATAACCTCAAGATGAGGGGAATCAAAGGAACGACTGGCACACTGTACTCCTTCTTGGAGATGTTTGAAGGTGATGAGTCTAGATTGTCTGATCTTGAATATGCTATATGTGATAGGATGGAATGTAAAAGGGAGAATTTGATAAAGATATGTGGTCAAACCCTACCTAGAATTCTAGATGCATCCCTTGTATCCTCTTTAGGACTAGCCGCCTCTGCGGCATATAAAATGTGTGGTGATATTAGGTTGCTTTGCTCTAGGGGTGAGATGATTATCACCAAGGACACCAACCAGATAGGATCGTCTGCCATGCCTTATAAAAACAACCCAATAGCGGCAGAGAAGGTTTGTTCTCTTTCTAGACACATTATATCTATGATTCAAGAGCCTTATTATACTGCTGCCAACCAATGGTTGGAGAGGAGTCTAGATGATTCTGCTGGAAAAAGAATTTATATCCCAGAGATGTTCTTGTGTTTGGACGAGGTATTGGATACATGTATAAACCTATTTGAGGGTATGATACCCAATCTAGATGTATGTAATAATAACTACAATGATAGCAAGCCATTATTCATATCTGAAGATTTAATACTAGAGGCTATCAAGAAGAATGATTCAGACAGAGATAGCATGTATACTTACATTAGCGAGTGTTATGTTAATTCCAATACTAATGGGAATATTGACGTTGATAGACTTGTCAACTTGATCTCTGGTGAGATCTCTTCTAAATCAACGGTTAACAGAGAAGCATCAATGTTTGATGGTATTGATGTGAGAGAATTCTACGAGAGCAGGATGGATAAAGACTACACTGGTATGTCGGAGTCCCAGACTGAAGACTATACTGATAATGTGATATCCCAAATAAGAGACCATTACTTGGTCGAAGGGGCATAAATGTTGATTTTTAGAGAGATACGGTGGAAGAATTTTTTATCCACTGGTAATAACTTCAATGAGGTGTATCTAGACAGATACGACACCACCTTGATATCTGGTGACAATGGCTCTGGTAAGTCTACGATGTTAGATGCTATTACCTTTGCCTTGTATGGTAAATCCTTCAGGGGTATTAATATTAAAAATCTGGTTAACAGTGTCAACGATAACGAATGTTTGGTAGAGATAGAGTTCACCATCAATAGACACGACTATAAGGTAAGAAGGGGCATTAAACCCAAGGTCTTTGAGATCTTCAAAGATGGATCAATGATGCCCCAAAATGCTACTGTCAAAGATTATCAAAATGTACTGGAAGAACAGATACTCAAGATGTCTTATAAGGCCTTTTGTCAGGTGGTATTATTAGGATCTTCCAGTTATATACCATTCATGAAGTTGCCTAATAAGGACAGGAAGATAATTGTAGAAGATCTCTTGGATATTAATATATTTTCGATTATGAACAATCTAATAAAGGCTAGATGCTCTGTCAACAAAGATCAGATAGCGATCCTATCCAATAAGACTGGTATCCTTAAAAACAAGATAGAGAATCACGAGAGGCTGATAGAGAGAATCAAAAGGAAATCTAAGGAATCGTCTGAAGGTTATCAAGAAGAGATAGACAACACCAAATCCCAGATAGAGTCTATAGAAGGAGAGATCAATAAAATCAGATCTGAGATTTCTGATCATCTGTCCTCTATTCAGGATTCCGATAAGTCTTTCAACCGACTAAACAAAATGGAGTCAGTTGATAACCAGTTGAAGAAAAATATAAAGAAGATCAAGAAAGAGATAGACTTTTACAAAGAGAACGACAGTTGTCCCTCTTGTCATCAGGATATTACTAGCGACCATAAAAGCAAGCAGGTATCCCTCAAGGGGGAGAAACTAGACGAGATAGAAAAGGCTATAGATTCCATATCAGATAATATATCATCTATAGAAGAGGAAGTCAGCAGAATCAATAGAGTTAACAATTTGGTCTCTGACCTAGAGTCTGAGATATCAGACAAAAAGAGCACACTTAAGGCATGTGACATTTATGTTGATAAGATGCAGAACAGCATAGAGGCATTGGAGTCTGATGTGGGAGAGTTGGAAAAAGAAGAGGAAATGCTAACGTCTACTAGTAAAGAATATAAAAAGTTCGATGACAAAATGCGGGGATTAGTAGAGGACAGGACTGATTTAGAAATAGTGGGTGGTCTGATGAGAGATACTGGTATCAAATCAAAGATAATAGGGTATTATCTACCAGTGATGAATAGACTAATCAACCAATACCTTTCCTCTATGGACTTTTTTTGTCAATTCACCCTCGATGAGAATTTCGATGAAACTATCAAGAGTAGGTTCAGAGATGACTTCAGTTATCATAACTTCAGCGAGGGGGAAAGACTTAGGATAGACCTTTCTCTGCTATTGGCATGGAGAGAAATCGCTAGATTGAAAAACAGTGTGAACTGCAATCTATTGCTACTGGACGAGGTTTTTGATTCTAGCCTAGATGCAGTCGGAACTGAAGAATTCCTTAAGATTTTAGGTAGTCTAGGGAAGAAGGCTAATGTGTTCGTAATTACCCATAAAACTGATCAACTAATCGATAAATTCGACAATAACCTTCATTTCACCAAGAAGGGCAATTTCAGCAGCATGACCTTTAGGATGCATAAAGATGCCTAATAAATTTTACGAGAAGAATACCCATATCTTAAAATCGCATGTCAATATCACCTATGAGGAATTGGTTAGCCTTAGTGATGAAGAATTCGTAGAATGGGTGAAAGAGATGAGGAAGGAAATCCTCAGGATATGGGACGATTATAACATACCCCCTAGATCTGGTGGTAAATCGGAGCAGGAGATCACATCACAATTCAACAAAATGAGCGAATACTCCATCAATAAGTTTATCTACACTGATGCCTTGGAGGACCAAGAGGATGACACGATATTGAACACTTCGGGTCTGGGTGTAGAAGCAGACCAGTGGTTTGACAACATGTATAAGACCAGAATCAATAGGTCTGATAAGGATGATGGTCATTCTGTTTATGACTTGTTTAATGACGATCAATACCTAGACAGTGTTGTCAAAAGATCACATAGGCACTTCAGGAGGGACGGCTTCTACCTTCACGCACAGTCGATCAAGAAGAATGACAAGAAGTCTGGTTTAGTATCTGTATCCAATGCTAAAGAATGGATGGAAGCCTTTATAAATAATGAAAAGATATTTAAGAACCACGATTTCATCCTAGAAGAGGTAAAACCCCCCACTGGAATGAATGCTGGTTATTTTCAGTTGGATGAGACTGATTTGTTGCACTTGACGAAAGAAGAGGTAGAATATTACAATGATCGAGGAATTTTACAACATCGCCATACTTCTAATATTGATCTGTCTAGCCTTGATGCCAGACGACTCTATAGAATAAGACTATATGAAAAAGGGAGGAGTATCTTCCCCAAAGGATTTATTCCCTTCAGGATTGGTTATATCCAACCTGCTGTCAACTTCCCTCCCATGACTGCTAAATATCTATATGAGAGATTCACAAATCATATCAAAAATCAAGACGTTATTAATATATACGACCCTTCTTCTGGTTGGGGTGGTAGGATACTCGGTGCTATGTCTGTCAGGGATGATCGCAGGGTTCATTATGTTGGTACTGACCCTAATCCTGATAACTTCTACAATGATTTTAATAACAGCAAGTATGCTGATCTCGCTGATTTTTACAATACCAAGACTTATAGGGGAAATCCTTTCTTTTCCCATACCAATTCTTATGAGATTTTTAATGAATGCTCAGAAGAGATTGGGGATAACCCCGATTTCAGAAAATATAGAGGAAGAATCGACCTCATATTCACTTCGCCGCCTTATTTCAACAGAGAGGCATATAGCGAAGATCCTAAGCAATCGTACAAAAAGTACGGGTCGTCTTATGAATCATGGAAAGAAGGATTTTTGAGACCCACACTTGAGACGTGCTATGAGTTCCTGAAGGAGGATAGATATCTTTTGTGGAACATAGCCGACCTCAGGATGGCTAACAAAGAATATTTGCCCCTAGAGCAAGACTCGGTTGATATACTGGAGTCTTTGGGCATGGAATATGTTATGACTTTTAAAATGGCTCAGGTTGGTATGCCTGGCTCTAATAGGTTGACTGAAGATGGGAAGCCACATGTAAAGAATTTTTGCCTGATAGGGGAAAAATACTACAAGTACGAGCCAGTGTTCGTATTCAGGAAGGGGGGTTGACGCATTTCAGCCTCTATGGTATAATGGTATTATGAAATTCAAAAGACTAAAACTGCATGGTGTTGATGAACCACTTACAGACTGGAGCAAGCTTAATAGCGAGAGCGACAGGGAGTGGGCATGGTTAAAAAATATGTATTGGTATAGGCTTCATTCTAATATCAAGCAGCAAAAATCTTGGATCAACAACTATCTAAAGGGTCAAGGATTAGATCCCAAAGAATATAATAGCGGTAAGAAGAGAATGTATGAGGGTGCTGGCGGTTTATGTAGGATTCTAGAGACTGGGTGTCCTGAAGACTATAAGCTGATTAATCTCCTCAAGATGCTATTGAACCAGATCAAAGATGAAAGCAAGCGATCTTCAGCAGTTGCTAAGGCTAGTGCTAAGAGAAGCAAGAAGACTGTGCCCATTAAGGAAAGGATGGATGACCAGTTGTCCGAGTATATGGACGAGATCAATAGAGCGATAGACATCTTCACTGGAAATTCCAAAATCAAGAAGAAGGAATGGTTCAGTATTGGAAAGTGGTTGTCTGACAACAAGGTCAAGTCAACCCAGACGATGGCGATTCTCAAGGAGATCAAGCCTGTCTATAATGAAGTATCTTCTGCTTATAATAACGAAGACGATCAACTAGCAGAAGCCTACGATTTCATGCGTAAGTCTCATCTTCATAAATTCGTAGAATTTCTAGACGTGATGGTAAAAGAGACCAATCAGCATTTAAAGAAGGTAAAACCCAAGAGACCTTCACGAAAGACTAATCCTGAGTCTGCTGTGAAGAGACTCCCCTTCAAGAAGAGCAGCGACGAATTCGGTGTTGATTCAATAGACCCCACAGAGATACTGGGTTGTACCACCCTGTTCGTATACAATGAAACTAGTAGACTTATATGCATCTACAAGTCGTTCGACAACAATGGTGGTCTTTCTGTGAAAGGTGCATCGATCACTCATTTCGATCCTGCTAAGTCTTTCGTGAAAAAATGCAGGAATCCCAAGCATACCATTCGAATGATAGGCAGACTTAACAAGAAGCATGCAATAGAGCATGTTGAAAATATCAAGACGGTAAAGAAGCCTGTCAGACCCAGAATTAACAAGAATTGCATCATTTTGAGGGCATTTTAATATGATCTTGCTAGACGCTAATCAGACAATGATTTCTAATGTATTTGCCATCTATGGCAAGAAGACTGACAGTCTAACAGTGAATGATGTTAGACACTCCCTTCTCAAGGGAATCATGTATTTCAACAATAGATTTAAAGATTATGGAGACATGGTTTTGTGCTATGACTCCCATAATTATTGGAGAACTTCTTATTTTCCTCATTACAAGGCCGCTAGGAAGACTAAGCAAGGTTCCAGCAATATTCAGTGGGGAAAAATCTATAAATTCTTTGATATTGTCAAGAAGGAAGTAGATGAGAACTTTCCGTATGTGTCTATGGAAGTCCCCTCCATGGAGGCAGATGATTTGATCCATGCTATTGTATCAGAGCATCATGATCATGAGGAGATTATGATCGTATCCTCAGACAAGGACTTTCAACAACTACAATCTTATGAGGGTGTTCACCAATATAGTCCAGCACATAAAGATATGCTAGTTTGTGAAAATCCCGCTTCACACCTGATGGAGCATATTATCAAGGGGGATTCATCCGACGGCGTTCCAAATGTGCTGTCAGATTCCGATACTTTTGTAGTCGAGGGTAAGAAGCAGAAGATTATGAATTCTAAGAGATTTAATGCTATCTTGTCTAAAGTAGAAGACGGGTCCATCCTTGATAGTGAGTATGGGGTTAACTTCCAGAGGAATAAGAATCTAATTGATTTGTCCTCCATAGATAGCGAACACAAAGAACTGATTATAAATAAATTCAGGGAAGAAATGTCTGCTCTGGCAGACTGGAAAGACGATGGCAAAATGATGAATTATCTCACTAGCAACAGACTAATGAGCATTTTGAAGGAGATGGATCAATTCCAGAATAAGATCGATGCCTAGTAATAATAGCAAAGACAACAAGATCAAGCAGTGCACCAACAAGATTCATGAAGATGATATGTATCAAGAAGATAGGGGTACTAAAAAGCATGATCGAAGGAAGAGAAGACATAACGACAAACAGTTCTTTAAAGAACATGGACAATATTTAGAACACTATGACACTGAATAGCAGAACCTATATTATGGAGAAACGTGATGACAACTGCTACCAAAATGCAAATCTCTAGAAATACTCTAGAGATCCTAAAGAATTTTGCTTCAATCAATTCTAATATTTTAGTGAAGCCTGGTAATAAAATCAGGACCATCTCTAATTATAAGAATGTATTGGCAGAAGCAGATCTAGGAGAAGATTTCGACACAGAATTCGGAATCTGGGACCTGAACAAATTACTGGGTACTATCTCTCTATTTGACTCGCCTAAATTCGAGTTCGATGAGAAGTATATGACCATCGAAGGTGACAACGGTGCTACGGTTCGATACTATTATTCTGAACCGAAGCTGCTCACAACCGTCACCAAGGAAATCAATATGCCGAATGTGGCAGTGAGTTGCACCATCAATGAAGATGATTTTAAGGAAATCCATAGGGCATCGTCTGTCTTGCAATTGCCAGATCTGAAGATTTCTTCTATGGGGGACTCCTCCATTCTTACTATCCATGACCGCAAGGATTCATCTTCCAATAGTTACACCTTCGAGGTTGGTAACAACCCAGATGGTGCTGAATTCAATTTCTACTTCAAGGTAGAAAATATGAAGATGCTCCCAGGCGAATATGATGTCGACATTTGTGAGACTGCCGTTGCCAGATTCAGCAACAAGAATGTGGGTCTCAGATACTGGGTCGCCATGGAACCAGATTCTTCCTACTCTGGTGCAGAATAATGGATCCCCATAGCAAGATATATATTGCTGGTCCCATGAGAGGGAAACCCAACTGGAATTATGATGAGTTCAACAGGACTGAGAAGATTCTTATTGGCAATGGATGGGAAGTAGTTAACCCAGCTACGTTGGATACCAACTACGAGGACACAGCAGATCTGGGATGTGAAGCAGAAGATTTCGACCCAGATGGCAATAAAAAGCACAAAAGTGTGAATAGAAGGATCATGAAAAGAGATCTGGATATTATATGTGATGAATGCTGTGCAATCTATATGTTGAAGGGATGGCAGGTATCTCAGGGAGCATGTGCTGAGTTTTATCTGGCATGTTCATTGGGTCTTGATATCTATTATGAAGGATGTAAGCACGACATAGGTTCAGATAGACTGTGCTTCTAATAAGTCGGGAGATGTTGATATGCGTACTATGGTGACAGGTGGTGGAGGTCTAGTAGGATCCGCTATTGAATCGGATTTTAAGCCCTCTAGCAAAGAGCTTAATCTTTTCAATCTAGGTGATATTGTTGATTACCTCCAAGAGAACAGGATCGATAATGTTATTCATTGTGCTGCTAAGGTGGGTGGAATCAAAGCGAACTCTGAGAAGTTGGCAGATTTCTTCTATGATAACACTTTGATGAATACTAATCTATTAGAGGCTGCTAGACTATGCAGACTCGAAAAGGTGGTATCCTTCATGTCAACATGTGTGTTTCCCGCTGATGCTGAATATCCACTTCAATCGGATAGGATCCACGACGGGGAACCACACCAATCCAATTATGCTTATGCCTATGCAAAGAGAATGTTGGAAGTACAGAGCAGAGCATATAGAGACCAATACGACTGCAATTTTGTTACGGTTATTCCATGTAATATCTATGGACCTAACGACAATTTTAGTATGGACTCTGGGCATGTTATCCCATCTCTCATCCACAAATGCTATCTTGCCAGAGAGAATGGCACTGATTTAGAGGTCTGGGGTACTGGCAGGCCTTATAGGGAATTCATTTATTCAAAGGATGTTGCAGAGGCGGCAGTATGGGCACTAGATAATTATGACGATCCAGAACCCCTGATCATTTCTCCTAATGAAGAAATATCAATAGCAACCTTGGCATCGGCAATCTGCTATAGAATGGGTTTCAAAGGGAGAATAGTGTTCAATCAGAAGATGGATGGTCAGATGCGTAAACCATCGGATAATAGCAAATTGCTGTCATTGATGGGTGATTATAAGTTCGTGCCGATTGAGATCGGTCTCACTAAGACTATAGAATGGTTCGAAGAGAACTATCGGGAGGCTAGAAAATGACGAATATCTCCGATGCAAAATACGGTGGAGAGTTATGGAAGAAGGAGAGGGGACTGAAGAAGACCGCTCTGATTACGGGCATTAATGGTCAAGACGGTTCTTATCTTGCTGAACTTCTTCTTAGCAAGGGGTACGAGGTTCATGGGGTATTGAAAAGGAACTCTGTTGCTGAGAACCAGACAGCTAGACTGGACAGTATTTTCGACAAGTTGACCCTGCACTATGGTGACCTCAATGATTTATCTTCCTTGATCTCCATCTTGCAGAAATCTAAACCAGACGAGGTGTATAGTCTGGCAGCACAATCTCATGTCAGAATAAGTTTTGACATGCCCATCTACACTGCTGCAACTACGGGCATGGGGATCCTCAACTTGCTAGAAGCATGCAGACTGACATGTCCTGAGGCTAAAATCTACCAAGCATCATCCTCTGAGATGTTTGGGAATATGATTGATGTGGATGGTTTCCAGAGAGAGACCACCCCCATGAATCCAGTTAGTCCTTATGGTTGTGCCAAGGTGTTTGCATATAACATTAGCAGAAACTATCGCAATTCTTATAATATGTTTATCTCTAATGGGATACTTTTCAATCATGAGTCTCCTAGAAGAGGATCCAATTTTGTAACCAGCAAGATAGTAAAGGGTGCGGTGGCAATAAAGAACGGTCTAACAGATGAGCTTAGATTGGGTAACCTTGATGCGACTAGAGACTGGGGACATGCTAAGGACTATGTTAAAGCAATGTGGTTGATGTTACAGCATGACCAACCAGATGATTTTGTATGTTCGACTGGTATATCTAACAGTGTCAGAGATTGTTGTGAGTGTGTATTTGATAGACTGGGTATGGATTATAGGGATTATGTTAAGATAGACCCAAAATACTTCAGACCAGAAGAATTAGAGCATTTAAAAGGAGACGCAACCAAGATAAAAGATGTTCTAGGTTGGAAGCCTGAATATGACTTCAGGTCTATGATGAATGAAATGGTAGAGATGGAAGTGGGATCTAATACCCACGTTTTGAATCAGTGAGAACTTTATGACTATGATTATTGATAATGATACCCACCAGAAGCAGTATCTCTGGGTGGAGAAATATAGACCGAACTGTATCGAGGATTGTATCCTTCCCGATAAGATCAAGAAAACATTCATGGATATGGTGGAATCTGGGGAGTCCCAGAATCTGTTGTTATCTGGGTCTGCTGGTTGTGGCAAGACCACGGTGGCAAAAGCATTGTGTATGGAATTGGATACCGATTGGTTGATGATCAACTGCTCAGAAGACGGAAATATCGATACCCTTAGGACCACCATCAGGAATTTTGCCAGCACAGTGTCTTTGAGCGGTGGCAAGAAGGTGGTGATCCTAGACGAATTCGATTATGCAAATGCTCAGAGTATGCAACCAGCATTAAGGGGTTTCATTGAAGAATTCGCTAACAATTGCAGATTTATTCTGACATGCAATTTTAAGAACAGGATCATTGAGCCTATTCACTCCAGATGCACCTGCATCAACTTCCAGTTCACTAAAAAAGACAACTCCCAGATGTGTGCTAAGTTCATGAAGCGAGTTGGAAGCATCCTAGAATCTGAGGGTGTGCCAGTTGAAGATCCAGCAATTATTGCTAAGTTGATATTCAGATACAGCCCAGATTTCAGAAGGGTCATTAACGAATTGCAGCGATACTCGGTGTCTGGTACGATTGATGTTGGAATCCTTACTGACATCGAGAACGTCAAGATAGAAGATCTCCTCAAAAGCATGAAGACCAAGAATTTCGGGGAGGTCCGAAAATGGGTGGTAGACAACCTAGACAATGATCAAAACCAGATCTTTAGAAAAATGTATAATTCTATGTCTGAATCCATGGAGGCCCAGAGTATTCCATCTGCAATTTTGATTCTAGCAGAATATCAATACAAATCAGCCTTCGCTGCAGATCAAGAGATTAATATGACTGCCTGTCTAGTAGAAATGATGATGGAATGCAAATTCAAATAGGGGAGACACTAAATGTCAAATGAAGAAAAAGGCACAACAGAGTTGATCTCAAGATTCGACACCCCCGAGGAGGGTAAAGGGACTTTCTCTCCTGTGGGGAACAAGGTGTTGGTTCATTGCGTGATCAATAGGGAAAAGACCACCGATAGCGGAATCGTCTACACTGAAAACAACGGCCATGAGCCTATGAAGGTGCTGGTGGTTGCTGTCGGTGACGAGGTGAAAGAGGATATCAGGATAGGCGATATAGTTTTGTGGGAGAGGGTATCCCTTGGTGAATGGAACGGATACCAAGTTGTGGAGGAGAGTTCCATTCTAGCAATATGGGCGAGGTTAGAAGATGAAGCTGGGTGATTATCTGAAAGCAATTAATTGGAAGAAGACTCCAATGAAGAAATTGGATGAAGACTTTCATACCACGAAGAAGAAGTATGTTCCTTTCATAGTGAACAAATGTATGTCTTACTTTTCAGACACTATCATTCAGTCTAATAATATGAACTTGAATTCTCACATAGACAAAGAGATGCATTATGACTATCTGATGTATTCTACCAGAAGCAGAAACAGATTCAGCAAGTGGCATAGAAAGAGTGTACCAGATGATTTGGATCTGATAAAGGAATACTTTGGATACTCTAATGAGAAGGCCTGTGAAGCCTTAAAGATATTGAGTAAGGACGACATCGAAGGAATCAGATCCGATATGGATACTGGAGGGCAATCTTAGAGGCTGTTCTATTATAAATATCCACAGAAGCCTTTCAGTATGGGTGAAAGATTTAAGGATATTAATATGAGTAATAGATTAACGGCAGAAGACCTAGTTGAAGTCAGTCTAGGACATGAAGAAGACTTCCTTAAGGTCAAAGAGACTCTAACCAGAATGGGTGTTTCCTCTCGAAAAGAGAAGAAATTGTACCAATCTTGTCATATTCTCCACAAAAAAGGCAAATACTATATAGTTCATTTTAAAGAACTGTTCGGTCTGGATGGACTTCCCAATAATATATCTGAGGGTGATATTGCAAGAAGGAATATGATCATCAGCCTGTTGGAAGAGTGGGAACTAATTGGTGTTGTGGATATAGATAAATGTGAAGAACCCATGGCATCTTTGGGTCAGATCAAGATAATACCCCACAGGGACAAAGAAGAATGGGAGCTGATACCCAAGTATCATATCGGCAACAAGAGATAGTTTGATTAAGGATTTTTTATCATGAGAAATAGCATTGACCTTAGAGACACAAAATGTGTCTATATCAACCTCGACACCGCAGAGAGAAATAAAGAAGAGATGGATGCCCAGTTGGGGTCTCTGGAGTTTAAGGACTTCGAGAGACTCTCAGCCAGGGTTGTTGCACCTCCCACACCAGAACCTCCACCAGAATACGGTTCGAACGCCGATACTTGGTGGAATATCTTTAGGGGTGTGGCACAATCCCATATTGATATCCTAGAAACTAATGACGCACCCGTCCTTATCTTAGAAGACGATTCAGTGGTGACTGAGGATTTCCGTCCGATTCTAGAAAATATCCCAGAAGATACTGACGGGATATATCTAGGCATATCTCAGAGCGATGGTAAATATAATGCATATGATATAGGGTCGGGTTATGCATGGATAAGGGGTATTTTCTCTACACATGCTATCCTGTATCTCAGCGAACGGTATAAAAATGCGGTCCTAGCGATGGCAAAGGATTGGGCATACAATAAAAATTTTGCGACTGATATTGGTTGGTGCAGACTCCAAAACGATTTCAATATCATAACCCCCCACAAGCCCTTCTTTTATCAGGCAGATGATAGAGAGAGCCTAAACAAATGGGGTAACCTTACCAAGACTCCTCTAAGGCTTAAAGAACTACCAGTATCAAAACCCAGTAGTCCAGCACCCATAGGTCCAATCGGAGCCCCCTAATCATGATCCTGTATCGGTGTCCTGTGAGGGTGGGAATAGCTGGTGGTTCCACTGATTTGGAATCATTCATACAGCAGAATGGTAGAGGGTCAGTAATTAACTTCCCTATTGATCTGTATACTTATATACTGGTGCATAGAGATAAGATGGGTCTCAACTCTTCATCTGGCAGGTACGTAGTCAACTACTCTTTGAGAGAAGAGTGTGAAAGCATAGATGATATCAAAAACGACGTGATAAGAGAATCCGTTAGAGAATGCTATGACTCTCCTTGCTTCATCACCATGACTAGTGATATAAGTTCCTCTGGGTCTGGACTAGCATCCTCTTCAAGCTACATGGTGTCGGCGGTTAAGGCTCTTACCGAGATGTCTGGAGATGATATATCTCAGTATGATTGCTGCAAGAAGTCTATGGATTTAGAGAGAAGATTCAACCCTTTATTGGGTTATCAAGACTCATATGGGTGTGGGATAGGGGGTCTGAAACGACTAGACTTTATGCCCAATAAAGACCCTAAGATCAACTACCTCCCCTCTGGCATTCTGGGGGGAATAAATATGCACCTTGTGAATACCTGCATAAATAGATCGTCCACCAAGATTCTTGGATCTATAGAGACCAAGAATAATGACAGGCTCCATAAAATATTAGGTATTGTCGACGAAATGGAAGATGCTATTGTGAGGCAAGACATCGATTCATTCGTGAACCTGATCAATAACGGTTGGGAGGAGAAGAAAAGGTCTTCTAGCATGATATCCAATGAAGAGATCGCTGTTATGGACGAGATGATTCTTGGTACGCCTGGTGTCCTAGCTAGGAGAGTGTGTGGTGCTGGAGGTGGGGGTTATTTTCTGGTATTCTCCGATAAAGGGTATAAGGTGGGCAATTCACTCATTGATACTTTCGGAGAGAATAGGGTGCTGCCAGTCAGTATAGACAATGAAGGTGTTAAGAGGATGGGATTATGAACAACCACTATAATACAAGCAGAAATCTTGATTCGATATCTGACTCCATTTCTAAGATAGACAAGGCTGAAGTGGGTAAATTATCGGATCAGGTGAAGGATCATAAGGATATCATAATAATAGGCAATGGGGGTAGCAATGCTATGGCATCTCATATGGCAATAGACTACACCAAGTTCTTGTGCAAGAGGTGTACCTCTTTCGATGAGGGTCCTAGACTGACTTGTTATTTCAATGATTATGGGGTAGAGGAAGCCTATAGGAGATATCTGAACGAGTTCATATCAGATAATAATTATCTAGTTATATTAATATCCTCTTCAGGAGAGTCCAAGAATATAATAAATTGTGCCGAATACTGCTGTAGGAATGGAATCAACTTCGTGATTCTGACTGGCATGAGAGAAGACAATAAACTGAGGATGCTATATGGTGGGCAAGCATCTGCAGATATTTGGGTTGATTCAGATAAATACTCGGTGATAGAGTGCACACATGAGGTATGCCTCCATTCTTTAGTAGGGAGTTGATAATGATATACTGTTTTGATATTGATGGAACCATTTGCTCCCTTGAAGTGGACGGAATGGAGGAGGGCAGAGAGAAAGACTTCGCCCAGATAGAGAATACTAGACCTTTCACAGACGTTATTAATAAGATAAACAGACTTTATAGCGAGGGTAACACCATTAAGGTTTACACTGCTAGAGGTGATGTGTCTGGTATAGATTGGAAGGACAAAACCTTATCCCAACTAGAAGAGTGGGGTCTCAAGTTTCATAAGTTATATATGGGTGCTAAGCCTGCTGCTGATCTTTATGTCGACGACAAATGCATTAACATACAAGACTGGAGAGATCATTCAGCGACTGGGATTATTGCGGGATGTTTCGACATAATCCACCCTGGCTATATTAAGATGTTTAAGGATGCTAAGGATGTATGTGATAATTTGGTGGTCGCATTGCATGAAGATCCATCAGTTGAAAGGGAGCATAAACATTCCCCAATCCATACGGTTCAAGAGAGAGAAGATATACTGAGATCGATTAGGTATGTAGATGATGTGATTAGATATAAGACCGAGAATGATTTACAATCTTTATTAATCAATACTAAACCAGAATTTAGAATCATGGGGAGTGATTATAAGGATACGAGATTTACTGGGGACGATTTGGGTATCCCCGTTCACTGGCATGACAGGGATCATGACTACTCATATTCTTCACTTAGATCAAAATTAGAAGGGACTTTACAATGAAAAAGGTGATGGTGACTGGGGGCGCTGGTTTCATAGGATCTAATTTGGTAGATGCTTTGGTAAACAAAGGATATGAAGTTGTTGTTCTGGATGACGAAAGTGCTGAATGCAATGAGGAGTTCTTCTATAATGAAGAAGCAGAGAATCTGAAGATAGACATATCTAAAGACAAAGAAGGAATTGATAAGGCTATGAAGGGCGTAAACGTGGTTTTCCACCTGGCGGCAGAGTCCAGATTGCAACCTGCGATTATCAATCCAGATAGAGCATATAACGTTAACTTCATAGGAACAAATAACGTTTTGGCGGCTGCTCACAAGCATAGGATCAACAAGTTCGTGTATTCGTCCACCAGTTCTGCCTATGGACTAGAAAACGAACCCCCGTTGGTAGAGACGATGCACCGAGATTGTCTCAATCCTTATTCGGTTTCCAAGGTAGCAGCAGAAGATCTATGCAAGATGTATTATAAATTGCATGGTCTGGACACTGTGATACTGAGATATTTCAACGTCTATGGGGAAAGAATGCCATCAACTGGTCAGTATGCTCCAGTGATAGGTGTTTTTCAAAGACAAAAAAAGGAAGGCAAGCCTCTGACCGTAGTTGGTGACGGTAGTCAGATGAGAGACTTTGTTTATGTTGGGGACGTAGTAAATGCCAACATTTCTGCCTCAAACACTAACCACCATCATTGCCCAGGCGAGATTATTAATATTGGAAGTGGCAAGAATATTTCAATCCTTGAAGTGGCAAAGATGGTGGATAGAAGCAAGATAGAGTTCATACCCAGAAGAAGCGGGGAGGCAGATACCACAGTGGCAAATATCTTGAAGGCTCGTAGATTGCTGGATTGGAAACCCAATCAAGATTTAGGAGGATGGATAGGTGGTCAATAGAAAGATTTTCACAGTTGGATGCCCCTTCGCCCATGATTTGAGCTCTTGTAATTCTTGCAGCGGATCTGCCCCCAAGAGGATCAATTGGTCACATAAATTTTTACCAGAAGATATCGAAGAGGGCGATTCTGTGGTATATTTCGACATGAATCACAGGGCAGGACTGGACATACCACTAGACTCTGGGATAAACACTTTCCTCTGGTTATGTGAGTCTAGAGAGGTGACACCAAAGGCACATAAAGATGTTTATACCAACTCAGATCTGTTTTTGTCCAGATACAAAGGTGTATTCACTTGCGATGATAACTTGTTGAGACTAGATGATAGATTTTTCAAGATCCCCAATGGGTCGAACCTTCCATGGATAAGGGACACTGGAGTTCACCCTAAGTCCAAGTTGATATCGATGGTATGCTCTGGAAAGAGTTCATGTGAAGGTCACCGTGTAAGGAATAAGGTGGCAGACTCCCTCATTGGCAAGATAGACCTATTTGGGAGATTTATAAACCCAATAGCAAGCAAGGAGGAAGGCCTCAACGACTACATGTTCTCTATAGCAATGGAGAATGCTAGGTATAAAACATACTATACAGAAAAATTATTAGACTGTTTTGCCACTGGGACTATACCCATCTATTGGGGAAGCCCAGATATTGGTGAGCATTTTAATATGGACGGAATTATCATCCTAGACGATAATTTTGAAGAGGTAATATCCAATCTCAGTCCAGAATACTACAATGATAGGATGGATGCCATTAAGGATAACTACCAGAGATGTATGGATATTGAGATGGCAGATGATCTGGTGTGTGACAAAATATTGGAGATACTGTCATGATAGTATTCAGCAGATTGGGAAATTACGGCAGGCATGGAAACCAGATGTTCCAGTATGCTGCCACTTATGCAACTGCTAAAGAGCTTGGTGTAGAGGCATACTGCCCATTGTCTACCAAGAAAGTGACACTAAGCTATTGCTTTGAACTTGGGGGTGTCAAGGACATGGGTGATATCGAATCCCCCGTGGTAGCAGACAATATGTATCTAGAGAAAGACGGTCATGCCCAGATACATGACAAAGAGATGGTAAAATCTATTGAACCAGTTAAAGACTCCGTTGTCGATCTAGTAGGTTATTTTCAGTCAGAGAAGTATTTCGAGAAGTATAAATCAGACATAATCAGAGAGTTCACCTTCAAGGAACCAATAGTGGAGGCTGCTAGCAAAATCTTTAAAGACGTGACTTCTGGTGGCAAGGTTGTGTCTCTACATGTAAGAAGAACAGACTATACCATGTTGTCCGCACATCACCCATTAATGACTAAGGAATACTGGGATGAGGCACTTGAGCACTTCCCAGATCACGAAGTGTTGATATCATCTGATGATGTTGAATGGTGCATGGATAACTTTGTGGGGGACAGATATACATTCACATCTTCAATAATGAATGACATAGGGATCTACCCAGATATAGATATGTGCTTAATGACCATGTGCGATGGGAATATAATTGCTAATAGTAGTTTCAGTTGGTGGGGTGCTTGGTTAAATCAAAACGAGAATAAAAAGGTAGTAGCACCCAAGACGTGGTTTGGACCAAAGGGCAACAAGGAATGGCCCGACATTTATTGTGAAGGATGGTATAAATGCTAGTGATATATGTAGACATTGATGAGACTGTATGTGACACCCCCACCGATCCAGATGATGGGTCCAGAGACTATCACTCTTCCATCCCCAGAGAAGAGATGATAGATAAGGTTAATCAGATGTACGATGAAGGCAATAGGGTGGTGTACTGGACTGCTAGGGGAAGTAAGTCTGGTATAGATTGGTATGACCACACAGAAAAGCAACTCAAGTCTTGGGGTGCTAAACACCACGAGCTTAGGTGTGACAAGCCCTTTTATGATATCTTCTACGATGACAAAACGATGAGAATAGAAGAAATCTGAGAGAAGGTATAAATAAACTAGTGATTTATTGAGGTGTTTATATGATTAATATAATAATAGTCGAATGTGATGGGGTCAGAAACCCCGAGGATAATTACAATATACTTGATAGGATTGAAAGTCTTCCTGAGTCTTCTCTCCGCATTTTCATGTGTAAAAGGAAATGTCAAGATGAATGCGGGTTGGCAGAAGAAATTGGCAAAAGATACCCCGAATCCACCATCTATCTTGGAGAAGAGGAATGGGGAGAGGCTAGTAGCCTCTCAAAGGTTCTTGCATACACACATGAAATCAATAATGGTCAGGATATGCTGGTTAGTTTCATTGGAAGATGTGACAACACTATAGATTTCGACCCCAATAAATTTCAAGAACTGCGTGACGACTCAGACTTAGTAATATGGTCCGTGTTCAACAGCAGCGAACCCGAAGAGCCTAATATACAGTTAGAGACCGATGAAGGTTATTTTATACAGGCACACAGAGATAGTGTCCTAGATGATAACCGAGTGTCGGTGGGTACTTATTATTTCAGAGACTGGAATATTTACATTCAGGCCTATAATAATCTTCAGTCTACTTGGGGTGCAGAAACAGAAATACCATATAATGAGGTTGCTATTTGCGATATATGTAACTTCATCGATGAATCAGTTAAGGCTAAAGTATTCGATGTGATTGAAAACACAACTATTTCGGAGGACGATAATAATGTTGTTAGACCTACAAAGCATAAATGAACAATATAATATGGATGTCAGGGGTGTGATACACATCGGTGCACACTGGGGACAAGAGGTAGAAAGTTACAAGAGTTATGGTTGGGATAATATTTTGTTATTTGAACCACAACCATCATGTTATAGCATTCTAGAGGGCAAGTTCGGAGATGACGATAATGTCGTATTGGTGAACAAAGCTTTAGGACCCAAACCCTGCAATATGAAGATGTATGTTGAGAGAGCGAATTCAGGAATGTCTAGTTCCCTTCTCAAACCATGTATGCACCTTGATCAATATCCAGGCATACTATTCAATGAAGAAATAGAAGTGGGTGTAGTCACCCTAGATGGCTACTTAGAAGAATCTGGACTTGACCAGTCTAACTATAATATGATAAATATAGATGTTCAAGGTTTTGAACTTGAAGTGTTTAAAGGTGCTGAATCAACCCTCAAAAATGTAGACTATATCATTACCGAGATAAACAGAGCGGAGGTCTACGAAGGTTGTGCTAAGCACGATGAGTTAGATAAACATCTGGGATCTTATGGATTTAAGAGGGTGGAAACTAACTGGGCTGGTTGGACTTGGGGAGATGCCTTCTATATAAAGGACGTTTGATATGATGGACAAAGTTTCCAATGTGATATTCTTTAACTTCTATAATAACGGGGATATTCATATCTCTAGGAATTATATAAAGATAATGATGGAGAGGCTAAAAGGCAAAGTAGAAGGTCAATTCTACGAAACCCACAAAAACAACCCATATATCTTGTCAGATATAGAGGGTCTATCTCACCTGCCGATTCAGGTACTGAGTCAGAATCCAGTCCCTTATAATGTTCCTTATTACCTTGATAGTAGTAGGAATTTGTTCATAAACACTTGGGCTGGTCAGGATCACTGTAGAAAGAACCCCAAAGAGAAGAAATGCACATTCCCCTTCATTACAGATAATTATAATATGATATTGGAAGATTTAGGACTCGATACAATAGATGTAAACATTGTGGATATATTTCCCAGCCTAGACTATAATAAGTTCAAAATCCACAATATAGACTCTCACTTCGTTGGGACTGATAGACATCATGTTCTGGTGTGTAATGGGGACACAATGTCTGGTCAATGTGAGAATTTCGATTTCAATCCTATAATCGAGAGATTGTCGGATAAGCACAAAGATATTGATTTTGTAATGACTAATCATTCAGACAAGAAGATAGAGAGAGAAAATGTAGTATATAGTGAAGATATTATAATGTCTGACTCTTGTGATCTGAATGAGACTGCATATCTGAGCACCTTCTGTGGTGTAATTGTAGGCAGGATATCAGGACCTCACACATTTTCTTTCGTGAAAGAGAACTATACCAACGGCAAGAAGATTAATATTTCAATATGCAACGATTATGAGGAGGCTGATTATGATGCTAAAATCTATGAAGAATGTAAGATGAAAACAATTTGGTCCGAATACAAGTCGGAGGACCAGATAGAAAACCTAATAGACATGGCATTAAGTGAAGCATTTTCAAAGAAAGTGAGTGTATAATGTATATAGAAGTGTCTAATGGAGATTTCTTTGATAGATTCTCGATACTCAATATTAAGAAGGATAGAATAGAAGATAAAGACAAGCTAGCATTCATAGAGATAGAGCTTAATAAGATGCGGAACCAGATTCATAGTCAGTACATATATATGCCAGTGCTAAGCAGTGATGACTACCGTGACTTATATGAGGTAAATGATCAATTGTGGGATATTGAAGACAGAATCAGACAAAAAGAAGAGCTTAAAGAGTATGACGAAGAATTCATTGGTTTATCTAGAAAAATATACATCAAAAATGACCTCAGATTCAGGCTTAAAAACAAGATAGATACAGACACAGATTCCAAACTCCAAGAGCAGAAGAGTCATAAGACTTGTGAACGCCATGATACCAGTGTATAAACCATATTTGTCTAGCAGAACAATAAACCTGGCCAAAGATGCCCTCGACGAAGGTTGGATCTCCTCTAATGGCAGATTCAAACAGATGGCATCAGATTTGCTGTGTGAGAAGACTGGGAGCAATTATGCATATCTCACCTGCAATGGAACAGCTGCATGCCATGCTATGTTTAGATCTATAAGAGAATTCTACCCTTCTCATATACGTATGGCAGTACCCAACAACTGTTATGTAGCAGCATGGAATTCTCTACTATTCGATGGAGACTACATAGATATCACCCCAGTGGATGCAGACCCTGACACTTGGAATATGAATGTAGAAGATATACCCGATAGTTGTGACACCTTAATGGTGGTCCATAATCTTGGTAATGTTGTAAATGTCCCCAAGATTAAGGAAAAGAGACCAGAAATGTTAGTGATAGAAGATGCATGTGAGGCCTTATTCGGTGACTATGGAGGCAAACCAGTTGGATCTGATTCTTTTTGCTCAGCATTTTCTTTTTTCGGGAATAAGAATATCTCCTCTGGAGAAGGTGGTGCACTCGTCACCGATGATGAAGACGTAATATCCTATGTCAAGCACATCTGTGAGCAAGGTCAAACAGATAAGAGATTCATACATGACACCCTAGCATATAATTACAGAATGAGCAACATCCATTCTGCCATACTTTACGGTCAGTTGATGGACTTCGAAGACATCGCCGATATGAAAAAAGAAGTATTTCATAACTACAATGAAATGCTTTCAGGTCTGCCCCTAGAAGTGCAAGTAGAAGAGGAAGACACCAACCACTCATTGTGGATGTATGGGGTTAAGATGCCTTCCATAGATGCTAAAGAATCGGTAGTTTCAAGTCTTAAAAATGCTGGGATAGAGACTAGACCCATGTTCTACCCCATGTCTAGTCATGAACATCTGTCGGGTATAGCAAACCCAGATGATGAAGAAATTGCCGTGGACTTGTCTGAGAGATGTATAATGCTACCAAGCTATCCTGATTTGGACAAATCAAATATCAAACAGATAACAGATGTGATAAAGGAATCCATGAATGAGCATATTTGACTTCGATGATGATAAGATAAGATTAGACTTCATACATGGTAACAGCTTTAGAGATATGGCACATATCGACATAGACAACAGGATACCGATGGGGTTTCACACTAAGAGGGTTGATCCAGAGGATTTGCCCATGATGAAAAATGGTAAGAGAAAGGCAATAGTCTGTACTAGGGTAGATTGGGAAACCAGAGGACACAACTTGGTCAGCACCCTTAATTTTCTAAACAGTTATGCCAATGTAGAGGTGATCCTGATAACTTATGGCTCTTATCTCACCCCAGATAAGAGTATATTCGACAACATACCAGAATGCGTTTTTAAGTGGTATGCTGTCAATGCCGAGCACCCCAATGAAAAAGTGGTGGGGATACCGCTGGGGATAGCAAAGCCTATATGGGAGAATGGTCAGATATCCAACCTAGTAGACAACCGATCAGGAGACAAGGACAGACTGCTATATATCAACCACAATACTAGCACTGATCGCAACTCTCCCAGAGGCAATCTTAGGCAAGTGATCTATGACAGATTCAGATCTGAAGAGGGAGACTGGTTTACCTTAGTAGACCAGTTTGGAGAGTGCAACCTATATGGTTATGATAGTATGGAAGACCTTGCAAAGGACAAAGCAGCATCCAATATGGAAATAGCAGAGGGTATCAAAGAGAGAGGAAGAAGAATATTTGCCGAGGGTGGCAAGGAGATCAGAGACTCATCCAAGAGATACGTCCAAGAAATGAGTTCCCACAAGTTTACGTTGTCTCCTTCTGGGATGGGATATGACACTATGAGAACTTGGGAGGCCCTTTATTCAAAGACCATACCCATTGTTACTGATTACCAAGCAATGAAGCACTTCAGCGATCTGCCTATCTTATACACTAACGATTATAGCGAGATTACCGAAGATTACCTAAATAACAAGTATGAAGAATTTCAGTCCAGAGACTGGGACCTATCTAAACTGTTTTTCTCTTATTGGAAGAACAGAATAAACGAGGATTTTAACAACCATGAGTGAGAGCAATATGCATAAATTAACATTATCAATGATCGTGAAGAACGAGTCCCATATTATCAAAGAATGTCTGGAGTCTGTTTCACCATATATTGATTATTGGGTCATAGCAGACAACGGTTCTACTGATGGAACCCAGCAGTTGGTCAAAGATTTCTTCGAAGATAAGGGCATCCCAGGCGAACTACATGAAGTAGAGTGGGTAGACTTCGGTCATAACAGGACGGAGGCCCTAAATCTATGCAAGGGAAAGGCTGATTATTGTCTAATGATAGATGCCGATGACGAACTCAGAGGTAAGATGGAACTTCCTAGGGACATGAATGCAGAAGGATACGCCCTAAGGATCCAGAGAGGAGACTTTACTTGGTGGAGGACGCAGATCTTTAAGACTGATGCAGGCTGGAAGTATACTGGTGTTCTCCATGAATATGCAGAGTGTCCAAGAGAAGAGGGAGAGCCTTTGATCACTATGGAGAGGGTCAAAGGTGATTATTTCGTTGATGCCAGAACTTTGGGTGCTAGAAACAAGAATGAAGATGGGACTGGGATAGATCCCATCCAAAAGTATAGTAGAGATGCCGAAGTATTGTTGGAAGCCTTAAAGAAGGATCCAGAAAATGCAAGATACCAGTTTTATCTAGCACAATCCTATTTCGACTCTCAACAGTGGGAGAAATCTTTGGAGGCATATACCCAAAGAGCAGCAATGGGTGGTTGGGCAGAAGAGGTATTTTACTCTGTCTTTAGATGTGCTATGATAAAGCTAATCAAGGGGGACGACTGGCCCGAATCTCAAGACACTATGATGCAGGCATGGAATGTGAGACCCCATAGAGCAGAACCCTTATATAATCTAGCAAAGATTCATAGGACCAATGGTAATCCCAATCTAGCATACTTATTTGCTGCTCAAGCAATGAGAATACCGTATCCCAAGGATGATATCCTATTCATTAGTGATGACATCTATAAATGGCAAATATTGGACGAGTATGCCTCTGTAGCCTTTTACGTTAATGATCTAGAGGGGGGTTATCAGGCCGCCCAGAAGTTAGTCAACATGTGTAATAAGGGAGAGATCCCAGTGGAGAATCATGAAAGACTAACCCTTAACCTTAACCACTATGCTAATGCCTTGGGGGAAAGATCCAAAGTAATGGCAGAGGTCAATAAGGCAGCGATTGACAATAAGAAGAAATACCAGGCTAAGATTAATGGAATGAAAAATAAGAGAAAGAAGAGAGATAAGAAGAAGGCTAGGAGTTGAACCAGTATAAATATGTTTGAGAACCCCAAATACTGGAGAACATTCAAATGGCAAGAGCTGGTGTATATGACATAACCACAGAGCAGGGTGCTAGCTTCACCCTGCATCTTACTTACCAAGATTCCGACTCCAACGGATTCACGTTAGATGACTATAAGGCAACTATGCAAGTCAGAAGATCTCCAGAAGATCCTGATTTGTTGCTCTGGATAACAGGTTCCACTGCTAGTCTAACTGCTGGTACTCCTCATACGGGATCGCTCACTGGTGGAGGTAGCACTGGTGAGTTTGGATCTACTCAGGGTGTCTCTGGGACTGGCAATATAAACTTGGATGTATCCTCTGGTGGCGCTACTGGAACTACTGGTGGTATCCTTGTAACTATAGACTCTAATACCATGGCAAATGTCCCATCGGGTAGACACTTCTATGACTTAGAGATATATGCTGGAACTTCGGTCACAAAACTGGTCAAGGGAAGATTTGAGGTAGAGGCGGAAGTTACTAGATGAGAATTTCACTGTCAGATTCAAACCAGCACAAGATAATAATCACTGGTAAGAACCAGGCTAGGGTTATTGTACAACCAGACACAGACAAGGTGTTGATTAATACCCCATCTGGTGTGGGTCCTCAAGGTCCTCAAGGCGTTTCTGGACCACGAGGTGTCACTGGTCCACAAGGTGTTACTGGAACCACAGGAGCAACAGGAACAACTGGTAGCACAGGGTCGACTGGCAGTACTGGTGCTACTGGTGCTACTGGTGCACAGGGACCTGCAGGTCCAGGATTTACTGGTGCTCAGGGACCAACAGGTGCTACAGGCGCTACTGGTGCTACTGGTTCACAAGGACCCGCAGGTCCACAAGGTGTAACTGGAACCACAGGAGCAACTGGTGCGACAGGAACGACTGGTGCTACTGGAACCACGGGATCCACTGGACCAGCAGGACCCCAAGGTTCAGCAGGACCACAAGGTCTGACGGGAGCTACTGGAACCACTGGGGCAACTGGAACTACGGGATCCACTGGACCAGCAGGACCCCAAGGTTCAGCAGGACCTCAGGGTGCTACTGGAACTACAGGAGCTACTGGGGCCACTGGGGCAACTGGAACTACAGGATCCACTGGACCCGCAGGACCACAAGGTTCAGCAGGACCACAAGGTTTAACGGGAGCTACGGGTACTACTGGTGCAACAGGCACTACAGGATCCACTGGACCCGCAGGACCACAAGGTTCAGCAGGACCACAAGGTTTAACGGGAGCTACGGGTACTACTGGAACAACTGGTGCTACGGGTACTACTGGGTCCACTGGGTCCACTGGTAGTACTGGGCCTTCTGGATATATTACATATACCTACGATGAATCTGATGCACAAAGTGCTGGTAAAGTACACTTCACTAATGCTACAAGCGCGGGTTTCAAAATCAACTTGGATCCAGGCGGAGGATTAGATGATATAGGTGATATAGAATCGTCACCCATAGTGGTCACTGTAAATAGCCTTGCAGCAGCGAAAAGAGCAGTATTCAGGATTATTGGAACCCCAGATGAAGGAACTGGAGGCGAGATCAGTTGGTCGGGTGGAAGCAATACAAGAATCCTTCACTATGGTGGGAACTTCACTGATGGCGAATCCGTAATTGTGGGTTGGTTGCGTGAAGGTGGGGCTACTGGTACTACTGGGGCTACGGGATCCACTGGACCCGCAGGACCCCAAGGTTCAGCAGGACCACAAGGTTTGACGGGGGCTACTGGTACTACTGGTACTACTGGTGCTACTGGAACCACGGGATCCACTGGTGCTGATGCTGGAGCACCATATATCTTTCAGACTGGAGACTCGAGTCCAGATGATGGTAATCTATATGTGTTAGACTCCTCCAACGGCAACACCACCGTTAGTGCCAATGTAGCATTCTTAGTGATAGGCAATAGAGATACCACACTAGCTAATAATAGCGACTGGATCAGTTCATGGGATGATTCTACCTCGGTTAAGAGAGGTAGTGTGACTGTCAAGCAAAGAGGCGGCAGTAAATATATGGTTCTGGACGTGATAGGTGATATGACCGACTCAGGTGATGGTGATTCTAGGAAGATACCAGTAGAATTCGTAGGTGGTGGTCTGGACCTGGCCGATGATGCTCAGGATGTAAGTGTTAGCTTCACTAGGTATGGAGATGCTGGTACAGGTGGATATGGTAACCTGTCATGGAAATACTCAATAGACACAACTACTACTGTACCAGGCGGAATTCCTCAAGGAGGCATTAGATTAAGTAGTGCGACTATCTCAGCGGCTACCCATGCTTACTTCAGTGATTTCACCAATGAATTTGGTAATCCAGGCATAACTCAATGGTATGAATACGTAGTGTCTGGTGTTTCCGCTGGTGCTGAATACCCACAGGATTTATTTTACCTCAAGTTGTTCAAGCAAGCAGAGGATTATAAATGGGCGGTATTCTCTATAACTAACGGCATTAGTGCTTCAAATGCTGGCAATGCTTCTGGTAACACTGGATATTATGACTTTGATATAGCCCACATAGCATCTAGTGTGGATACCGTCAGCAGTCTGGCAGACGGTGAAGGTCAAGCAATTGCTACATTCAGTGAGGCTGGTAGACATGACAGGATACCAAGTTCTCTTGGATTCGATGCAGGTGATTATTTTTATATATTACCTGCTGCCAGCATAGTTGACAACGGCAGTAATTGTTATTTCTTAGGTATAGACCCAAATGGCCAAGGTAATGCAGGCAGAGGACTTGTCTGGGGTTATAGTAAAAATGATGGTGGATATGATGACAAGCTACAGACTAATATAACCTGCCAAAATAGGAGTGGTGATAGCAATTGCACTATTTGGGACAACATACCCGATGGGGCACAGGTCATAATGAGGATTGCGTTTGATGGTATAGGTAGTAACCCATCAGCACATGTGGACTATCTTGGATATTTCGATGAAGGCAATTGTTCCAGTGAGAGAAAATTCTACTTCGCACAAGATGCGGGTGGCGCAGGCATTGTACCAGTAGCAGTAGATGTGCCTGACGGTCGAGTCGACGATGAAGGCGATCCTAGTTTTAATGCCTATATGAGGCATATTCTTGGACAGTACATACAATTCAACAATGCCGTTCCAGTGAAGATCAGCGTAGATGTCGTTAATCCTTTATTCGGTTTCAATCTGGCTACTTTAGACGGTATCACCTCTGGTACGACTAGCGGGGCATCTGGTGCTGGTCTCACTGGTAATACTTCGGGCAATGCGATATTCAATTCTGGTGTCAGTGGCAAGATTCAATTCACAGCACCTACCCTCTTGTCTACCATCACCACCAGATCATCTATCGGTATTGGTGCTAGTAAAACAGCATCTGGTGCATCTGGTTCCATACTGCAGGTGATTGCAACTGGTACGACTCTAGAATATGTGGATGATACATTCGATATTGGTGCACTCGTAGACAACGGTGTGTCAGAAATCACTACTGGTCCTAAGGGACACAGGGTCCTTCGTAACAACTGTGAACTAATACAATGGACTGTCACCAGCAATGTCACTGGGTCAGTAGAGTGGGGAATAGACTTCGCGGCATCGGGTGCATGGCCTGTCGTTACAGCAATTACACATGAGGCGGGTGAGTACCCAATTCTGGAGAACAAACCATGGAGCACCAAGTCTATAACAGGATCAGAATGGGGTAAAAGGGTGTTCTCAGAAGGAGATATCATCCAGTTCAGGGTTGATGGTGCTACTGGTGTCAGTGCATCTTCCATTACCCTCAAGGCTAGGAGGATTCCATAATGACAGATTTAAGAGGTGCTAACTGTGCAGTTTACTATGTTAATGGAGCTGCTGGAAATAACTCCAGTGCAGGTACTGCTACAGGCACAGCATGGGCAACCATACAATACGCACTTGATAAAATAGCAGACGGAACTGTCAACGACGGTGACGAAGTCAGAATAATGGCGACTGGCAACTATACTATATCGTCTACTTTGAACCCAGCATTTAACAATAAAGAGATAACTATCACTGGTGCTGATGCCAGCGGCAATGTAGATGGGACTAAAGCAGTCCTCATCGGGGCTGTGGGTGGTTCTTCTGCCATGCTGGAATTTGAGGCTACTGAAGGAGAAAGACTAGTTATTGCACACCTCCATTTCGATGCGAACGATAACTCGCAAAACTGCATCTTAAGTGCTACAGACAACCACTATATCCATTTCATAAATTGCAGATTCTCTCAGGCGACTGGTGAAGGAGTGGTGTGGGCAGGTAACAACTATTGGGATTTCTTATATTGCAGATTCGATAACTGTGCATCGAGCGGACTCAAGATGGATGGTCTAGCCTTTGGTGTTGGATACAGGTGTTTGTTCGATAACAACGGTGGAGATGGATGCGACTCTCATACTCTAAACGGTTTCAGACATAAATGGATTGAGTGTGTGTTTTACAACAATGCAGCCGATGGAATGGACTGGGTAGGTGCAGGTGGATTTGTAGCAAACTGCGTTTTTGATAGTAACGGAGAGCATGGCATCACTGACAGGTCTTCCAGTATACAATCTTTAAGACTCAATAATATCTACACCAATAACAGCAGTGCAGGTGTGAATGCTAGGGGAAGTACGGACTCGGTAGCATTTAACGAGGTATTCCATGGTAATGATAATGATGTAGAAGATACTGGTGGTGGAGCACAGGCAATATCAGAGCTTGCCCACATGATCAACTACATTCATGGAACGGCTGATAATACCAATCCCATGTACGCAGACGCGGCTAATTTTGACTTCACGCCTACAAACACCCATTTTGCGGGGTTCAACAAAGGCATAGCCACGCCATTCCAGTGGTTCGGATCGACTGCTAGCGATATGGGACTGGGCAAGTTCAAATCTTCAGAAAGCATATCAACTTTCTGAGTATTGACAATCAAAAGCCTCAATGGTATAATGTATTTTTACTTTTAGATATGGAGGTTTGTTATGGATTTACCAACACTTGGGTATTATAGAACGCACAGCAATGCGATCCCACCCAAAATGAGCACAGCGGGGGCAGCCTGCTATGACCTTTCTGCACAACTGGTTGTTGAGGACAACAGTGGCAGAGTAACCGATTATAGAGAGGTCACAATTTTCACACCAGAAAATGAGACCTACACAGAGACCGCAACCTGCAGGGTTCACCCTACCGAGAATGGAAGATTTACACCTTTCAGGGTAACAATCCCACCTAGACACAGAGCCATCATTCCAACTGGAATCATATTCGATATTCCAGACGGTTATTCTGTCAGACTGCACCCTAGGTCTGGTCTTTCCATCAAAAAGGGATTCATCGTCGCCAATTGCGAGGGTGTCATTGACGAGGACTACTTCCATGAGATCAAATCTTTGATGGTGAACACAAGCGAGATTCCAATCGTAGTCGAGCATGGTGATAGAATCGTTCAGGCAGAGATTGTCAAGACGGTACAGCACTACATTGTAGAGACCCACGTTGAGCCTTGCCAGAAGACAGATAGAGTGGGTGGTCTTGGTAGCACGGGAGTTAAAGTATGAACAGAGATGAATTAATACAGCATCATGTAGCATTGTGTGAAGAGGCTAGATCCCTCATGAGAGTCAAGAATCATGATTATGCAGGCAAGGACACTGATACCCCTTGGATGAACTTCCAGAGATCAGAGATAATGGGTCTTTGCAAGACCGAGCAAGCATTCATGGTTAGGATTCTGGACAAGATTTCAAGACTAATCACCTACACGACTAGCGGGGAACTGATGGTCAAAGGTGAGGGTGTTAAGGACTCAATAGTCGATATAATTAATTATATGGTCTTGTTCTCAGCATTCATAGAAGACGGCAATGTGAAGGACGAAGACCCTGACGGCTCGAAAGATACTGCTATGAATTATGACAACATCGAGAGAGAATCACTCGTATGAAAGAAATGTACTCCAATGTGGTTACCTATGGTAACACCCTGATGTACAGAGGATACGACTCGGAAGGAAATAAAGTCGAGGATAGGGCGGAGTTTAATCCAGTCCTATATGTTCCTAGCAGCAAAGGCAAGGAATTCAAGACTCTGGAAGGCTCCCCTCTTGAAGAGATTGAGATGGGATGCATCAAGGAATATAGAGACTTTATCAAGCAATATGATGGTGTTGCTGGCATGACAGTATACGGGGATATTAATCTAGAGTGCCAGTACATAGGCAGAAGGTTCACCGACAAGAAGGTGGACTACGATTATGACCTGCTCAACGTGGTTAGCATCGATATTGAAACCACCTGCGAGTACGGATTCCCCGATGTGGAGAACCCAAATGAAGAAGTTATTGCTATCACTATTCGGATTAATGATCAAACTTATAGTTACGGTCTGGGTGATTTCGACATTGATGGTGTTCATTGTCATCCTTATGCTAGGGATGAAGAGTTAGACCTAATCAATGATTTTCTGGGCAAGTGGGAAGAGATTTCACCAGACATCATCACTGGTTGGAATATCAGATTCTTCGATATGCCTTATCTTTATAACAGGATCAAGAAGATAGCAGGTCCCAAGCAGGCTAAGAGACTTAGTCCTTGGAAGATAGTCAAAGAGAAGACCATCCACAGACGAAATCGGGAGCAGAAGGTGTTGGATATTGTGGGTATTGCCACAATGGACTATTATGATCTATACCAGACTTTCACATACACCAATCAAGAAAGCTACAGATTGGATCATATAGCATATGTGGAATTGGGTGAGCGGAAGTTGTCCTACTCAGAATTCGGCAGCATCAGAGAATTCTATAAGAAGGATTTTCAGAAGTTCATGGAGTACAACGTGATAGACGTGGTACTGGTGGACAGACTGGAAGAGAAGTTGCGACTGATGGAACTAGCCGTCGCCTTGGCATATGCTGCAAAGGTCAATTTCATGGATGTCTTCAGTCAGGTGAAGATGTGGGACAGCATCATCTACCATCATCTTCATGATAAGAAAATAGCGGTTCCACCTAGAGTTGTAACCCAGAAGTCAGAGCAGTATGCTGGTGCTTATGTGAAAGACCCTATCGTGGGTATGCATGATTGGATCATGTCTTTCGACCTCAATTCCCTGTACCCCCATCTGATCATGCAGTATAATATCAGTCCAGAGACCAAGGTACACAATATTGATAACATTCATGCTAGGGATATTATTACACCCAATGGCATCTTGGACTGTTCTGAGCAGACCGAAAAATACCTAGAAGAATGGAGGAGAAGGGATCTGTCTATTGCTAGCAATGGGATCACCTTCACCAGAGACTTCCAAGGGTTCCTACCATCGATTATGGAAACGCTCTATGAAGAGAGGAAAATCGCTAAGAAGAAGATGATTCAAGCACAGCAAAAGCAGCAATCATCCGACGACCCTCAGATCGCCAGAGATATATCCAAATACAAGAACGAGCAGCTGGTGAGAAAAGTGCAATTGAACTCCGCATATGGTGCTATTGGAAATCAATACTGCCGATATTACGATGTGGATATGGCAGAGGCAGTCACAATATCTGGTCAACTTAGCATCAGGTGGATTGAGAGAGAATTGAATGCTCTTATGAATAAGATATTGGGAACTGACGACGAGGACTACGTGGTCGCCATTGATACCGACTCTGTTTATATCAATGTGGGTGATCTAGTGAAGAAGATCGGTGGAGGTAAGAGCAAGCAAGAAGTGGTCGATCTATTGGATCAGTCTGCCAATGATATATTCTTACCTTTCATCGACAAAAAGTATATGGAGATGGCATCTAAAGTCAATGCTTATCAGCAAAAGATGAAGATGGGGAGAGAGGTAATAGCAGATAAAGGAATCTGGACTGCTAAGAAGAGATATATCCTCAACGTCATAGACAATGAGGGCGTTAGATATGATAAGGCTAAGATCAAAGTGGTTGGACTGGAAACCACAAGGTCTTCTACCCCAGAGGCAGTCAGGAACCAGTTGAAAAGCATGATAAGACTTATATTGGATACTGATGAGGGCACGGTCATTAGAGAGATCGAGAAGGTGAGGGAGATATTTTATGATCTTGAACCCGAGCAAATAGCCTTCCCCAGAGGGGTGAAAGGACTTGGTAAGTATTCTGATGAAAACAATATATTTGCCAAGCACACCCCCGTCGCAGTCAAGGGTTCCCTCATTTACAATCATTACATAAATAAATTGGGTCTGGACAAGAAGTATGAGCTAATCAGGGACAATGATAAGGCGAAGTTCATATACCTTAAGGAGCCTAATCCAGTGAGAGACAAAGTTATCACCTTTCCTAATGAATTACCAAAGGAATTAGAATTGGATGATTACATCAATTATGAATTACAGTTTGAGAAGTCTTTCCTAGATCCCTTAAAGGCTATTTTAGAGGCTATTGGGTGGAAGTCAAGGAAAGAGAGTTCACTAGAAGGTTTGTTTGTTTGAAACGAGAGGTAACGAAAAATGACAGGATTTCTTGAATCGATTATTAAAGATTCTGGCAACGAGTATGCCAGCATTGTGGAAGGTGGGGTTGAAGGTAGTGATGTCACTGGTTTCATCAACACTGGTAGTTACGCGTTAAATGCACTTCTATCTGGAGATATTTATCAGGGGATGCCAGATAATAAGATTATCGCTTTGGCAGGAGAGAGTGCGACAGGTAAGACCTATTTCGCATTGGATATCTGCAAGAAATTCCTTACTGACAAAGAAGATGGGATTGTCTTGTATTTTGATACAGAGCAGGCGATCACTTCAGACATGATTAAGGATAGGGGCATTGACTCTTCTAGAGTCGCCATATTCCCAGTTGCAACGGTAGAAGATTTCAGACACCAGTGCATTAAGATCGTGGATAAAGTTCTTGAGCTGCCTAAGGAAGAGCGAAAACCCATGATCATCGTTCTCGATTCTCTTGGCATGTTGTCTACCAACAAAGAGATGGCAGATACGGCAGAAGGCAAAGAGACCAGAGATATGACACGTGCACAACTGGTCAAGGCTACCTTCAGGGTATTGACCCTTAAACTGGGAAGAGCACACATTCCTCTGATCTTGACCAACCATACCTATGATGTGGTGGGTTCTTATATTCCTATGAAAGAGATGGGTGGTGGTTCTGGTCTCAAGTACGCAGCATCCACAATCGTGTATCTGTCCAAGAAGAAGATTAAAGACGGAACAGACATTATAGGCAATATTATCAGATGCAAGTTGTTTAAAAGCAGACTGACCAAGGAAAACAAGCAGGTTGAAGTCCAACTAAGCTACGACTCGGGTCTCAACCCTTATTATGGTCTTTCTGATCTGGCGATTAAGTATGACATATTCAAGAAGGTAAGCACTAGAATCGAATTGCCCGATGGAAGAAAAGTCTATGAGAAGCAGTTAAACGCCGACCCAGAAAAATATTATACAGAAGATATCCTCGACAGGATAAACGAGGCCGCTTCCAAAGAATTCAAATATGGAGGATCATCAGATGGGGAACTGCAAGAAGTGCGAGAAGAAGAGGATGAGTGAAGAAGCAGAATCCTCCGCATCAGAGGGCCTAGGAGATACCATCTCCAAGTTTATAAAGAACGTCACTATGGGTAAGGCAAAAGAATGCGAACCTTGTAAGAAGAGGAGGGAAGCATTAAATAAGATGTTCCCTTACAAAAACAATGAAGATATTCAGGAATAAACAAGACCCACCCAAGTATAAGTACGCAGACTACCCCAGAGATAGTAAATGGGGTGCGTTAAGGATATTGGATGGGGAGTACGAGGGTATCATCTTCAAATTCGGAGTAGTTAGTCTGTCTGACGATGATGATCACTGCTCAGTTAATTTCACCTATGATGTGCTTAAAAATCCTAACTATCTGTCAGAAGACGATAGCATGAGGTCTGTCATGGGTGAGATATTGGTTGAAATATTGAAGAAGAACTACGGTGGAGAATATGATGACAATGATGACCACGGAAATGCTGATTCTGTCCAATCTGGTGCAGAATGATAGGTATATGAGGAAGGCACTGCCATTCCTCAAGGAAGACTATTTCTCAGACAGGGTAGAAAGAAAAGTGTTCACCCTGATTTCGGATTTTGCAGCAAAGTACAACCAGCCTCCCAATAAGGACGCACTAGGTATTTGCCTAGACAATGCTAGCGGTCTTAGTGAATCAGAGTTCAAGGATGCCAGAAGCATTGTAAGAGACATCACCAATAAGGTGGATGACTCCCAAGAAGACCAATGGTTGCTGGACACCACAGAGTCTTTTTGTAAAGACAAGTCCATATACAATGCAATCCTAGAATCTATACAGATAATCGATGGTAAGTCTGATATGAGCAAGAATCACCTGCCCAGTCTCTTGCAAGATGCTCTATCTGTATCATTCGATGTCTCTGTTGGTCACGACTATATAGAAGACTCCGAGCAGAGGTACGATTTCTACCATAAGAAAGAGAATAAGATTCCTTTCGATCTGGAATTTTTCAACAGGATCACCAATAGCGGAACTCCGCAGAAGACTCTCAATATATGTCTAGCTGGTACTGGTGTCGGAAAGTCCTTGTTTATGTGTCATCATTCTGCTAATTGCCTGACTCAGGGTAAAAATGTTCTCTATATCACATGTGAAATGGCAGAAGAGAGGATCGCAGAGAGAATCGATGCCAATCTGATGAATATTACGATGGATGAGCTGAAAGACCTACCCAAGAATGTGTATGATAAGAAGATTGAGTCTGTGACGAGTGGCATCTCTGGTAAGTTGATCATCAAAGAATATCCAACTGCGACCGCAAATGTCAATCACTTTAGATCTCTGCTTGAAGAATTGAAGATGAAGAAGAATTTCGTTCCCGATATCATATTCATTGATTATCTCAATATTTGTGCTGCTGCCAGATTTAAGAATGCTGCAAACGTCAACTCCTACATGTATATCAAGGCGATAGCGGAGGAGCTAAGAGGACTTGCCGTGGAGCAAAACGTCCCTATCTTTTCTGCCACCCAGACCAATAGGAGCGGTTTCGCTAATACCGATGTGGGTCTGGAAGACACCTCAGAATCATTCGGACTGCCAGCAACAGCAGATTTCATGTTTGCCATAATATCCACAGATGAACTAGATAGTATGAATCAAGTATTGGTAAAGCAGTTGAAGAACAGGTATAATGATACAGCGGTAAACAAGAAGTTCATAGTGGGCATAAACAGGGCTAAAATGAAGCTATATGATGTGAGTAACAAAGAACAGGACGACCTTGTAGATTCTGGTCAGTCTACATATAGTAGAGATGATCTTAATAGTAAGATCAAACAGGATGGTGTTTTTTCTGATTGGAAAATTTAGATTGGGGAAATGCGATGAATAATAGAGAATTGAAAGAATGGAAAAGATGGGCTGAAGAGTACGAAGCGGATCGACTGCAAAAGAAGGTCGATATTTCGGAGAAATTCTCCAAGTCCGTTGGTAATGAAGACATTAATAATGATAGTGATGAAGTGAAAAATGAGCATAATAATAGATAAGAAGTTTATCAATCTGGTATCACCAGAATTGCGTAATTTCAAATGGAAAAAAGAAAAGCTTGCCAACTGTTCTTGCCCAATATGCGGTGATAGTAAAAAGAACAGTAGGAAGGCTAGAGGTTATTTCTACGAGAAGCATGGACGATTCTTTTATAAATGTCACAACTGTGACTTTTGGTGTAACATATATAGTTTTTTGAAAGAGATTTCTCCTGCACTTTGCAAAGAATACGCAATGGAGGGGTATAGAGAAAGAATATCTCAGGGATTTATAAAAGAGAGGGTGAGGGTAGAACCAGAAGAGATGAAGTTTAATTTCAAGAAGCCTAAGAAGACTGTAATCAACAAGGATATGTTGAAGGATTGCGTTTGTCTAAACGATCTACCCGATGATCATGAGGCAGTCCAATTTGCCAATATCAGAATAATTCCCAAGCAACACTGGAACATCTTGTATTATACAGAAGACTTTGGTGCTCTAATGAAGCACATGGATCCTGATTGCCTGAGTGTAGGAAGAGAGTCTAGACTGGTAATACCATTCTTCAACAAGAAGGGAGATGTGGTAGCAGTTCAGGGAAGATCCTTGAAAATGCAGGATGAATCTAATGCACGCAAGACCGTAAAATACTTAACAGTCAAGTCTGATAAGAGCATAGACAGACTATGGTATGGACTTTGGAGGTGTGACACCAATAAGAAAGTGCACGTCGTTGAAGGTCCACTTGACAGTTTGTTCCTCAGCAATTCAGTCGCCATGGTTGGTGCGGGTGCTGTTGATAACATACCAGATAGGCTGGTTGACAAAGATTTGATTTTTGTGCTAGATAATGAACCAAGAAACAAGCAAATTGTTCAGTATAATCAGAATTTAATAGATCAAGGTAAGAAGGTGTGCATCTGGCCTAAGACGATCGTAGAGAAAGATATCAATGATATGGCATACAAGATGTCTACGAGAAAAATTGAAAAAATCATTAACGAAAATTCTTTTAGTGGGTTGCAAGCGATAGCGAGACTCAGGGAATGGAGAAGAGCATGAGAACTAATTGTAAGATGGAATACCTGTGGTTGGATGGATATGAGACACCCAACATCAGAAGCAAGACCCGATACATGACCTTGGAATCTGATGACGAATCTATGACAGTTGAAGACATTCCAGAGTGGGGATTTGACGGTTCCAGCACTGAACAGGCATCTGGCAGCGATAGTGATTGCATCCTCAGACCAGTATCAGTATTCTTGAACCCTGTGGACTCGACATCTTTCCCCAATTCTTATCTGGTATTGTGTGAGGTGTTCAACAAAGATGGCACACCCCATGCATCCAATCACAGATCTTCTCTCAGAGAGATTTGTGAGGGTACAGATGATTTAGAAATGTGGATGGGTATTGAGCAAGAATATACAGTGATGGATTCTGAAAAGGGTAGACCGTATGGGTGGCCTGATATGGGTTATCCCCAGCCCCAAGGGCGATATTACTGCGGAGTTGGTGGTGATGTAGTTAAGATGAGAGATCTCGCCCATCAACATGCCATGTGTTGTCTGGACTCAAAAATACCATTATGTGGAACCAATGCTGAGGTTATGCTATCTCAATGGGAATATCAGATAGGACCAGCATCCCCAATCAATGTATGCGATTTCTTATGGGTGTCAAGATACATACTGGAGATTCTAGCAGAGAGTGTGGGTGCATCAATCAGTCTTGACCCTAAGTTAATCAAGGGTGATTGGAACGGGTCTGGAGCACACATCAACTTCTCCACCAAATTCATGAGAGAAGTTGGAGGCAAGGATTACATCAACGACGTCTGTGAGAGCCTAGGCAAGGCACACGAGGACCACATCGTTAATTATGGTGTTGGCAACGAACAGAGACTCACTGGTACTCATGAGACCCAACATATCAATGAATTCACTTATGGGGAGTCCGACAGAGGTGCTAGTATTAGGATCCCTCACTCTACTTCGGAAGAATACAGGGGATACCTAGAAGACAGAAGACCAGCATCCAATATGGACCCATACAAGGCAACAAAATGCTTGGTAGAAACGATGAAGAAGGTAGATTCTAAGGTAGAAATTGAAGTATGAATGTGCTAGATCATGGTCATGTTGAGTTGGTAGACCACATGGGGTCTGATCTGACAGTATGTAACTCCGCCAGAGTATCCTTCGCCAAGGAGACCGAATGGGAGGTCGACAAAGAGGCAGAAGATAGATTGAGAAAATCTGGTTCAAAGTATAGAGAATCTGATGTTGAAAAGTTATCTACTAAAGACGAACATTTAATCAGATACCTAGCAGAGCACGATCATTGGACCCCCTTTGCACATCCACAAGTCACCTTAAGGATCAAGGCCCCAGTATCAATAAGGACACAGTTCTTCAAGCACAAGCAAGGTTTTGTTGAAAATGAGATATCGAGGAGATACGTGGACGAAACACCTGAATTCTATCACCCCAACTGGAGGAAAAGACCTTCTAAGGGGATGAAGCAGGGTAGTGACGGCACTCTAGAATGTTCAGGTGGAGGAGATACCTCTGGGGGGTTTGCCACACACCCTTTGTATCGAAACTACAGCAGTCTGATGAAACAGGCAGAGTGTCTATATGAAGAACTGATTTCTGCAAACGTAGCACCAGAACAAGCAAGATTCGCACTGCCTCAATCAATGTATACTGAGTGGTACTGGACTGGATCTTTGTCAGCATATGGAAGATTTTATAAACTTAGGATCGACGCCCATGCACAATGGGAGATTCAGCAGTATGCTGATGCTATAGGTAAACTTATTAGACCTCTATTCCCAGTGTCTTGGAAATATTTGGTATCATAGAATGCATATTTAAGATGGAGAATCATAATGCAAAGAGTAAAAGAAGAAGTACAACTGCTTAAGGGTAAATTCGAGTTCCTTAATTGTCTAGAGACTGGAACAATTAGAACCTACACAGAAGGTCATGAAAGTACCAGACACATCTCAGAGGTGATAGGCGAAAATGGACACATTAAATCCTTAGAACTAATACCAGCCCATATCGAAGTGGCTAAGAACATATGTGTCAATTGCTGCGATAACATCACTTGGGTAGAGTGCGACTCTCTAGATCACCTTAAGAACGATGATGAGGAGATATATCACTTCGTCCTGCTAGACAGTGTAAATGATCCAGTGCATATAATGGAGGAGTTCAAACTCGTTGCCAACAGAATGCATGAGGGTGGATCTATTATGGTAGATGACGCTGGCACAGATGAGCAGGGCAACTACACCCCCAACCCCAACGAACAACATCAACCCAAGAAGGGTTGGCATATCTGGGATTGGTGTAAGGAGAAAGGTGTAGATGCTAAAATTGTCACTGGTGGTCATTCAACACAAATAATGATACCTATGACCGAAGGAAATATGAAGATCTTCTCAGAATCTTTATGACCCACTTGCGACACCACACTAACTGAAATAAATATGGATGCGTCTAATAGAATTCGAGCGAACAGGAGACAGAACCAATGATTGAGTTGCCGACACCCTACCAACAGTTCATCCATCTATCTAGATATAGTAGATGGTTAGATGAAGAAGGAAGAAGAGAGACTTGGAATGAGACTGTTAGTAGATATATGGGGTTCTTCAAGGAGCACTTGGAGAAGACTCTGGGTTATAAGATGAGCGTAAATACCGAAAATACGGTTAAAAATGCTGTCCTCAATCTTGAAGTTATGCCCTCAATGCGATGTCTAATGACTGCTGGTGATGCATTAAAGAAAGATGCGGTTGCAGGATATAACTGTTCTTATCTGGCAATCAATAGAGTCAGAGCATTTGATGAAGTTCTTTACGCCCTGATGTGTGGCACTGGTGTCGGTTTTTCTGTGGAGAGAGAGTATGTATCTAAACTACCCACTATTGCAGAAGAATTTGAAGAATCAGATTCTACTATTGTTGTTCAAGATTCAAGAATTGGTTGGTGTAAGGCTTACAGGGAGCTTGTCTCCCTACTTATTACAGGTCGTGTACCAAGATGGGACCTGTCACGTGTGCGTCCTAGTGGGTCGAGACTTAAGACTTTCGGAGGAAGAAGTTCAGGACCAGAAAGTCTGGAAGATCTATTTAGATTCACGGTGGAAGTCTTTAAGAAAGCATCTGGCAGAAAACTCACGACTATTGAGTGTCACGATCTCGTATGCAAGATTGCAGAAATTGTAGTGGTTGGTGGTGTGAGACGTTCCGCACTCCTTAGCCTTTCATCCTTGACAGATGAGAGAATGAGAGATGCCAAGCAGGGACAATGGTGGGTGATTGAACCACAACGTGCATTATCCAACAATTCGGTATGTTATAAGGAAAAGCCTGAGATTGGGACCTTCATAGAGGAGTGGTTGGCACTCTACAAGTCCAAATCAGGTGAAAGGGGCATCTTTAATAGAGACTCTGCCAAGACCACGGTGTCTAAAATCCAAGGTGGAAGAAGAGATCCCGATCATGACTTCGGTACTAATCCTTGCTCCGAGATTATACTTAGAGACAGAGAATTCTGTAATTTGTCAGAAGTGGTTGCAAGAGGAGATGACACGGTAGAGACTCTTAAGGAGAAGGTAAGACTTGCGGCAATCATAGGCACATGGCAGTCTACATTAACCGACTTTAGGTATCTATCGGCAGAATGGAAGAAGAATTGTGAAGAGGAAAGACTCTTGGGTGTTTCTATCACGGGAATCATGGATTCTGTTCTTCTTAATGGAGACAAGAAAACACTTGCTGCATTGCCTGGGCTACTAGAAGAATTAAGAGATATTGCAGTTAAGACCAATAAGGAGTGGGCATCTAGACTAGGTATCAATCCCTCTGCTGCTATCACCTGTGTTAAGCCTTCTGGTACTGTTTCTCAGTTGGTGGATTCTGCATCTGGTATTCATGCTAGACATAATCCATACTATATTAGAACTGTGCGTGCTAACGTTAAGGACCCGTTATGCAAATTCATGCAGGACAAGGGGTTCCCTTGTGAACCCTGCCACATGAAGCCTGATACAACCATGGTGTTCTCATTCCCAGTAGAGTCTCCCAAAAAGGCAATATTCAGACAGGATAAATCAGCCATCGAGCAGTTAGACTTATGGTTATTGTACCAAAAGCACTGGTGTGAACACAAGCCTTCTATCACGGTTTCGGTCATGGAGGGAGAATGGTTGGACGTTGGCACTTGGGTCTATAATAATTTCGACGATGTATGTGGGGTATCATTCCTGCCATTTAGCGATCACTCATATAAGCAAGCACCTTATCAGGACTGTTCCAAAGAAGAATACAAGGTCTTGCTTAAGGAAATGCCCAAGGATATTGATTGGGATGAATTGTGTGCATACGAGAAGGAAGATAACACGGCTGGCAGCCAGACGCTAGCATGCTCTGGGACGTCATGCGAGGTGGTTGACCTGACCCCATAAATCTTATAAATATTCGCTTACGGGTTAAATTAACCCTAGGGGGACACGTTGTCCCCACCATTTTTAAATGGGGACTGGAGTTGGTCCCTATTGCTCAAACACAAGGAGAAATCTTATGAGCACCAAGAAAGAGTCTTGCCCCGCGATGGGATGCAGCGACGCAGTTACGCGTACCTTAGGTAAGGTCGGAGTATGTCGCAGCATGCTAATCACATTAGCACTACTTCCATACTCATGGAACGGTGTAGTCTGGATTGCTGATGCACTTCATTCACTTTGGAATGCTGCCACTAACGCAGTTGGAACCTGAATCGCTTAAGCGATTCAAGGAGATAATCCTATGAATATTTCAAAGAAAAAGTGGATGATGTACGGTGGTATTGCCGCTGCTATTCTAATCGCTTCGGTCGCGGTTGCTGATGGACCTTCATATGAAGACCTTCAGGCCCGTCTAGACGCAGCAGAGGCAAAGATCGCACAGATTGATTCCGACCGTGCTCCAAGCTGGTTGGAAAGCAGACGTAGTGAAGAAGTTCAATCGCTAGTGCAAGATGTCCTTGCCGATGCAGAAGCACGAACGATGATGCAGGGAGACAATTCCCCAGTCACCGTTAATCTTCATGGATTTGCCATCACCCGTTGGGATTACAACAATGGTGGTGGTGTGGCAAGAAATAATGAATTCAGCATTCCATATGCTCGACTTGAAGTCTCAGGAGAGATCCTAGGCAAGGTTGGGTACTATGTCAGTGGTGAATTCAGTGACTACACGAATGGCAGCATGGATCTTGTCGACGCCTACCTCACAATGGATGTGGGTCTGGGAGTGGACATGATGGCTGGTCAGTTCGTGACTGCATTCTACCGAGGTTTCACTGATTCACCATTGGATCAGATCGCGGGAGAGTACAGTATTCTTGCTACCACTTTTGGTCAAGGACGATCGCAGGGCCTTCAATTCACCAAAGATTTTGGTTGGTTGGATCTCTCTGCCTCTTATAACGACGGTTTCGACACCAGCAATTCATTCATGATGGACAATGACTATGGTGTCAGTGTTCGTGGTGATGTGGATTTTGGTGCTGGATTCCGTGCAGGTGCAGCCTATGCTTATCAGTCAGAACTTGAAGACTACGGTACTTACACCGTGGACTTCGGATATTCTACCGATAAGCTAGATGCACAGGTCTCATGGGTTTCTGCCGACTATGCTGTCGGTGGATACAGTGACAACTATGGCTTCAACGCTAGTGTTGCTTATCGTTGTGCTGCCGACTTTACTGGTTTTGTTAATTATCAATGGGGCAAGCTAGGAGTTGCTTCAGAAGATCTTAACGTGCTAGAAATCGGTGCTAACTACGATATCAACGAATACGTTCGTTGGACCACCACCTTGGGTTATGCATTTGATGCTGTAGCCCCAGAGTGGAATACCGCTCGTTCTGGATGGAACAGCGGTTCGGAGAATGGTCAGTATCTACTGCGTACACAACTCAGTGTAAGCTTCTGATCTGTACGGGGGTCTCACCCTCGACACTTCACAGGAAGACCCCTGGCTCAGGCTGGGGGTCTTCTTTTATATACCCTAACGCCTGTTAGGTATTTCTAGATATGCCCCTTCCTGATATCCCCCTTTTGATATCAGGAAGGGGTATTGATACCACCCGTTGTATATCTCCTAGGGGGTATACCACCCGTTGTATATGAAGCCTTTTGGTAGGTAATATATTGACAGAAGAATCCGCCTGTGGTACAATGGAAATATGGAAAAAACCGCTTTGAATACCAATCGTGACTCTAAGGATATCCTCGCTCGACTGCTGGCGACCGAGAATATCTGTGTCGAACACCAACCAGTACCAACAGCATACTTCGATACAGTCGAACGTCGACTGGTCCTCCCAGTCTGGGAAAATATGGATAATGACCTTTACGACATGCTCGTTGGTCATGAAGTTGGTCATGCACTGTTCACCCCACATGGCAACGACTACACCAAGGCCGCAATCGAGCGAATCGATGCTGCTGCGCCTGATAGTCGAGTCATGCCATACCTGAATGTGGTCGAAGATGTCCGCATCGAGAAGGCAATCAAGGACAAGTTCCCAGGCCTTCGTCGCAATTTCATCAAGGCATACAAGGGCCTTGTTGACAGTGACTTCTTTGGAATCGCTGACAAGAATATCGATGAAATGTCGCTCATCGATCGAGTTAATGTACACTACAAGGTGGGCAACCACGTGGAAGTGGCATTTTCTTCCGAGGAGCAGGTCATCGTCGATCAGATCGATCAGGTCACCACATGGGATGAGATGGTCGATGCCGCTGACGCATTGTACTCGCTCGCCAAAGAGCAGAAGCAGCAAGAGAAGCAGCAGGATCCTGATGATCAGGAAGAGTCTGCTTCTGCTGGTGACCACATGGACAACGAAGGTCAGTCCAGTTCTGCTGCCGATGAGGGCGACCAGTCCGACCAGACCGAGAACACCGATGGTGAAGGTGGAGAGCAGGGTGGTGAAGAGCAGGGTGATGACTCTGGTGACTCGATGGACGATGATACCGACGATGGTGAGTCTGCTGATAGTCAGATGTCTGACAGCAGCAGCGATTCTCAGGATGGTGGAAATCAGACAGTCGACCAGATGGTTGATATGTCAGATCTTCCTGATGAATGTGAGACACAGAAGTCGATGGAGAATGCCATCGAGAAGATGACCGATCAGATTGATGACCGTCGTCGAGTCTATATCACAATGCCCAAGCCTGACCTCGATGCGATCGTCATTCCAGTGGGCAAGGTGATGGATGACTTCCGCAAGCACCTTGCTCGTGACCGATACGATAGTTATCGCGATGACTATCTTTCCGCTTGCTACAACATCTTCACCTCCTTCCAGAAGGATGTGTCCAAGACCGTCAACAAGATGGCACAGCAGTTCGAGATGAAGAAAGCAGCAGACCAGTACAAGAGACGTGCAGTTACCGATTCTGGTGTGCTCGACACAATCAAGATGGTGAACTACCGATGGTCAGATGACGTGTTCCTGAAGAATACAGTCGTCCCTGGCGCTAAGAGTCACGGCATGATCATGTTCATCGACTGGAGTGGTTCGATGACTGATAAGATGTCCGATACCCTCAAGCAGTTGATGACTCTGATCATGTTCTGCAAGAAGGTCAACATCCCATACGATGTCTATGCCTTCACGAGCAGCTACGTAGAAGATCCTGACCGCTGCTCCGCTACCAGCCGCAGCTACAAGGAAGGAGATGGTTTGATTGGTGACCTCCGCCTTCTCAATCTCATGTCTTCCTCGATGAAGAATCGCGATTGGACAGAGATGATGACTTACATGACCATGCTCACCAATGCATATGCTAACACTAACGACAAGCACTTCACCACTTCATATCGGGTGGTCCCACAGGGTTACCATCTGGGTTGCACACCTCTTGACGATGCAATCGTCTGTGCTGCTGCAGTTGCCAAGGATTTCAAGAATACGTACAATACTCAGATTGTCAACACCATCTTCTTGACTGACGGTTGTACCTCCAGTAGTCCTCTTTCTGGTTATTATAGCGGTGCGAAGCATTACAAGAACGGCCAGATGATCCATATTGATGGCATCGCTGTCCTCCGTGGCAAGCATGGCAAGATCTTCAACAATCACAAGACCACGACAGACAATCTGCTTGAATGGTTCACAGCAGAGACTGGTATCCCAGTGCTGGGCATCTACGTTTGCCGCGACCGAGAGCTATACTACCTCTGCAATGAAGTCACCGATGAGATGTACACGAAGTTCAAGGCAGAAAAGAGCCTGGTGCTTGAGAATAGCGGTGGTTACAAGTCATTGTACGTGATGAATTCGACGAACACCAAGAAGGTCAAAGGCATCGATGATCTTTCTGGAGTAGTCAAGCCCGTGATGGTCAAGAATGCCATGGTCCGCGAGGCAAAGGCACGTAAGGCACAGCAGCGGATCATGGACACATTTGTCGCTAATATCTCCAAGGAGACAGTTTGATGGATCTTTTCGAAAGAGCATTAGTAGTCATAGTTTTTTCCTTTATGACTTGGTTCGCCATAGCCTCCACTGCGTATGCGGTGGAGGTGGGCGACATCAAAAAGCAGAATAAGTCCCTTCGCAAGCTGCTCGACGCAATTTGTGAGGTGGAATCAGGCTGCGATTCTTCCGCAGTTGGTGATAATGGAAAAGCCATCGGTGCTTATCAGATTTGGGAGAGTTATTGGATCGATGCCTGCAATTATAGCAGGAACGACGACTTGAGTCTTGACGACGGTTATGAAAGTTGCCTAGATAAGGAATACGCAGAGAAAGTAGTGTTGACTTATTGGGAACGATATGCCAACGAGAAAAGACTTGGACGCAAACCAACACTCGAAGACAGAGCACGAATGCACAATGGTGGACCTCGTGCTGTATGGGCGAAGGGCAAGAAGAAGGAGAATCTTGACCTGTATTGGGAGAAGGTAAGTGAGGTACTTAACGGAGGCTGAACGATGTCCGAAGGAGCAGGGAAGGGAGACAGGTTTAGACCAGTTGACCAAAAGAAATATGACGAGGGTTGGGAGTCCGCCTTCGGTGACAAGAAGAAAAAGAAAAAGAAGCATGTCGTAAAACGGCAGAAGGGCAAGAAAAAATGAGTTATACAGATGGAACCCCTCTGGGGAATTTAATCGACCGATGTGTTGATGGATGGGCTAACATTCTTGGTTTCACCCAAAAGGGCAAAAATACCAAGAAGAAGGTCACAGTTAAAAAGAAAGCCGTAAATAAGAAGGTGAAGAAAAATGGATGATCCAAAATTGATTCGAACGAGTGCTGGTGAAGAAATCCTATGTAAGGTAGAGTACAATGGCGACTCTTATACTATGAAGGATCCTCTGGTGATGATCCCTGCTGGAGACCGTCAACTGGGGTTTGTACCTTGGTTGCCATACTGTGATTGGACTAATGGCCTTACAGTGGACAAGTCATTCGTGTCCTTCATCGCAGAACCCAGCAAGGTATTGATTTCTGAATACCACTCCAGCATGACTGGTCTTGTGGTTCCCACAGAGAAGTCTGTAACCACCAGCATCCCAACATTGAAGATCACGGAGTAGAACAATGGCTAAGAGAGGGCACGACCCGACAGTACAGAACCGCATCAAGGCAGGCTCACCTAGGACCTCCAAAAGGAAGAAGGGCAACGCCCCTTCAAGGACGTCTAGGAAGGGAAACGGAACGAGGATCCGATGACCCCCACGCGTCTGTAGCTCAAATGGACAGAGCAACGGCCTTCTAAGCCGTAGGTTGCAGGTTCGAGTCCTGCCAGACGTGCTTCAAAATGTAAGACCCCAGTGATTATGTCAATCAGCATTACAAATAGATTTCTGAAGTACGCCGATACTGCCCTTGGGATATCGAGAGAGATATGTCGTTCCAAAAGGCATGTGAGTCTCATAACCACCAAGAAGGGTTCTGTGCTCGCATGCGGGACGAACCAGTTCCGAACGCATCCTCTGGCAAAGCAATATGGCTATCGATACGATGAGGTACATTCAGAATTGGATGCCCTCCTGAAGCTACCCAAGGGTGCTGATAGGAACGACCTCGTTCTCCTCAATTTTCGATTTAATAGATTCGGAGATATGAGGATCAGCAAGCCATGTTGTCTTTGTCTACCTTGGTGCAGGGTGGTATTCAGTGACATTTTTTATAGCACCGATGAAGGAATGATGAGGCTATGAATATTTTTGCAGTACATAAAGATCCTAAGATCTCAGCACGTATGCTTTGTGACAAGCACATCTGCAAGATGATCCTAGAGTCGGTGCAGATGCTATGCACTGCGTTTCCTGATGGTGACGCACCAAAGACTTGCGGTGCTAGCCATGTTAATCATCCTTGCTCACGTTGGGCAAGAGAGACATCCAGCAACTATGATTGGTTGTCTGAGCATGTCATCACCCTGTGTGATGAATATACTAAGCGGTATGGCAAGGTCCATGCTTGGGATGATGCGGTTAAATGGTTGTATGATAACAACCCTCTCCCCAAGGGAGACATTACCCAACACCCCCAATGCATGCCTGCCTACTGTAAGGTAGATGGAGACCCCATCGAGGCATACCGAAATTATTATGTCCACGAGAAAGCCTACATGGCAAAGTGGAAGAACAGTGATACTCCTAGGTGGTATCTCACCGCAATCGAGGAAGTGAAGAAGTGATTGATTTTCTTGTAAAAGCACTACCCCTTATATCTGCCATCCTTTACATGGTAGTCGGCATTGGATACGGGATTAGGAAAGAGTGGGCATGGTGTCTGGTGTGGATGTCTTACGCCCTTGCCAATGTTGGACTCGTACTGGCGGCTATCGCAGGAGAGGCTAAATGACTTACGTTTCCGTGCGTGGTGGATACGAGAGAGGCGAAATCGCCGTGAAGGTGGCAGAGTGGTGTGTTGAGCATTTTGACATTGAACCGAAGAGGGTGGACATCCAAGTCAACCATGCATACAGGGATTGCTGGGGGGCCTGTGATGAGGTGTCTAGAGGAGAATACTCGATAATTGTAGTCGCTAGGCAGTCTCTAAGAGACTTTATTGCCACTGTCACACACGAGATGGTGCATGTCAAGCAGTGGGAGACTGGCAGATGGTCTGGTGACGGTGAAAAGGAAGCAGAGAGATTGCAGTACAAGCTTGCTGACAAGATCTGGAAAGAAGATGTGATTTGACAACTATGCGCCTGTAGCTCAATTGGTAGAGCGTTAGATTTCCAATCTAAATGTTGACGGTTCGAGTCCGTCCAGGCGCTTTAAGCGAGTGTAGCCCAACGGCAGAGGCAGTGGACTTAAAATCCATACAGTGTGGGTTCGAATCCCACCACTCGTATTTTCGAGAGGAAGATAATGAAGAATAAAATCGTACTTGAAATCACATTAGAGAGCGAGGCCTATGTGGATGAGTTCAAATCGGACCCCAACCGCACCATGGATCTATGCCCTATTGATATGATGAAAATGATTGCAGGACAATGTAGACTTCCTTGGATGACCCACGGTATTAAAACGGTCAGATGGAAAGAGCAGAGTCAGGATGAACAATATGAATTCGATGTGTATCGACTTCAGTATGCATATGATGATATAGGACAAAAGGACAAGACCAATGAGAACAGCAATAACGTTTGATGACGTTTTAATCGTCCCACAATATAGCGAAGTGACACCAGACATGGTGTCGACCAAGACCACCTTGGTAAAGGGAATCGAACTGGATATCCCAATTATGTCCGCACCGATGGATTCGGTGACAGAGGTCGAAATGGCAACAGCGATGGCTGAAGAAGGTGGTATCGGCATCCTACACAAGAATATGGGTCATGACGAGCAGATACGGCAGGCCTATGAGATTAAGAAGTGGGGTCATAAGTTGGGTGTCGCCCTGAGTCCTACCAAGTACACCGACAGGATGATCGAAGAGCTAGTTGATGCTGGTATCGACGTGTTCGTCCTTGACAGTGCACATGGTCATTCTAAGAACGTGATTGAAGCAACTGAGCGACTTAAGAAGCTCACTGATGTTCCAGTCATCGTTGGTAACATTGCAACCGCAGGAGCCGCTATAGAACTCTACAATGCTGGTGCTGATGCCCTAAAGGTGGGCATCGGTCCTGGCTCCATTTGTACGACGAGAATCGTAGCGGGTGTGGGTGTCCCCCAAATCACCGCTATTCAGGATGTTGCCAGTGCCAATGGAGGCAAACTCGACATCCCCATCATTGCAGACGGTGGTATCCGATACAGCGGCGATATCGCTAAAGCCATCATGGCAGGTGCGAGTTGCGTGATGCTAGGCTCCCTCCTTGCAGGACATGATGAAGTCCCCAACTATCAAGGTGTCATCATTGACGGCAAGCGGTATGTCCCTTACCGTGGAATGGGAAGCGAAGGAGCAATGGGTGACGGTTCTGGAGACAGATACAGTCAAGACGGCTCAGATAAGTTCGTCCCTGAGGGCATCGAGGGTTGCGTCCCTTATAAGGGTGCAGTTGCGGACACCCTCTACCAGATGGTCGGTGGTCTAAAGTCAGCAATGGGTTATGTCGGTGCTGCAACGATTGAAGACCTTATTAAGCAGGGCGAAAGCTACTATCACATGGAAGGGTTCGTAGGGGTAAGTCCTAACTCCCTGCGAGAGAACCACCCACACGATGTCCACATCACCAAGGAAGCACCAAACTATGCAACAGCAAGCACTTCATGACTTCATCAAGACAGTACCAAAGGCAGAACTGCACCTCCACATCGAGGGTACACTTGAGCCTGAGTTGATGTTCCAACTAGCAGAACGGAATGGTATCGAACTGCCCTTTTCCTCCGTGGATGAGGTCCGTGCAGCCTACGAATTCAATAATCTGCAATCTTTCTTGGACATCTACTATCAAGGTGCTAACGTGCTGGTCACGGAGCAGGATTTCTACGATCTCACATGGGCATACTTCTTAAAGTGTAAAGAGGATAATATCGTCCATGCTGAAATCTTTTTCGATCCACAAACCCACACCGATCGCGGTATCCCCTTCGACACCGTGATTAATGGCATCTTTTCAGCCACGGTAGATGCAAACGACCAGCTTGGGATCTCCTCTAAGATTATCATGTGCTTCCTCAGACACCTTCCTGAGAAGCGTGCAATGATCACACTAGCCGAATCGCTTTCGCACAAAGATAAAATCATCGGAGTAGGCTTAGATTCATCAGAGGTAGGCAACCCACCTGCCAAGTTCTATCGGGTATTCGCAAAAGCCGCGGAAGAGGGTTTCGAGCTAGTAGCACACGCAGGAGAAGAGGGACCACCCAGCTACATTGGGGCAGCGTTAGACATACTCAATGCAGTGCGTATAGACCATGGAGTACGTTGCTTAGAAGACGAACAGATCGTCCACAGGCTGGTTGATGAAATGATACCACTTACCGTATGCCCCCTGTCAAATGTGAAATTACGTGTATTTGATAAGCTCGAAGATCACAACTTACGTACAATGCTTAATAAAGGTATATTCGTCACAATTAATTCAGATGACCCAGCCTATTTCGGTGGATACCTAAACGAGAATTATATCCAATGCCAAAAAGCACTTGATCTTACAAAAGAGGAAATAGTCACACTGGTAACAAATTCCTTTTCTGCATCATTTTTAAGTACAAAAGAAAAAGCAAAATGGATTGATAAGATCAGTTCTCAGTATGCATTTTTGAGCATGGTCTGATAGTATTCTGAGATATATTCAGCAGCCATGTATGTGCATTCCCAGTATTGGGAGCCATAGCCGTCCCAGTGATTTAGACAGCCGCTAGTGTGCAACACGAGATTATGCTAATAGCTCGGCATATCGTGTAACAAATCAAACAAATTTAAATACGTGCAAACGCCTCACGCCGCAAAGCCGCTGTGTGGGCGTTTGTTGTATCATGAGCTAGAACAAATCAAATCAAATCGAAGTGCTCATGGATTTTACCAGGTGAACTGTTTGTGCATGTGTGCAAATCTGTGCACATTAGCTTTTGTGTAATTAAGAATGCAACGCCGCATGCACGGCTGTTAGTACTGTCAGAATCAATTGAATCAGTGCAACATGGCTGCGGGCGCATAACCTTTATAATAATTGCAATAATAAAAACAAAAAAAAATAGAGACTGGTGTATCCATGTATATCTGCAGTATGGATGTATATCTGGTGTATTTGAATGTAATGCACGCCTACGAAATATATGGGGGGATATTCGCGGAGCGAGATATATACCCCTAGGGAACCCCCCCAACTAAACCACCCGATTCTCTGTGAGGCTCTGATTCCTTATAAATACATGCAGAAGACAATATACACCCCCTCGGCGGGGGGAAAACATATACTACCCAAGGGACCCACAATTTTTCCTAAAAAGGATATTTGAAAAATGACAATCCAAAACAGAATTTACATGCAGAAGTTAATGGATAGCTTGAAAAGAGCAGAAGAAGATTTACTAAAGGAAAATATCGCGGGTATGCCCCCTGCTGGCGGTGGATCTCCTTTAGGTTCGATGCCCCCAGGCGGAATGAGACGTATCCCTGGAATGGGTAGTACACCATTCCGTAGTAAAAGGAATCCTGGAAGTAATACCGATCAAGTACAGGGTGATAGATTCCCTGATAAGATGGATGTGATCAGTCAAGATGGTGGAGTAGGATTCCCACCATCATGGTGGTCAGAAGAAAACGGACCTTTCCAAGATCAGACGCACCAGATGGCTGCATGGTTCCAGTGGTTGCATAATCATGGTGGACTCGAAGCATTCTTGCAGGGATACCAAGGTCAAGTCACCCCCGCTATGGAATATTTCTGGGAGAACCTTGGTTATCTCTTGAATAACATGGAAAACTATTACGGGTGGGATCCAGATGGATGGAGTCCTTACATAACTGGTTATTTCAATCAGTTAATGGGTGCTATTAATAACTACAATGCTCATATGGCTGGTGGTTACATAGATAATCCCGATCCTTCCATCGACGGTGGGTTGACCAATGGACTTGGTGCACCTCCTGCTGGTGGTTGATAACCCCTTTCCTCTTCCGAAAGATTCGACCTTTAAAAAGGATGCTGAGATATGGGAATGTTCTTCGAAAACTTCGACCCAGTTGCGGGTGTTGCCGTGCCCGCAACTGGGGGATTGACTGTCAATGAAGCAAAGGGAGTGCCTATGAATCATAGGCAGACCTATCCTGGGAGAGAGAACCACCCCGCAGTTCCGCCTCCTTCCCAACAAGTGGATCGCTTCCGCTATGATGTCGAGTCAAGGCCAGATACGCCTGGCTCTCTAGATTGGTTACAACAACTTCGGAAGCCCGACGCTCAACAGTGGTATGAGTTTCTGGTTCCAATAGAGTTCAGGGATCCGAGGTTCACGCTCGAAAGATTGCCACCCATGCCACCAATCCCTCCCCAACAGCAGTTTAGTAACCCTGGACCTCTCCTACCCGATGACCCTTCAGATATTGGTGAGCCTGGACCACCACGTTTACCATATCAGCAACTTACACCGCCAGGAAATCAGGTAAATCCTACACCCATGACACCACAAGAAGTAAAAAACATGCTTAAAGACATGATGAGGAGAAAATAGAATGAGCATCTATAGGAAAAATGATAATATCAAAAGCCTAACAGAGGCATACAAGGGAATGTTCTCCCCTGAGAAATCGAACGATCCCATCGCAGATGATTATGCAGCATCGCAAAATGAAACATATATGGCGCCCAACGCAAATTCACCAATGATGAATGATAAACCAGCATCACTCTCTAAGGGTGATATGGGTTCTAAGATGCCTGATCAATCCGTCTCCCAACCCCCAGAAGGCGGTTTGGACATGTTAGGTACATACACTGAGTCTTTCTTGGACTGGTTCTTATGGTTTATGGAAAATCAGGACTCTCTTGATTTTAACAACATGGGTTCTTACATGCAGCAAATATACAATATAATTGGTAATTCTGTTCCAAACGGTCAGTTTAACCAAGATTCATTGAACCACATACTAGCAAACTGGGGGCAACCTTACGTATGAGCATCTATAGGAAAAATGATAATATCAAAAGCCTAACAGAGGCATATAATAAAATGTATTCTTCTGATGAAGATGTTCAGGGCATTGAAGAAATTCATGATATGCCAGACCGTCTAGGTCCAGATGGAGTGCCGAATTCACCTAGCACCCCACAAACACCCAAGAGGATTAAAGAGCCTGGAGTTCCTAGACCACCCATTAGTCCTATTACCAATCCAACTCATCCGAACGCACCCCCACCACCAGTGATTAAACCACAACTCCCGTTGGATCGACTAATCCCAGACCTGCTGGACCTTTGGGACAAGATGACCAGTCCATACCGTTTTAGGCGATAGGGTATTCAAACCTATTGAGATTATAAATAATGTGTGAAAGGAAACAATAATAATCAATGATTAGAGATACCTCTTCACAATCAAATACCATAACAAGACAGGACGGTGTGCCATGCGAAAGCGGGTACGCCGTCCTTTCTTATAAGGATTTCTCCTACGGTCCGAGCAAGATAGGCAGTGCGCCAGTCGTTACGCTATCCATGCAAGGTGAGGGTGTATCAGACCCTCACTAAGGAACTTCGCTACCTTTGGACCGTCATTCATAGTAGGCAACCCCTTGACCTTTGTCAGGGGGTTGTCTTTTTTATATATAAAGGAGAACATACCCTAGGAGACTCCCTATATGAAGAATTTCAAACAGTTTGTCTTGACAGAGGCTAGAGGATTCTTCATGGGTCACCACATAGGTGATGATGTGGTGTTCAAATCAGGATCTTATGCTAGTGCTGGGTCTTTCACCATTGTTTCTCATGACATGGTATCGGACATTCACTCCAAGGTGGATGGTTATGTTCAAAAAGGTTATGAGGTTGCACAACAATGGACTGGTCCAGATAAAGAGATCACTGATACTAGTAAGGTAGATAGTTATAATGATGGTAGAATCATAGTATTAGATAGCCAGAAGAAAAAAGTCATAGTGGTCATATTTGGCAAGGGTAAAAATTCTGGTGCATCACCTAGAAGATTCAACCTTAGATACTCAACAAGCACAGAATCGCTAGACCTTAAACCTCAATCATTGGGTCTGAAAGAGAAGCCCTATGGTATGGATTCTTTCGCTAATACTGTAATAAATGCGGTCCTCGACAGGAAAGATTTAGACCCAGCAGTCAAGGGTTATCTCGAACTTCTAGTTGAGTATTATTGGAATAATTATAGCAATGAAGTGGCAAACGACATCAAGAATGAGTATGGTGATGTCCTCAGTAGCATGCCCATGGGTCAGATTAAGAAGAACTTCGGTGAAATAATAGGTCCCTTAGCAATTCTTGCAAGCAAATCCGTACTGTTCAAATCAATGAAATTCAATAAAAGAGACAAAATACTCTTGCCTTTAAGGGGTAACGAGGAACTGGTAGACTTCTATCTTGTGAAAGACGGGAGACAAATACCTTTCTCTGCCAAGTCTGGAAGATCTACTACCAACTTGGTAAAGCCAGGCAATATAGTGTCACTGATTGATGCTAACCCCTCCTTCAAGAGGAAATACGGTAGGTCTCTGGAAGTCAAGGTTATGAAAGACCTTGCCAGCAACGTAGCAACTGATGGACCCATGGTAGCAGCATATAACCTTAACAAATCTATCAAGGAATTCAAGAAGATCTCCAAGGAGATGCTAGACCATTGGACTTCTACCTCCAGTAGGAAGGGCAGAGATTGGAAGTATATCCCCGAGTTATATGATGACTATGCTTCGGCTATCGGATTGAACACCAGCGGAAGAAAGAAACCAACGTTTGGTGAAATACTCTATTACACCGAAACAACCCTCGCTAGAGCAAGCAAGGGTGGGATATTAGACTACTCAGAGATGTTCAATGAGGTGGTAGGTGGTGCAGTCAACTACATCAACCTAGTCAAGATGGATAAAAACGGTCTACCAGTGTGGGAGACCTCAGAAGGTGGAAGATCAACTGCCCATTTGAGAACTAAAAATGGAACTACTAGGATCGCAACAGACAAAGTTGGTTTACAAGTACATACAGGGTAATAAATGAATAGATTTATATGGTTCAATACTGACGAAGAGACTATAACACTTGAAACAAGATCTTATAAATCTCATATGGCTGGATGGCATGCATTAGTGGCAGTTCAAAATCCTGATTCTATGGGTTTTGACCAGTCTGTGATTATGGATTTGCTGGGAGAGGAAAGATATAATACACTAGCAGGAATACCGATCGAAAGTGCATTCTCTGGTGATAACAAGAAGAAATTGCAACAAATGGAAGATTATGAGAGACCGATAGAATCCTTGATTTACAAAGAAAGACCAATGATGGTGAAGGCTAGGAGATCTTTAGATTCTCACAGCGGTAAAAACTGCTGGTTTATCACATCCACAGATAAGGATAAGGCTAGAATATTTCTAAAGCGGATGGGTGGAGAGATGAAAGACAGAGATATTATTATGATATCTACCCTGTCTAAGGAAGTGGATAAAGAGTTCACATGTAGAGAATCGGCGATAAGACATCTAGAAGGAAGAAAGAGATCTATTATAGGTGAAAGAATGGAACAGATAAGGAACTTATAGCACTATGAATGAGAATCTCAATAAAGGCACAAATAAAGACCACGGTTCCTCATCGGGCAAATTCGTCAAAGGTTGGGTTCATCCCTCTGGTAAGGTATATGTGTGGAACAAGATGGAACCGTATCATGTTCAGTATATTGCTAATAATCCTAGCAAGTTTAGACTCAAAGAGCAAGATATACTAGACCATCTAATAGAAAGATATGAAGACTATGGTGTTAACCAACCAGCTACATCAGCAAGAAGCGAGATGATCAATCTTAAGAATGGTCGTACTGATATTGATAGAAAAGTAGAATTGATGGTGATAAAAAAGGGTTGGTGTAGATTTGTGCTTGATGATGACTGGGGGGGTCTCAGAGGTATCAAAAATAAAGACATACACAAATGTGCCAAGATATTGTTCGACAAGATGGAAAGAAGGTTCACCAAAAGTTTTGGACTAGAGGTGAATATAATAGATGCTAGGCTTGGGGACTATAATTACCGAAAAGGTAAATATCTGGCCCACGACATGCTAAGGGCATGGGTAAACGGTAAACAACCAGACCCCCATAGTGTTCAATTAAGGAAGCATACCGAAATAGGAAGGACTATGAAAATGTTCAGGGGTCATGACTGGGACGAGCCAGTAAAGATTTATAGTAGTCACATACCTTTATCGTTCAAAGAATGGTTGAAAGAATCCGTGGAAATGAAAGACGGAAAGTATGTTACCGTGAAGCAGTTTAACTCTGAGGATGCGGCTATGGCATCTATAGAGAATGCAGAAGGTCTTATTGACCACATGAAGATTATGGATTCTGTATATACTATGGTGTTCGATAGTGAAGACCACAAAGAGAAGTTCGTAAAAGATCATGAATTTAATCTTATGGGGGAATCAACCACACATGATTCTAACTCAATTAGTGAGAAGAGCAGTAGAGCAGAGATAGAAGGTGCTATGGAGTGGTGGCATGGCGAAATCACTGCATCCAGTAAGAGAGATAGAGCCGCTATGGGGTATGGTAGACCTGAGCATATTAGGGAACTAATCAAAAGACCTGTGCCTAATCTTAAATATCATATTAAGATGTATAATGCTTACCTAGACGAATACGGTCCTTTTGATGAAGTACCATCCAGATTAGAAGAGGCAAGAAGATTTACACCATCTGGTACATTCCAATTTCCTAGTGCAAACCAAGCAAAAGATTTCATGAGTGATATTTCAAGAGAAGGAAGAGGGAATATCCAAACTCAACACAGATTTGAACAAGGTTATGGCAGGAAGAATATAATCGATGTAAAATGGTCAGGCACTATGGATAGAGTAGTATATGACGTTCTTAGAAAATATAATGGCCGTGCATGGACTCAAGGGTAGGACCTTAATGAAATCATTTAAGCAATTCATACTAGAGACATATGCTGATTCTGGCATAGGCAAGTGGATGAGACAGTCTGCTGGGGGATCACCAGGCTGGGATAGGTATGGTACTAGCGGACAAAAACTGGGTAAATGTGGGGATGCAAAAGAGGGAGATGCATACTCTGCATGCTTATCTGCTAGCAAGGCTAAGAAATTGGGTAAAGATGGAATAGCATCATATGTTAGAAGAAAAAGGGATGCACAGAAGAAGTCTGGCGACTCTTCCAAAGGTGGTGAGGAAAAGAAGGGTCAGAAACCAGTATATGTCAAGACAGAGAGTAAAGAGCCTGGTAAGGACTATCATGAAAAGATGGCAGATAAGTTGAGGAAAGCAGGATTTGACCTGAGGAAACCAATCAGCAGGAAAAAAGCATGGGATGTCATCGGAAGTATGGCAGTTAGCAGGCTTGCTGACAAAGGATATATAGATATAGAGGGTGGTGAGGGTAGACAGAAAAGAGAATCTGTTATAGAGTCTGACAACAAGCCTACCAACCCATCTCTATGGAAGAAAGCATTATCTAAGGCTAGATCTAAATTCGATGTATTCCCATCAGCATATGCTAGTGCTTGGGCATCAAAGTGGTACAAAGAACAAGGTGGAGGTTGGAAAAAGAAATGAAATCATTTAAGCAATTCATAAAAGAGCAGCAAATGGGTGGTGGACCTCCAGGCGGTTTCCCAGACGATTTGCCTGATTGGCCAGAAGAAGATATGTGGGATACTATAAACGATGATGGGACTTGGACTTCTGGAGGATATACTTGGTATATTCGAGATGGTCAACTATATGTATACATAGATGGAGAATGGTACTTGCGTGGTGCTTCACTAGACACTGGTGAAGACGAAGATTCGACCGCAAATGGACGAGATGGGATAGACTGGCGTGATAGTTATGGTCTCCTGTTCCAGATTCTTATAGATTTGGGATATAGTATTAAAGAAATACGTGAACTGGGCATTCCAGTCCCTGAACATGAGCCATGGGAGGACCCCAAGGACGACCCTGATTACGACCCAAATGTGGATGGGATACCACCTTGGTGGGACCAACCAAATAACCCCCCACCACCTCTCCCCGATGGAACTGATCCTGTTTATCTAGAGGATGGTCCATATGGACCAGGCTGGTACTATGATGATGAATTTACTCCAGTTCTTCCAGAAGATTATGAATCAGGCATGATGTCTAATTATGGACCATCTGGGGTAGCGGCCATGCCTTCATCTATACCATCGCTTACACCTAATATCAAGGGTGGAGGACCCAAATGAAGTCATTTAAGCAATTCATCATAACTAAGGCAGATATAGACAGTATCACATATGGTACTCCTACCGTCCAACAGCAAGAGAGAATGGACAAGGAACTGGAGTATTTTGATGACAGTATATATGACCTAGTTACGATGGGGTGTGCACCGAGCAATACCAGCGACACTACCAAGAAAGAATTGTATTACCTACACAGGGTAGAAAAAAACGAAGAAATGTTTGAAAAGTATGACATGCATTTTTCTCCCTCTATATTCGGTTATGCTAGAGATAATGGTCTAGACTTTGATGAAGAAGAACTTAGACGGATAAAAAGAGAAGCATCTAACATATTGCTACACGTAAAATTCCACTTTAACAGGCCTAGACCTTATCAGATAGCGGACTCCCTTGGTATGGAGCTAGACCACATGAATACCGAATCTGGTCACACACCCTCATACCCCAGCGGGCATGCAGGTTTGGCAAGGCTATTGGCACTGCTGATTGCTAAAGACAACCCAGATTATAAAGACGAACTAATCGCCATCGCGGATGAGATAGCCTTATCTAGAGAGATAGGCGCTGTTCATTTTCCCTCAGACAATGATTTTGGTAAAGAAGTTGCCAATATAATGTATAGCGAACTCACTGGTGAGGAATTGCAGGAATGTGATTGCGGTTGTGATGAGCGTTTAGATGAGGCAGAATACCAAGGCAAGAAGGTAACATTAAATAAGCCTTTTAGAACGCCTGGAGAATCTAAGAAATTTGCAGTTTATGCCAAGAATGATAAAGATAAAGTGGTAATTGTTCGATTTGGTGACCCGAATATGGAAATCAAGAGGGATGACCCGAAGAGATTAAAAGCATATCGCTCAAGAATGGGTTGCGACACCGATCCAGGACCCAAATGGAAAGCAAACTACTGGTCTTGTTATCAGTGGAGAGCTGGTGCAAAAGTAGACGACTAATTCGGAGGTAGGTGATATGTTCATCATGAAAAAAGAATCATATGACAATAGACTGGATAGACGTAGCACTAACACTCCTAACTACGGGGTTTTTTTCCCTAATAGGGTTTGTATGGAAATACTCACATAAGGTAACAGCATTGGAAAAAGATGTTGCTGATAATAAGAGAAGAATAAGGAAAATGGAATCTGACCACGACAAGGTAATGGACAAAATGTATTCTATTGTGAAATCCCGTGGGGACTTTCAAATCAAATAGGGGTACTCAAATGGAAAAATCAACCAATAAAGAAGAATGTTCAGTGTGTCGTGAAAAAGATGTAGAGAGACTCAAGTTCGAACTACATAAATGTAAAGATGCAGGTAAGGTTAAAGATAAGAAGATTAAACAGTTAGACAAAAAGGTGTTCGTACTCACTTTCATAGCAGTCGCTATTGGTGCTATTTTTGGTAAGGAAGTGTTAGATACAGTCATTGAATGGTTGGAATCAATCGGCAGTTTTAATTCTGGTGTTAATCACATAACTCATACTGGGGTATATCCAGCGCCTGGAACATTGGCAGTATTTGCACTACCAGTAATCATGGGAAGAAGAAGCAGGAAGAGAAAATGAAATCATTTAAACAATATATTGACGAAGCAGTGACCGATGATCGCAAGGAAGTCGCTAAAGGGCTTAAGAAGTGGGCAAAGCAATATGTGAGCGGATCTATATCGGTTAAATCGGGTAGTGGTAAAACTCCCTTTGTCCAGTTGACGGCAAGAGGAGGGGAGATCAGCAATGACCTCCGCAAGATGGTAATCGACAAAATATTCACAGATGCTAAAGTACGCGACATGAATGATATTAGTTACGGTAACGTCACTAAGAATTATATCGCTATCACCTCTGATCAATGGAAGAAGGTGATGGGACTGGATGAGACTATAGTTAAGAGCGGTGACAAGTGGAAGGTCATGAACAAGGACAAGTCAAAGACCTTAGGTACTCACGACTCTAAAAAGATGGCCCTCAAGCAGTTAGCAGCCGTAGAAATAAGCAAAGCGAGCAGAGGGAAATGAAATCTTTCAAAGAATATATAATAGAGAGGCTTAGGATCAACTACAAAAAAGGTAGAAAATTGGTGGCTACCAAGGGTAGTAAAGAAGGCGAGACTGGAACTGTGGTGTCTATGGGTCCCAATGCGGCATTTGTACGAATCAAACTGGATAAGAACGATCAGGTAATACAGCAGAATCCTAAATTCTGGAAAGTTATGAAATGAAATCATTTAAACAATATCTAGAAGAGAACTTGGGTTCAGGTTCTAAAATTAGTCTTTCCCCAAGTTCTAGTATGGGGAATTTCAGAAGCACTCCATCACCTCCACCAGAAGGTGAAGGAGAAGGTGAAGAAGGACCAGTAAAACTCGTACCAACCACAGACCCAACTCAATGGGTGGATCCCGATGGGAACCACTATTGGGATTCAGATGGAGATGGTGTTCCAGACATGATTTGGAACGGAGATGCATGGGTGGTAATACCACCTGGATTAGAATTTGAAGATGGAGAAGAACCAGACGAAGATGAAGATGAAGATGAAGAACCAGATGAAGGTGAGGACGAGGATGAGGACGAGGATGAAGATGAAGAACCAGATGAAGAAGATGATGATTTAGTAGAAATACCATGGGAGCTTTGGCAACAACTTCAATTATTGCAGCCAGCATTCAATCCTGGCTTATACTTCAAACCTCCAGGCGGTGAGGGTGGTGGAGATGGTGGTGGTGGAGGTGGCAATATAAATTGGTATAAAGAAACTCCATGGAAACCAGGCTACCCACATCCAAGTGATGGTAGTCCCAGTCCTTCAACTCCAGGTAACTGGATTCCCCTACCCTATGGTAACTGGTGGAATACAGATGAACGTCGACCACGAGGTAGACAAGAGTACGACGAATTAGAATGGTACTATGACCCATCGAACATCGGTGGTGGTGGGAGCATGCCATAAATCCAATGAAATCATTTAAACAATATCTAAAAGAGAACTTGGGTTCAGGTTCTAAAATTAGTCTTTCCCCAAGTCCTAATATGGGGATGGGAGATTTTAGAAGTAACCCAACACCTCCACCACCACCAGAAGGCGAAAGTTCTCTGGGGTGGAGTCCTTGCGGTGGTTGTGGACCCGATGGACAGCCTGGTGAGTTTATACCTGATGGTCAGGGTGGGACATATTTTTATGACCCCGCAACTGGTGATACCTACTATTACAACCCAGCAACTGGTGAGTGGTCGAATTTCTCCGATGGGGACGACAATGACTCCATCACACCACCAGACCCAGAACCAGGCCCATCACCAGACCCATTTAAACCAGTTGTTGTACCCAGAGAGAAATATGACAAATGGGATAACTGGTGGGATGAAAATATGCCACCTGAATATCCGCCGTTTGATTTCTGGTTCCATCCAGACGATGAAGAATATGAAGACCCAGCAGACATTCCTGCACCATCAGGATGGCCACCAAATGTACCGTGGCCACCACCAGACTTTCCTCCTGGAATGGACCCTGCAAACTACAACGATATGCCTCCTGCGGGCAATGGTTGGTATCAGTTCTGGGACCCAAATAATGAACCGTTCTATTACAACCCAGGCCCACCACCTTCATATCAGTATGGTGAACCTTACAATGTGGACCCATCTGTACCACCTTGGGAAGCATAAATGAAATCATATAAGCAATTCATCAACGAAGGTAAGAACACTCACCTAGAGCATCTAGAAGATGAACTCTGGAACGAGGGTTCCGCAGGCGTAGAGAACGCACTACGTTTCGTGGGTGAGGTTGCTTCTATGTTATCTGGTAATGCTGATTCTTCTATTAATATCACCACTAAATGGGATGGTGCACCTGCTATTTTCTGTGGTATCAACCCTGAAAACGGCAAATTCTTTGTTGGTACTAAGAGTGTGTTCAATACTGGTCAGCCTAAGATCAACTACACCAATGCAGATATCAACAAGAATCATGGTGGGGGATTGGCAGAAAAACTGAAGATAGCACTCAAACATCTACCTTCATTAGGTATTAAAGGTGTCCTTCAGGGAGACCTGATGTTCACATCCAGTGATCTAAGCAGCATGAAGGTAGACGGGAAATCCCATGTCACCTTCACACCCAACACTATCACCTATGCTATCCCAGAAGGGTCGGATGCTGCCAAAGAGGTTAAGTCCGCTAAAATGGGTATAGTATTCCACACCAAATATTCTGGAAGGAAGATGTCAGACATGAAGGCATCATTCAACCCCAAGGTGAAATCTCTCAGGAAAAACAAGGCTGTTTGGTTCAGGGATGCCGATTTCAAAGACGAAAGTGGTAGTTCCACTCTAACATCCAGTGAAAAGGATGTTATAATGTCTAAAGTGAAGGATGCTAAATCCCTACTGTCCAGTACATCTAAGACAATAGAGTCCTTCAGATCCAACAGGCAGATAATACCTTTCGTCAAGATATACATGAATAGTATGGTAAAAGAAGGCAGCACCGTAGGCAATACTGACGGTCTCATTAGTCACATATCTGCTAAGTTCGATAATGACATAAATAAATTGAAGACAGACGCTGCTAAAGAAAGAAAGAATGCTATAAGAGAAGAGATAGTCAAATACCTCAGATCAGAAGAGGCTAGGCTAGATAAAATATTTAAATTGCATTCTGTTCTTACCGATATCAAAATAATGCTGGTAAGAAAATTGGAGAGGATTAAGGGTATAGGAACCTTTATTAGAGATGATAAAGGTTTCAGGGCTACGTCTCCAGAAGGATTTGTGGCAGTAGATAGGATTTCCAATAAGGCACTTAAACTGGTCGATAGACTAGAATTCAGCAGGTCTAATTTTACGGTTGCTAAAAACTGGGTAAAGGGATAAAAAAAATGAGCGATAAAACATTATCTGAGGCAATAAGACAAGACTTAATGTCTAACATATTCGAGGCTAAAATGTCGTCTTCGGCGAGTGACCCGACTGGAAATACCTCTAGTTTCTCAGGCGGCATAGCAGCATTGTCCCAAGATGTTGAATCTGGGGGTAGTCCGATCACCCCTGCATACACTAGGATGGCATTGGATAGAGCAGCGGCTAAGAGTATGAATCCCCTATACAGGTCTATGATGAACTGGTTAAGGAGAACATCCAAGAAGAGGGACGACGAAGAAATGGGAATGAGGAGAGAATCTGCCGAGATCTATGAGAATCTAGGTTATTCTAATCCATACTCCATGAAACAACCACAGAAACCCGAGGATGACTCAGATATGCAAGAGATTCCTATGTGGGATTCTTTGACTGGCAGGAAGAAGAAATTCAAGGCTATAATGACTCCTCCCCAAGATGATGCTCTCAGAAGTTCTAGAGAAATAAATCAAGACATGAGAGACGGATATATGCAAGCAGCAGCAGCCCAAAGAATAACACAACCTTCTGGTGGTTCTGATCCCAGAGGATTCGAGGTTCCTTATGGATTCCGCATACCAGTGGGTGCAAATAAAGACGAATTGGACTTTGGTATGAGTTATCATGAGTATGAGACGAGGAAGAAAGAACATGATCAAAACCCCACCAACATGAACAGTGCATATGCTGACCATCCAGCGGTAATGAAGCATCTGGACCAACAGAAGCAGCTCCAGCAAGTCCAGCAGGCAGACCAAATGAATGCTCAGGGTGGTGAAGAGCAACAACAGCCTGGTGGAATGCCTGGAATGGGTGCTGGTGGAGACCAAATGCAGCAGATGATGCAGCAAATGATGGGTGGTATGCAAGGTGGTGGACAGCCCCAGATGCCTCCTATGGGTGGGATGGGCAAAAAGCCCCAGATGCCTCCTATGGGTGGGATGGGCAAAAAGCCCCAGATGCCTCCTATGGGCAAAAAAGACGACACGGCGCAAGACATCATGAAACTACTCAGAGGTATGGGTGGTAGAGACAAGAGAAGAAGATAATCAATTAAAAAGGAGAATATAAAATGGACGGATTTTTAGGAACTATTTGGTGGTCGGTACTCATGTTCGTAGCAGGAGCACTAATTGGAACTCCTCTTTGGGGATGGGTTAAGAGTTTCATGCCTTGGAACAATAAGGACTGATATGGTGACAAGAGGCGGCTCGTATATTAGCGAAGCAAATGGTAAGGGAATGGTATTTACCTTCGGTAGATTCAACCCTCCCCATGGTGGTCATGAATTATTGATCAATAAGGTAATATCTACTGCTAAAAAATATGGTCACGAGCATTCGATATATGCCAGTCAGTCTCAAGATTCAAACAAAAACCCCTTGGGGTATAATGATAAAATCAAATATATGAAGGCAGCCTTTAAACAGGCTAATGTTGTTAAAGACCCCAAGATGAAAAATCCTTTTTTCGTAGCGAAGAAGCTAAGCGATGAAGGTTACAAGCACGTAATTCTAGTAGTAGGTGGGGACCGTGTAAAAGATCTTGAGAGAGAAATCAGGAAATACATTGGTCACAAGGATCCAAACAAATCATTCAACTTCGACACTTTTAGTGTGGTGAGTGCTGGGAAAAGAGATCCAGATTCCGATGATGTCACTGGTATGTCCGCTTCTAAGATGCGATCACTAGCATCTGATGGAGACTTTGATGGATTTAGCAAAGGCGTTCCTTCCTCAATGTCCTCATCCAATACCAGAAAAATGTATGATTCCATAAGAAAATCTATGGGTGTCAGAGAAGACATATCTAGTCTATTTGACCAACTGGATGTAGGGATATCAGAAGAAGAACTGAATAGGCAGGCAATCAATAGATTGGACCTAGACTCTTTGCAACTCCTAGGAATCATGGAACAGGTAGAAGAAGAGCCTACTGTAATAATACTTTCTATCTTCGATGAAGAGGGAGAGTACAGCGATACCACAGACAAATTGGTGAAATCTTGTGACAAGATTGGGTTAACTAACTATGTGGTGTCGGTAGAAGACGCTTATGTGGTAGACGAAGACATGGATGATAACATCATTACTATCCATAACTACAACGGCAACGGCAAGAAACTAAATCTGAATACTAGTAACACGGTGTGTTTCCCCAGAGGAAGTGTGCTGAAGAACTATTCTGGTATAGGTATACTCAGCATAATACAAGACACTGATATATTCTCTGTTAACAAACTAAGTAGCATGGAATTAGCACAGAACAAGTTTGCTACTGCTATAGCACTGGAAAGAGCTAGCATTAACTCACCAAGGACGGCATTGGTTGCCAACGAGGATGCGATAGAGATAGCATTAGAGAAGATAGGTGGAAAATTCCCCGTAGTAGTCAAGACAATCACTGGAGCAGAAGGAATTGGTGTTTCACTAGTAGAATCAAGAGAGTCGTTGACTGGTGTTCTGCAGTCCTTGTGGAAATTCGAAGCAGAAGTCATCATACAGGAATATTTCAAGATAGACTATGATATCAGATCCATAGTCCTCGACGGCAAGGTTATTGCCAGTGCTAAGAGATTGAAAGGGCAAGGAGATTTTAGGACTAACAAATCTCTAGGAAATGAAACAGAACCTTATGTCTTGTCAGAAGAAGAAATAGAAATAGTTGAAAAGGCTGCCAGCGTCATTAAATGCTATTGGTGTGGTGTAGACCACATGGTGGTGGATGGAGAAGACGGTGAGGAATATAAGGTATTGGAAGTGAACGGTTCGCCTGGAAGCGGAGCAGAACCATTTCACTCATACTTTGGTGATGGTGGAGAGGTAAGCGGTCAAGGCATGATAGATTATGTAGTGGACTATGTCTCAGATAGAGAAAACTGGGTGTCATCTACCACCGAAATCGGAGCGGTAGAAGAGATAGAGATAATAGGAATGGGCAAGGCAGATGCCAGAATAGACACGGGCAACGAGTCTTATAATGTCCTTCATGTGGATAGTGCCGAGTACAGCACCGAAGACAAAGATATGGTCAGATTTTCCACCATGGGTGAAACCAAGCAACTACCAGTAGAAGAGGTGGTGACCATAAATACGGGAAGCGGCAACAAAGAAAAGAGGATGGTGGTCAAGCTTGACCTGAAGATAGGAAGCAAGACCATCAAAAATGTCAAGTTCTCTCTTGCAGATAGAGAAGACAATGACTATCCAATACTAATAGGTAAGGTATTTTTAAAGAATCACCACTTTTCAGTGGACGTAGCCAAAGAGCACGTGATGAAGGAATCTTTAGAAACACTAAATAATAAGTTCACCAATCTCGCTATTTGATCAGGGAGTATCAAAATGAAATCGTTCAAAGATCTTAGAAATAAAATATCCAAAGTGTTGTCGGAGCATCACGATGGTAACGGAATGGGTCTGCAAGTCCCAAACATGAATGCACCATACGCATCTGACGGTGGAGTAAACATGTTCATGGTTGAAGACCCAGAAGTCTTAAATAGACTCAACCTAGCACTCAAGAACGTCCTAGAGTCTTCTAGAGGTGCAAGCACCAATACTCAGATGGTAGCAATCAAGACGGCATTAGTTCAATGTGGACTTGACTTCGATACCTCTGAAATCACCATATCAGAGTCAGAAGGTGGATCCCAAGAATTGCAGTTAAAGCAGTTTGGTGGAAGAACTGGCATGACTCCTGAAGAAGGATTCGTCGATGATGATGGCATCTCCCATAGGAACGATGGTAAGGGCATGGTAGTTAGAATCGAGATGAAGGTAGACAATGGATCTAAGGATATCAGTGCCGTGGTTATGCCTAAGGCAATGTCTGAGTCCTTTATATTTGAATCACCTATGGGGATGGGTGGTATGGGTATGGGTGCTCAGCAAATAAATCAACCACAGCAGAAACCTAAGCCTCTAGGTTTGGGTAAGGGAGACACACGGCTTACACCACCTGCGGATGATAATGCAGTTGATTGGGACGCGTGGTATGAGGAATGGTTAGAAAATAATGGTGGTAATGCCAGCTATTGGGGTCAACTAGGTAACTTCTGGGATTATACTGGTCTCGGTCCCCCATCTTGGGCAGAATTAGTGGGTGTATCACAAGGAAACCCCGACTTTAATTGGGGAACTTTCCTACAAAACTTCTCAGATAACTTCCCTGCAGTAGACGATATTGTAGAAACAACCATGTTTGGTAATCCAGCATTTCTCATGGGATTTGTGAGCGGTGGAGGTTTCGGATTCTATTATGACCAAGATGCTGGTCAATGGGTCATAAACGATTTCGGTGGCTGATAATCCCTGATATAAAAGAGAATTTTTGTTAATGAAGAATTTTGAAACATTGAACTCTGGTAATTATATGATGTTTGCCATGAAGAATTATGACAATCCTCAGTGCTTAGACATGGATGAATTCAACGCAGATCTCAATAGGATAAAATACCTTAAGAGATTGTTCAGAAGATACCATACTACTGAGGATTTAAAGGAAAGATTGATACTTAATCACCTGATCATATTATATAATGTTTTTGGCATTATACCCGCGACCAGACTCCTATTTCATAGAATGGACGTTGAGTACCATTCACTGCTGAAGACTTTTATAGTATTTTTGAACTTCTTGCCCGAGCTTGACAGAGTAAACGAGATTAGAGAAGCGGATTTGATTTCCATACCGCTTGACCAAAAGGTAATAAAGACACTAAGGAAGATCTGAACATGGCTGGAGCACTTGACATTTTTGTTGCCTACAAGTTCATAAAGATCTTGACCACCCCTTATAAAAAGACCAAGGCCTATCAACTGGGAATAATTGGCGACAAAGGACAGATCTTAAAAAAGAGGAAAGATCTGAAATCTGGAGAGAAGCAGCACTACACTGCTATCCATGGTCTAATATGGAATCTCAAGAAGAAAATATTAGATAAATTGCCTCCGACTAGGACCAGATTGGGATCTTTTGCCACTGGTCTATGGCTGCTTAAAGAAGAACTCAGTATGACTGACTCCAGTCTGATTGAAGATACTTTCCTTGAGCATATTGGAGAGGAGAGGGTCACCCTCAACGAGATGTTCTCCAACGCAACCAGCAAGAGTATCAAAAAGGGCGATTACATCATTAAAGAAGGATGCACCCCAGCATATGATTTCGTGAAGCCAGGGGATCTGATCAATATAAATAATACCAGATCGATTGCCAATATACTGGGAACACCCATATACGAAGGCACACACAAACTGACCAACGAAAGGGTGGTTATAACAAATGAAGAACTTCTCAGAATTTAGAAAAGAATTAGGTGAGGCTAGAATCGCCAGAGGCTACAGGTCTGGTGGTATGCCCACTGGGGATGACAGAGCATCTGATGATAAGCCCCTCCTTATCTGGTTGGACAAGTTAGAGAGAGAACTGAAGAAATTCAGAAAGACCTATGCCAACGTAGATTCAGTAGATGCTGTGAAGCTCTATAATAGAGGTGTGATTCCTAGACAGGCTGCTAAAGATCTGCTTAGTGGAAAAGAGATCAAAGAAGAGACTCTACACTGGGAAAAGATGGGCGATGACGAGAAGCAAGAGATTGTTAAAGGCGCTGGACTTCCCAAGAGGATGTCCAATGATGCTTGGAAAGAATTGGATAGACGTGCCAAGGAGAAGCTGGGCAAGTATATCAACAAAACCACTGGTGGTGAATTTAATCTTAAAGAGAACGTTGATGAAGCACGCAGTAGGAGTGGGCGTGGAGTTCCAGCACCTCTCCCCAAGGCAACCAATTTCGCTATAAGAATGCCCATCAAAGATAAGAAGCATGACACTGAGCTTGCAAAAATTGTTGGTGCTGAGACAGACAGTAAAGGCATGGTTCAGAGTGGACAAAAGCAAGGGGACACATACGTCTTCTACTTCAAGAATGCTAGAGACAGAACCAGATTCAGAGACAAGTATCTAAGAAATGAAGATGCACCACCAGTTAATACAGGTGGGGTGTCTGGTTTGACACCAGACACAGTTGGTGTCAGAAAGAAGAAGAAGAGAAGGCGACATAACGATACCCACAACCCCGTCTTGTTTGACATGGCAAGAAGGAATGAGTCTGTCGAACTAGATGAGGCGATGGATCACAACAAGCGACATAAAGAGGCATTAAAACTGATTAAGATGATCGGTGGCAATAATTGGATAGACTCTTTCGGCGACATGGTGAAGAGCAGACCTAACCCATCAATAGATCCCAATGATTCTAAACCTGTCGACTATATGCAAGACAGAGGCAGGGGAGAATGGGATTTCGCGATTAGAGCAGACGGTTCCGTTGAGTACAACCACCTTGGAAGGTCTGGTAAATCCAATAGCATTGCGGGTTTTAAGAAGCACGTGTCTATCTTCAAAGAGTCTGTCGAGCTTGATGAAGTTACACGGATAGCTGTAGACAAAGAATTCAATAAGGTGACCCGTTCTGGAAAAATGGACACGATGGCTGCAACTCGCCATATCGAGAAAAAATTCGGTATCAAGGATGTAAAAATACAGAAAGATAGGAATGGCAAGACACATGTCACCTCTTTCTTAGAAGAGGGAAGATTAGAGAAATCCCTAAGAATGATAAGAAATGGAGATGAGGCCCCAGCATTCCATAAAGAGTATTGTGGTCATCCAGTTTTCAAGGTGTCTGAACAAGAATTTGGTAACTGTAAGAGCAGACGGAGAAAAGGTGATAAATGGGGTAAATATTTCGACGGAGAGTCGCCCAATCTTGAATCCATCAGGAAGTATTCGCTCAAGAACCCCAATAGACCACTAGTTATTCAAAACGAGGTGACTGGGCAGATGTCAATCTTCAGAAGAAGACTTAATGACGGAAGACTCAAGCACAATAAGAAAAATAAAAAGATGATGGGCGGATATTGATGAAAAGTCTGGTCATGACAACATTGATGACTTTGCTAATGAGCAGTGGATTGATTGCATCGGAGACTAATTATGAAATCAATAATGGCAGTGACCATACTACTATCTTCTCTATTATGCATGACGGCATGCGTGACTACACGGGGTATAGATTCCCATCCAGAGAACACAGCATCCACGGTCGTGGACAGTGTAAGAGAGCAGAAAGAGCAGACAGAAGAGATAACGGATGCCTCAAACGAAATAAGTGGGAGTCTGGAGAAGATAGACAACCACGCAGATTCGATTTTAGACGAGATAGCACTTGCCCCAGAGGATCGGGACCCAAGCATCGACCCAACATTGAACTCGATAGAGGATTCAGCGGAGTCGATCAAGGAAGAGGTAGATTCGGCCCAGAAGGAGCAGGTGAGGATAGACGAGGCATTAGAGGACCTAGAATCCGCAAATGCAAGGGTATCCGCTGCCGTAGGTCAAATAAAGCAGTTAGAAGATCTGGTAGCAGACTACGAGCAATCCGATAGGGAAGTTCGTAAAGAAGCACTAGAGAACCTACATAGTTTCATCACCCTATTCTTCGTGATAGGGTTTGGTATGCTTATTGGTGGTGCATTCCTAACATTCTGGGTGAATAGTAAACTGGGTGGTGTAGTCTTAGCAATAGGTGTTCTTACCGTTGGGTTCGCAGCCGCATCACAATATTACCTTGAAGAGATAGCGGTGGTCGGTCTTATTGTGTTGATAATAGGATTCTTAGCATCTTTAGGTGTGGTAGGATGGATGCTAATCGATGGTAGGAACGATAAGAAGGCGATTGCCGAGATAGTGGAATTGATTGAAGAGACTAAGGACCATCTGACACTGGAAGAGAGACAAGAAATCTTCGGTCGCGATGGTTTCGCCTCTAGGATGACCAGTGACTTGACCAAGAAGATAATAGCACAGGTCAAGATTAAGAACGGCTTCAAAAACCTAACGAGACATAAATAAGAAAACTAACCGACCCTTTAGAGGAACCTAACTCATGCCAGACAAAACACCCAATGACAAGATAAAGAGCCTAGTAGAGGCTGCCAGTATGATTACTAGAGGCATGCCACCAAAACAGAGTGGTATGATGACTGGAATGTCACCTGCTGGTGACCGTGGTCAGACTAGAAGCGGTGGCGACGGCGACGCACCACCAGAAGACAAAGAACCTGACTTCCCTCCACCAAGACCTGCAAAGGATTATAAAGATAAAGAAGACCTTGAAGGACGACCCATTCCCGAAAACGAATGGATAGATTATTGGTGGAATACTGGTCAAGGACCTTTCGGTCCAGGCGGTGGTATGTATCAACTGCACCAGAAAGAGTTCGACAAACTGGGTAGGGGTGGTTGGATAATGCTTTAGGGATTTAAGACGTTAAAATACAAATACTTGCAGATGAAGTAGGCATCCACGATATCACTGACTGGATTGCCTACTTTTTCTCTTTTTGGGGTCAACTCTTCATGCAGGTTGATTCCTGTCTCGCTGACCCATGCATCATGCATCTTGTCTTTGGTGGCAGCCCCACTGCCCGTGGCAAATTTCTTCACCTGTGGGGGAGTGACAGTCCCGAATTTGGTGTCTGAACTCCACAACTTATGTTTAAGAAGACCCGTATTCTCTGCCACGTCAAATACCCTACCAGTGGCAGCGAAAGCATATCCTTCTAGGAGAACGTGGTCGAACATCATTACCCTCTTCATCGCCCAATGGGATATTCTTTCAAATCTCTCTTCTTGGCATTTATACTCCTTAATAGAGCAACCCTGAATAGATCCGTTCAGGTGCTTACATGCCAGTCTCTTAGTTTTGGTAAGGAAGTAGAAGTTGCAGTTCTTGATATCCCATTTGTCACCTATATGGGTGCAAATTGCTGGACTAGTCATACTGTAATCAATGCCTGCTATTCTCATATATTATTTATTAAGGCTATTGGGCTGCTTACAATACTGATTTCCCTATCATCACCCCTATCACGAAACCCATCACAACTGTGATCATGCCCGCTGGGGTTTGAATCAATTCCATTTTTCTAGATACCCAATATACTATTTCTTCTTTCATTCTTAATTTCCTCTTCGATCCAATCATAGACAATATCTACTCTAGTAGCAGAGTTTTCATAAATCATGTCTTTATACATGCTAAATGCGGATATAATACCTACGACGTAAAAGTCGCCGTCAATAAGCATAAACAATGGTCCACCCGAGTCTCCGAACCATACAGAGCCTCCTATGGGAAGCATCTTAAGGTTGGTAGGTTCGCTTTCTAGTGTGCCGTAATAGAAAAGGGTGTCTAGTTTGCTTCTCTTTTTGAACCCTCTGGAATATCCGACAGATACTATTGGTGTGCCCTTCATGGTATCAACCAGCGATTTGGAGTTAATATTGGAAGGTCTTATCCCACGCACATAGGTGTCTAGGAATATAATAGCCACGTCGTGTTCTATTTTCAAAAATGCACTATACTCAGGATGCTTTAGGGAGCACTTAATACTATACAACTCGTCCCCGAATTGTACAAAAGACTCATCATTCCTGATGCAGTGGGCAGCAGTTAATACCACGTCTTCTTCAATCAGCACTACGGAACATTTAGGACGCAAGTCGTCATCCAATAATCTACCCACTGATGGGAATTCGCCCTCAGATATGGTGACAAACCCTTCTACATTGGGTGTTACTTCTATTTTTGGTGGGGGTGGACTTTCTGTCTTGGGTGGAACCACTTTAGTGGCACACCCTGCTGCACATAACAAAATAGCTGATAGATGAACTATCTTTCTTAACATGTCCTCTTTATTTATAAGAACCAGAGGTTCCAGCCATACCCCTTCCTGATATCAAGAAGGCATATACCACCCCTTGTATATCTCCTAGGGGGTATACCACCCGTTGTATATACCCTAACGTGACCCTAACGTCATGTTAAGGTTTTGTTTAGATACTAGGCAATATATTGACAGATAGGCTAGCCTGTGGTACAATGGGTTATAAGGTTGGGGATCGTCCCACCCATTTCAGGAGATATGCCCAATATGGCAACAAAGCAATCAATCAAGGCACGCGAAGACTTCATCAAGGCGATGAAGGATGCGGGTCTTTCTGGCATCGTGACCAGAAGTCAGATCAAGGATCTTTGCAAGAGCACTGGCATCTATGCCTGTCCTCCTTCTTGGATCTCACAGGACCATTCTCGCCGAACTGGTGTTGTCGGTGAATACATCATGCCAGAGCTTGATGATGCCCCAGCACCAAAGGCAGCACCAGTTGCCACTGCCACTGCCACCATCCCCAGTGGAGAGGTGAAGACTGCAGACACCTGCAGTGCTACTATGGCACTCGCCATGACTGGTGGTGCAAGTGAGTCCCTCGTGCCCGATAAGATCGACACCTACGTCCAGTGGGGTCACTTCAAGGACATCGAGACGATCATTCGCACCAAGATGTTCTACCCTTGCTTCATCACTGGTCTCTCTGGCAACGGCAAGACCACCATGGTCGATCAGGTCTGTGCGAAGCTCAGACGCGAGCTGTTCCGAGTGAATATCACCACGCAGACTGATGAAGATGATCTGCTGGGTGGGTTCCGCCTCATCAATGGCGAGACCATCTGGACTGATGGTCCCGTGGTCAGAGCGATGAAGCAGGGTGGGATTCTTCTTCTGGACGAGATCGACCTTGCGTCACATGCGATCATGTGTCTCCAGCCTGTGCTGGAAGGCAAGGGTGTCTTCCTCAAGAAGATTGGTCAGTGGGTCAAGCCCGCGCCTGGTTTCCAGATTTTCGCTACTGCCAATACCAAGGGCAAGGGTAGCGACGACGGTCGATTCATTGGTACGAATGTCCTCAATGAGGCATTCCTTGACCGATTCTCCGTGTGCTACGAGCAGGAATATGCTCCGAAGTCCACCGAGCAGAAGATCCTCACCAAGGCGATGCAGTCGCTCGGCTGCGAGGACAAGGAGTTCACCAAGAATCTGGTTACTTGGGCAGATATGATCCGCAAGTGCTACTATGAAGATGCGGTTGATGAGATCATCACTACTCGACGCCTGGTCAATGTCGCTACGGCATTCTCCATCTTTGGTGATCGTGCCAAGGCAATCGAAATGGCAGTCACCCGATTTGATGACTCCACCAAGGAAGCCTTCCTCACGATGTATGGCAAGATTGATGCCAAGGTGGACATGTCGGATGCTGAAGATCAGCCTGATCCCAGCACTGCTGTCCGATTTAACCTCAGTTGCAGCTACGACGACAAGGATGAGGCTAAGCGTGCGGGTGCTCAGTGGGATAAGAAGACCAAGACTTGGTGGATCACTGGGGACGAGTACAGGAATAATCCCACGACATGGGACAAGTGGAGTCCAGCCCCAGTTGCTGACCTCCAAGAATGCCCGTTCTGAACAGGGCCTTGACAGAAGTAAGGAGCCATGGTACAATGGGTGCTATGAAAGAATTTTTGATGTGGTGTGAGGAAAATGGTCATTGTGAATGGTCTGACCTCAAGGATGATTGGGTATGGTCTACGGGCAAGACCCAATCCGAGTTGATGAGCGAATGGACCAAGGAGATCCGCAAGTGAAAATCGTCGTTGAGCAGGAGTACGGCTTTCGTTACTGGTTATGGGAGGTCAAAGCAAGCTCCCGTACTGGAGTCAAGGGATACTTCCGCAAGCAGACAGCCGATCGTGGCGATCAATGGTATTGCACTGGGAATCCAGAGGATCACCTGACTATCGGTGAGTGGAAGAAGATCAGCTATGACGACTACAAGACTATGGTCGACAGCGGTGAATACGATGCTCACGCCCATATTCATCAGGGAGACGACAGCCATCTGGTCTTCAAGGAAGAGATTGAACGTTTGGGTGGTATTGATTCGGAAGAGGTGATTTTATGAAACACGACGATTTTGATACGCAGATCCAATGTGAAGAGCTATACGGTTCAGAGGAACTGTTGCTCGATGAAGGCGGCATTACTGCCGCAGGTTATGAGCTGCTAGCCGATAGGGATGCAGCAAGAGAATTGATTTGAAAGGTAAAATGATATGAGTAGTTACAACGAATTGAGCAGCAAGAGACAAATGTATATTGAAGCCATCGTGAAGCATGGTGGAGATTTGGGAATCGACGTCACGAAGACGCAGTACAATAGGACTGAACTGCGATCGATCTCGATGACACATAAGGGCAAGAAGTGGATCCCCAATTGGATCACCCATGACAAGGATCGTCGTGCTGGAGTTGGTGTCTTCTTCATTCCTGAGGTACGAGACTATTATGGTCTGCATGTCGGATTCGAGCCTGAGACAGACGAAGGGGTCGATTTCGATTCGGTGGTAGAGACCGCCGATACAGCAGGGGTCTGAGCACCCCTGTAAGGGGCTGGTAGCTCAGCGGTTAGAGCACCCGACTCATAATCGGTTAGTCGTCGGTTCGAATCCGACCCAGCCTATTTTGGAGAAAAAAATGGAAACCACACAGAAGCAAGTAAACGAATTTCTCGACCAACTTCGGATCGCAGGTAAGACCAATATGTTTGGTGCGGTTCCTTACCTTCAAAAGAGATTCGGAATCAACAAGTACGATGCACACAGATTTCTGGTGAATTGGATGGCTATCGTTTCACAGGATGAATGGGATAGTATGAAGGGTGTTCTTGAAGACAGACTGGTCAAAGAGGCAGAAGAGGAGGCAGAGAATGAATCCAGATGAATATCAGACTAAAGTATCCTGTTGTATATCCAAATGGACTTTGACCAAGGACGGTCTTGTATACGTTTTCAGACGATACACCTCCTCAGACAAAACAATTGAGATATGCGAGCCTGATGGCAACATAATCAATGTAGCTGTTGAATCTGCTAGGGCGGTTTGGGAAACCCTGATCAACAACGGATTCGTGATCAAGAAAGAGGAACCACCAGTCCCGAAGAAAAAGCAGATTCGACGACAGGATTCTCGGAAGATGAAATGGGCAGAAGCGGTACGGATGACTCTCCAAGAGAAAGAACGACACGACCGCTTTGAGAAAGCTATTGAGATGGTGGACAAGACGTTTGGTAAAAAGAATTATGCAATGGAGGCATGAAATGAACAACAACGATGCTTATACAACTTTTGTGCTCAGCGACGCGATCGATGCATTGCGTATTTCTGAGGAGAGAATGCAAGACCCATTCGCCCCAGCAGAACAGATGATTGGAATGCTACAGGCAACTCTAGCAATCATCATCAGGTTAACCAATGGGTATGATGAGTCCAATTTCACCGATGATGAGGTGAAACTGGTGCATAGGGTGACCGAACTTGCCAATGAAGTGGCAGAAGAGATTTACACAGGAGGCAATCAGTAATGGCTGGAAACGCAATTTTCGTATTTAACAACAACGAGCAGAGGGAGAAGTTCTTCTCCCATAGCATCCTAGAGAAGCACTCTATCAACGAAGACACAATGGAGACTGACACCAATTGCAGAATCCGTGTACCTTCTGGTGACTGGAAGTCCAGTGACAACCCGCTTAAGATACAGAAAAGGCTGTCAGAAGTAGCAGAAGTAGCTAAGACGTTCGGCGCTGAATGTCATATGGATTGTGGCGGTGACAATATGACCGACTGCGGAGACCATGAAAGAAGCTGCGGACAATTATGCGACTTCTGTATGTTCTCTGAGAACAGGGGTTGACAGAAGAAAAAAGCCATGGTATAATGGGGTTTCAACAGTGAAGGAAAGACAATGACAGCAGTACTAAAAGAATTCAAAAAAGAAGTGAAGATGGCTGGTCCCACCAGACTTCTGAACATGGAAGAGATATCGATTTCAGACCTATATAATTGCCTAGGTGAAGGCATTTGTGAGATCAAGTACCTAGGTCCCGATGGAGTGGAGGAGATTAAGTCCTGCACCCTAAGAGGATCGTGGGTCGAGATCGACAAAAAGGATGACTGGATTGACCATGAATACGAAAAAGGAATCATGGTAGTCTGGGACATGAGTGGAGATGAATGGAGGGGTGGTTCTTGGATACAGATTCCAATTGATCGGATCACCTTTTTTGAGCAACTTACTGGAGTGCACCGATGAGCAGTTTTGAATATAATATAGGTGACAAGGTAGCAGACAGGCAGTCTATGAGAATGGGTACTGTGATGGATCTGGTGGAAGAAAGAGACCCCAATGGTAAATTGACCTATATGGGTGTGAAAATGGCATTCGAAGATGGAACTTCAGACTGGATAGCTGGTGATAGAGTGGTGAAAATGCTCCTCGAAGACGGATGAGAATAACTTTCTCTCCTAAATAAGGTAGGAACCTGAAAAGGGGAGGTAGGAATGCCTAGAGAAGAAAAAGATATGGTCTGGAAAGAACCAGTGGATAAGACTCAATGGCTTTTAGATCTAATAGATGCTGGAGAAGCAGTAGTGCTTGGATATGAGAAATACCTATTGAACAGGCTTGATCACAACGATCTTGCTAGAATAATGTCTGAACTGCATTCTCTATTGCCAATGTCTTTGAAAGATAAAAACGATTGAACGCTCCTTTTCGTTATGAAGGGAACGTAGCTCAGTCGGTAGAGCATCCGCCTTTTAAGCGGGTGGTCGTGAGTTCGAGTCTCACCGTTCCCACTTTTTGTGCGTGGCGTTCAGAACGCCACGTTAGGCCACAACGACTTCTATAGTACTTGACAAAAGAATACTTGACAGAATAGATAGTCTGTGGTATAATGGTTTTTGTAAAAGCATCAATAAGATCCAACCCGATGGGGTATGAGATGCAAATGTGAATTGAAACATCGGGAATTTTAAGGAGAAATGGAATATGCCTCTAGCACCCGTTTCTAAGCGTCGTCAGGTCATCAACTTCCTCACTAACCACCCAACCAAGGGTCTTACCATCGCAGAAGCGAAGAGCAAGTTCGGAATTTCCAATCTTGCTTCGACCATGCGTGGTGTGAAGAATCAAGTTGAGGCCTTCGGTAACTGGGAGATCACCAAGATGCGTACGCCTCGCAACAAGGTTCGTTACTACATGAACGATACCCATCCAGGCATGCGTACCTACGGCTTCGATCGCGAAGGTAACCGTTACACGATCTGATTCCTAACGGAGTCACCCCTACAATTCAAGTCTTTTGGTGGGTTAATTCCCATCGAAAGACATTCTTGACAAGTGAATAAAGTCTCAGAAGAGGTGGTTCGAGTCCATCCATTAGGGCTTCAGTAAGACCCTGTAGTGTATGTCAGAGTTTAGCACGCTGAGACACGATTTTTCGTTTTTTGTTTGGAACTACCTACCAAAGGAGACCTGCTATGGAGACCTAAGATTTTATTAATAAGATAGGATTTTAAGATTATAGCACGTCGATTGACAGACTCAAAACAGCAACACAACCTAGCAGGGACTGGTCTTCCTCTTGGGTCGAGAACCAAAGGCCAGCGTCCTGACCCCGTACGTAACGGGGTCTTTTCATATATTGACAGAAGATCCAAGCCATGGTATAATGGAAATGTCTCCAAAGGAGTGAAAACATGGCAAAAAGAGTATGGGACAGATTTGATGAAGAGGCAGAAAAAGAAGGCAATGCCTACAGTAGGCAGGTGATGACTCAGATCATCAAAAAAGGCGGAAGAGAAGGTAAAAAGATCAGGAAGCAAAGAAGTGGAATGCAGGCTGCTCTTAACCGATCCGAAATGCGTATTATGAGGAAATATTTGGTATGAACAAGTTTTGTCTAGATTGTGGAAATGAAATCCCGATGGCACGTTTGGATGCCGTACCTGACACAGATTATTGTGTCGGATGTGTGGATAAGAATTCGAAGCCAGTTGTGGCTAGGTTGATCTTCAACCACAAGACCGCTGGTGAGGTATTCATCGCCAAGGGTAAAGAAAATGTGAGGATCCTTGAGAGGGAGTACTCGAGGGGCAGATGATTCTTTATAAATAATTATAAAGGGACACCCCATGAGAATCGTGAAAGTAACTTGGATAGATGCAGAAGAATATGGTGAAATCGGTTGGAACTCCCTAAAATCGATCAAAACTTATGCCAAGAAACCATGCCCCACTATGATTAGTGTTGGGCATGTGTTGTATGAAGATGATAACCATATATCATTGATCAGCACTCTTGGTGATAAAGAGTCCAGCAGCCTTGAGAAAATACCAAAGAGCTTCATCAATAAGATAGAAGAACTAGTAGAGAAGGTGAAAAAAGATGCCTAGTTATGAATATGCATGCAAGGAATGTAAGGTGGTGTGGGAAGAGGACAGGTCAATCGCTAAATGCCTTGTACCCACCAATAAAAAATGCCCACACTGCGATGCTAAAAGGGGCAGCATTTATAGGCACTTCAGCTCTGCGCCTGGAATGAAGATGGATGCTAATATGGATTTGACGAAAACTCATAATCATGGTGGATTCCAAGACGCGATGAGGAGAGTTGCAAACTCCCCAGGCGTAAAGGGGACTTACGCAGAGAAAATTATCAAAGATAAACACATAAGTTGAGGCCTGAGAAATGAAAGAAGAAGACAAGAAAATAATGATGCAAGATACCTTATCAATGCATATAGATAAGGTTCCAACCGATCACGAGAAAGAAGGGGAAGAGGAATCAGATGCTTCCCCTCCAGCGAACAGTTCTAAAAACATTAGTCTCGATACTTGATAGGGTATAGACTCGCTAATAAATAAACATACACTATCACCATTAATCCCGAATGCAGGAGTATTTTCGTTATGATTGAATCTGGTAAAGTGAATTTTCTAATCGATGGTCAGTGGGGAAGCACTGGCAAGGGCAAACTTGCTGGTTACATGTACAGCAAGCATGACAACCTGAGAATGGCAATTAGCGATAATATGCCAAATGCGGGTCACACCTTCACAAGAGACGGCAAGAATTTCATCTTCAAGGCACTTCCCACTGGTGTTCTTTTCGATAATGTGACGTCGCTCATCGGTCCACAAGCAGTAATGGGCGAAGAACAGTTCCAATACGAGATGGAAATGGTGAAAAACGAAATCGGTCATTACCCCAAGGTAATTATCCACCCGATGGCGACGGTTGTCACCGCCAGTGACAAAGATGCTGAGGCAGGAATCGTCAGCAAGATGGCAAGCACTGGTCAGGGATCATGTTCTGCTACAGTTAAGAAGATGTGGAGACGAGGAGAGGCAAATCTTGCCAAGAACAGCAAGGTATTCGGAGAGTACGTAGGAGATACGCACAATTTCTTGCATATGGGACTTAAGAAAGGTGATGCAGCACTTTCAGAAGGCAGTCAAGGTTTTGATCTTTCTATGAACTGCGGACACGCCTATCCACACACCACATCACGCGATTGCCTGATCGGCAGAATGATGGACAATGCTGGTTGTCCAGTTAAATCAGTGGGCAGCATCATCGCTTGTCTGAGGACACTGCCAATCCGAGTGGGTAGCACTGAGAACACCAGTGGTCCTTATTATGATGATCAGAACGAGATAGACTGGAAGATGGTATCTGAAATGTGCGGTCAAGACGTAGAAGAGAGAACCACAGTCACCCAGAGAGTGCGTAGGGTCTTCACCTTCTCCGAAGAGCAGACCAGAAAATTCTGCGAGTATGTACGTCCAGACTATGCATTCCTGAACTTCGTCAATTATTACAAGGACGAGCAGGAGAGAACGTCAGCAGTAGAATCTGTTGCCTCCATCTTGACAGAGTATGGTTGTGATCTTACACTGCTTGGGACAGGTGCAGAACTGGAGGATATGGTAGTCACCGATAATGAAACCATCCTCAACAAGCAGGAAACCTTATTCGCATGATAATTAACTGTGTAATAGGTCAGGCTGGAAGTGGAAAATCTACCTTCATAGGACAGAAATTCCCTAGGGACCAGTACATTTTCTTTGATGTGGGTGACATCCTGAGAGGGATGTTTACCTGCTTCAAGGGCAATCAGGGCAATAAGAATGTCTGGAGCTTTGCTAACCCGTTGGTGTATAGCATTATGAAGAAGTGCGTCAGCATCTCTTCTAAGACCAATTACCCAGTTGTATTTGATGGATTTCCCAGAAATTCCACTCAAGTCAGGCATCTCCACCGATACCTTACCTCCCCTAGATTGGGGAAGGTGGAGGTGCTGGTTCATTGTTTAGACATAAATATGGATGAGCAAATGTCCAGAATTGAGAAACGGAATGGTGGTCTAGACGAATATCAGATCAAGAGGATCAAGCAGTCTAGGAACGATTTTGAGGGTGTCATAGAAGAAGTAGAGAAACTGATGCTAGACTCCCGAAACCATCCAGTATCCTATAAATGCATGTGGTACAAACAGGTAGATGATGGATTCACACTAGAACAACCTAGGAGATAGAAATGGCATCATTTAATATAGAAATACCCGATGAATATCTAGGTGGTGGTGAAGATTTCGGTTTCACCACCGTCGATGCTGATGTTTTCGAGCAGCAGAACCAGCAAGAAAGAGAAGTAGCAGAAGAAGTTGCTGGTGAGATTTCTTCCAGTCTTACCAATCAGATCAATTCTAAGATGAGCATCTTAGAGGGAAAGATAAATGCTGTCTTATCCAGACTGGAAGATAGCACTGGGGAAGATGCCATAGATTCATCCATAGACGTGAATAGGATCGAAGACAAAATAGATAAGATCCTAGCTATGGAGAACACTGAACTCGCACAGTCGATACAAGACCAAGGTGCAAGTATACGTGCTGTAATCGATGAGGTAGAAGAGAGAAAGAACCAACTAGAGACTCTGCATGCAGAGAAAATGATAGATCTAGAGAAACTGGTATTACCTCTGCTCATTAACCTCACTAAGAATCCAGAGAAAGAATACCTATACTGGCCTGATAGAGTTAGTAAAGTTCAAGATCAGATCAAGAGGGTTCTGGAAGTAACCAGAGGGTAATAAGTCATGCGTGAATTATTTGAACATGTGGGTCTTCCAGACCAACTGATGGGAACCGATTTGGGTGTTACCAACAAGAGCGGTAAGAGGTTCTATAAGGCGCCTGGTGGTGAACTACTGCCTAGCGTAACCACTGTGACTGGATGGGAGAAAAGACAATTTTTCGCAGAGTGGAGAAGGAAAAATCCGCAAGAGTCGAAGAGGGTTCTGTCTCAAGGAACTTCGCTGCATAAAGTGATTGAAGACTATCTTAATAATGATGCTGATTATATGGGCAATGCTAAACCCAAAGTAATGAATCTATTTAACTACATCAAGCCTTTGCTTCATAAAATCAAGAAGATAAGAGCACAAGAAGTGGCATTGTGGAGCACCAAGATAGGTCTAGCAGGTAGGGTAGACTGCATTGCTGAATATGACGGAAAACTGTCTGTCATAGACTTCAAGAGTAGCAAAAGAGAGAAGAAAGTAGAATATATTGATAACTACTTCGCTCAGGCTACTGCATACTCTCTAATGTGGCAAGAAATCACTGGTATACCGATTGAGCAGATAGTAATACTGATATCTAGCGAAGACGGTACTATACAAGAATTCACGGATAAACCGATAAGCCATGTTGCAAGACTTAAAGAGATGATCGATGCCTACAACTTGGACTGTGGTGTCACCTTGTAGGTAGTCGTGTCGGCAGCGGTAGATCCAGGATTTAAGTATACCGCTTTGCCCTTTCTCTTGGGGACCGTGCCAGTGAACTTGCTGGGGGGATTGGGGTTGGTATGATCGGTGAAGCTAGCAGCAGTAGTGATCGTTGTATCACTTGAAGCACCATCGGTATTCTTCTGGAGGATCTTGACATTAGCACCAGTGGTTGTTACTATGAGTCTGCCATCAGTCCTGAAGGATCTACCGTCTTCAAAGCAATTACTATCAAAGACACTAGTACCAAATGTGAACCCGTCTCCAGTTCCACTAGAAGCGGTGATCAAACATATATCTCCAGAGGGACCCCTAGCAACTCCTTGTTTCAGATATACACCCCCAGTTCCACCAGTCCATCCAGCAGTGCCCGTGTGTTCATTGACATATACCTCAATTAAACCGCGATGCCCTCCGCTTGACCCTATAGCTCTCGCTAAATTAGAGGCTCTATTCTTTGCACTAAGCAAACTGCTGGTGGCATTAGTGCCCCTTCCGAACATGACGGGTATCGCAAATCCTACGACAGTGGCATGTGCTGATGTCACTCCAGAAGCAGATCCAGATATACCACTCATATTATAACCACCGACACCATCTCCAGTTATGCTCTGGGTCAGTTTTATTGCCGATTTGTTGACGAAGTTTGCAGGATCATGATCTGCAGTAATACTAAGATGTCCATTTATCGTGGCGAGTTCAATGGCGTTGTAGATATTGGTAGCCATCTGGTCATTGGTGAAAGTACCACCAGCAACAAATGCATAAGAATTAACACCCAGTATGGGCATACCTGCACTACACGTCGCTCCAGTTCCACCAGTGGGACCAGCATCTGCTGATCTGCCCCCATCCCCTGTGAAGGTAATAGTTCTGGGACCCGAAAAACCTTGACCATTATATAGATTGTAATTATCTGTAATAATGAGGGTCTTCTTGCCCCAATTACCCACACTGGCATTAGTACCACCACTGGCTTGATTCAATATAACATCTATATAGGCTGATGCGGTTGTTCCGAATGGTTCACCAGTGTTTAGATAACCTCCGCTGAAACCAGTCGCTCCATAACCCCCATACTCTATTGATAGTAGACCTGAGGATAGGGTAGCACCTATTGGGGTATTACCCTTCGCACCTAGATTTCTACTTTGGATCAGTTCCACATATGAAGTCACACCAGCTGGATCAGTTGCGGACAGGGAGATATCTTTATTAACGATTGCCATGCTGATCGCATCGAAGATACTGTCTGCTATCCCAGTAGGACCTGAAGCACCATAGGTAGAAAATGCATATGCGTTGGGACCTAAAACTGGCATCCCCACCCCAGCAGAAGCACCAGTGCCTCCAGTTGCGGATGTAATGATTCCACTTGAATAGAATCTGATGCTGCCAGTAGAACCAGTGTTACCGTCACTCAATGAGAACGAAACTAATCCACCAGTGGGTCCTTTCCACTCAGGGTCTGCTCCACCGTGGAATCCGAATGCTGATCCCTTAGAGGGCGCAATATTAGATGAAAAACTAGTGGAGTCATACTCGCTGAATCTAGCACCACTTATTCCTCTATTACCCTCTTGCCCTTTAACTACTTGGGCTAGATTTATAGTATAGGGGTTGGCAAACGTGGTGGTTATATTCAGGTCTCTATCTGCTATTGCTAGGGCTAATGCTTCACCTATTCTGGTTGCCACCCCAGCAGTGCCCAAGTTATGGGATCCAGATGATACAATCCCTCCAGTAAATGCTGTTGGTCCAGCACTACCATTGAAATCTTGAGATATGGGGGTATCACCAGCAGTGCCCAAAATGGTTTGTGTTAGTATCAGTGCTCCTAATCCCCCAGTAGGACCACCCTCTGTTCCTGCAGTTGTCCCTGCTTCTACAGATATGCTGCCGCTGTGACCCCCAGTGCCCACTGCATCTGAAGAATCTGTTCCTCTGATTGCTTTCACCAAAGATGCCACTGCAGATGCCGAACTTCCAGATGATGCTATGAACTTGTTCGTGATGAAATCTTGGAATGTAGCACCAGTATAGGTAATCCCGAATCCACTAGCATTGATGAGATGAAGGGTATCTCCAACAGTCGGTCCAGTTCCCCCAATAGTGAGGGTGGCGGCTGCAAACCTTTCAGAGGCTAAATCTCCCTGTATTCCGATCACATATCTTTTATGTCCAGATATGGTGGATGTGGGAGTAGATGAATCGAAATGGAAGGCAACTTCATTGCTGGAAGTGCCACCTCCAGAGAAGTTAGCACTATAAGTTATTCCTTGTGCGGTTGATCCACTGTCAGATATTGTTGTATTACCAACATTACCAGCTGTGGCTTGGGTCAGCAAAATTCCATATCCCCCAATGCCACCAGTGATGGAAGAGTCGTAAGACAACGCGGAGCTTGTGCTACCGCTATTGCTAATAACTGTATTACCTTGGAAACCCACTGTTTCTTGTTCCAGATAGATATTATAACTTCCAGTGGTTCCTACAATGCTTCCCTTCTGGGATGCTTTTATATCCAACTGGGTCATAGTATTAATACTTCTGGTCACCACTCCAGCTATACCGCTAGCGGTCAACCCCCCTATGGGCATGGTAGCGCCCATTACTCCGTGGGTCAGACCTGAACTAGCACCAGCATTAAAGGTGAACGTTATCCCAACACCCGCAGAGTCTAATAAGTGGAATGTTCTATTACCAACTGTATCTGAAGAAGCACCTGAATTAATTGCTATTATGCCCTCAGCAGCGATCGCACCAGAGACAGCAGAGGAGGTAGCACCTATATTGAGTGAAGTTAGGTTGATACCAGCTACTATATTGTCCCTAATCTTGCTAGAATTTAGACCGTCAACACCTATGGTCATGCCAGGCGCAGTCGATACCGATCCGTTGAAGGTGAATGTGAGTCCAGTCCCAGTATCATCTATTAGATGGAATGTCCTATTGGCAAGATTGACCTCAGCACCAGTCTGCCCAACCACTATTGTAGCAGTAGCCCTAGAGGGACCAGCATCCCTTAACACTAGATCAGATCCACCCCAATTTCCTTCTGCAGAAACTGCTGTGGAATCCAATTTTCCATTGCCTTCATTGATGATTAGTTGTGCGGTAGCACCAGTCCCAGCACTGTTATTTCCAACCAGAACCGATAATTTTGCATTAGCGGTTGTGCCATCATCCTTGGCGATATATACCTTGGATGTACCCTCAATTGAGTTGATACCTATCACAGAATTATCAGGCATATAACCAGTTGAACCTGTATGCATATTGAAAGTTAAACCAGCATTTAACAATACCCTATTATGTCCGTTCCTAGAATTGATAGCACTTTTTAAGTGACCAGCAGCGAGTATTGCCTTAGCCCCAGCATCCGAGCCACCACTGCCGTCTTGGAATACCACGTTTGTGCCACTTAGATCACCATCGGCAGCCGCACCATCTGCTACTGCTTTATATGTGACATCCGTTCCATCAGTAGATATCATCCTTATTGTACCATTCACCTCGGCAGCATTATCGAACGCGAATTCCGATGATGATCTAGCAGCAAAGTTCGGTTGTCCTCTATATTTAACTATCAGTTTGGGTCGATCAGTAGGTTCGGTAGCATTCACACTGTGGAACACATGAGCATTAAAATATTCACCAGCAGTTAGGTCTTGGTCTCTAACGATCATGAATCTACAGACGGATTGCTCGTTGGCAACAGCATGCTGAACCAAAGGAGTCACATCTATATTTAATTCAGAAACCCCATCTATACTTCCAGGATCATTAGAAATGCTATCTCCGAAAGAGGCTGTGACAAATAATGGGTTGTTGAAGTGTTGGGACGGACCAGCCTGCACATAGTCGTTTGCACCAGTTCCTTCTGTAGTCCAAGGTACACCTGATATTGAGTCAAACGCTTTCCAGAAATACCAGTCCATCTGCTTGATATCTGCTAGTTCGTTTGCAGACCCATCTGCATTGGTAGTAATACCCGATATATCATGGTTAAGCAGGTAAACCTTTGCGCCATACTCTCTGGTCGTAACGCTTTGCTGTCTTCCAAATCCAAATATGTTTTTTATTTTCAACCTCAAAATGGCATTATCTATCTCAGTATCTGTGCGGAATTCTGGTAAACCGTCTGCCTCAGTGTTGGAGAGAGCAGTATTCATATCAACTACTACCACACCCCTGCTAATCTGGGCACTATAGGAAGGCTCTAGATAGCAAGTACTAAGAGCATCACCAAATTTCCATTGACCAACCGTGAATTTTGCAAGATCCCATCTATCATTCTCCGACACAGGTGGTTCTTCACCAGCCCCATCCCACCACAAATGGCTGCAATATTCATCCCTTAGATAGGGTATAGAGGTATCCTCTTCAACATCTAAGACAACATTGTATTCCCGCGTTTGATCACGAGAAACACCACCTAAGACAGTATTCTGTCTGCCAGTTAATCTATGCCTGGCTTTTTCACTCATGTAGCAATCCACCTAACATCTGCGGTAACACCAGCAATAGTTACAACGTTGCATGCAGTTCCATGACTGACCTCTAAGAATATAGTATCTAGAGGGAGCAATGGGTATGCATTATTAGTTGATGCCCCTGTCGGACCTCCAACATATACCACATTGGTGGAATCGAAGTTAGTAACCCTAACACCACTTAAGAATGCTAGCTCACATAAGGGTTGACCCATTCCAGTTCCAGCACAAGCGCCATGGTTGCCGAAAACTATACCAGCAGGAGCGGCAACCGTAACCACATCCACGTTGCCTATATTGTTGTCACTAGGTAGAATTTTAACATCACCAGTGACCCCTACGATTGTACCACTCTTTATAGATTGGATCTCGGTGTGTAGTGTGACACCGCTTTCTATAGACTGGATGTGCATCGAAGCACCATTGATATGATGGAGAGTACCACCACCAATAGTGATTCCTATCACCGTAAGTGCTGCACCACCAGAAATGGAGACTGGCACTGCCATAGTTCCCAGAGTATTACCTCTAACTGGTACATAAGGCATGCCAGTGTTAGGTGAATACTTAACGGGGATGGGGGTCGAATCTCCCAGAAGGGAATCAACGCCATCAGCACCTGTGTTGATCTTAATTACTTGAAAATGCTTTCCTGTAGAGGTGTGCAGATCCGTTGCTATGGTTGCTCCAGAAGGTGAGCTGGATACTACCTGAATGTTGTCAGAGGTAATGGTCATTTGGTTATATTCTCCCTAGGGCAATTGACATGGGTCTGTTCATTTTTATATATAAGAGGTGGGAAGTGGTAAATGTTTCATTATGGGGGCTTCTAGAATGGAAATAATAGAAGAAGGCTTAGAATTTTGTAAAATGGTAGAGTCCTTGATTCTAGAGGAGACTTTCGATAACTATATCGACGCCGTTCTTCATCTATGTGAAGAGATTAATATAGAGCCTTTTGTAGCCGCAAAATTCCTCACAAAGCCTATTAAAGAGAAAATCAAAAAAGAAGGGCAAGATATCAATCTCCTGCCCAAGAAGACTAGGCTGCCCATGAAATGATGGGATATATATTGACGGAATCCAGCCTCCGTGGTATAATAATAAAATACTCAGTCACACAAAACGCATTATATAAAGGAAATGCACCATGAGTTTTAGTAACATGAAGAAGTCATCAGGCGACAACAGCCGCATGATGGAAGAACTTAACAAGATCAGCACTGGTGAATCTGCCAGTTACAAGGATGATCGATTCTGGAAGCCTGAACGAGACAAATCCGATAACGGATTTGCAGTAATTCGGTTCCTCCCACCAGTAGACGGTGAGGACACACCTTGGGTACGGATGTTCTCCCATGGTTTCAAGGGCAAGGGCGGATGGTTCATCGAGAACTGCCCAACCACCATCGGTCGCAAGTGTCCTCTTTGCGAGGCTAACAGCGAACTGTGGAACAGTGGTCTCGAATCTGACAAGGATGTTGCACGCAACCGAAAGCGACGACTCAGTTATATCTCCAATATTATGGTGATCAGCGACCCCAAGAATCCGCAGAATGAAGGAAAGGTCTTCCTCTACAAGTTCGGTAAGAAGATCTTCGATAAGGTAATGGAATCTCTTCAACCAGAATTCGCTGATGAAGAGGCAGTGAACCCATTCGACTTCTGGAAGGGTGCTAACTTCAAGCTCAAGATTCGCAAGGTGGCAGGATTTGTCAACTACGACAAGAGCGAATTCGATGCACCCTCACCCATCCTCGATGGAGACGATGAAAAGCTGGAAGAACTGTGGGGCAAGCAGTACCCTCTTCAACCAGAGGTCGCCGAAGATAAGTTCAAGAGTTATGATGAGCTTAAGTCACGTCTAATGCAGGTCCTAGGAGGCGGTTCGTCCCGTGCTAAGACTGCAGAAGAGATGACCGACATCGGGGAGAACACTAATAACAAGACTGAAGATACTTCTTCCGACACTAGTGCAGATGTGTACGAGTCTAGCAGCTCGGAAGGTGAAGATGATGCTTTGAGTTACTTCGAGAAGCTCGCTAGCGAAGATTGATTTAGATCGGTATCTTCAACTTGTAAAGGTGGGAAGCCCTCTTCGGAGGGCTTCCTGCTTATTATGCCATCTTCAACTTATGCTGTATCCCACTGCCAAGCCTCACCATCTTGCTTGGTGAAGGGTATGTGTTATTCTGGTTGCTTAGAACGGTGCTGGTCACTAAATTAGGTGCTGGGGCGGGTCTATTTGGAGCACCTCCAGAGAGATTGGACATCATGCCCTGTAGTTGCACCTGTTGACCGCTGAGATTTTTGGATGCCTTAGCAAGGACCTCCGCAATGATGTCTGGTGCTCTGTTTAGGGGTAGCACTACCTCTGGACCTGCTTCTCCTAGAAGACTTCTAACTGGTCCTTTCACTAGACCACCCTTTGCGAAGGGAACATCGCTTGGAAGTTCATGCCACTGTTTACCCATGAAAGCCTTGCCACCACCCATTGAGGTCCACTTTGAGCCTGGTCTACTACCATAATACTCTTGCATTTCTGGGTAGAGTACATCATCAAATGCGCCGTTTAGGAATAGTTTATTATCACCATCGTAGGTAACATCGTGCCCTGCCCATTCCGATAAAAGGGGGAAAGCATCCCTAAGTTTTTCACTATCAGAATGGTATAGAGTTTTCCCTCCTCCTAACACGTCTGAAGAAATGCCCTCTAATCTATCCCATTCTGTTTCGGCATTTTCTAGAACACCTGCTGCTGTATAAGATGCTGCTTTTGCAGATTCTTTATCTTTGTATTTCCTACTTATCAGATTGTGCATTTGTTGTTCCATATCGAAAAAGGCCTGTGCAGCCCTCATAATATGTTGTTTTCTCGTTGCTGCGGCCCTTTCTTCTGCAGAGATACCTCTCTGTTCTCCAGTTTCTTCATCTATTGTGAAACCAGATGACATTCTCGTCAGGGCCTGTCTCTCCTTTGCAGCTCTTTCCGCCCCCGCAAGTTGTTCTATGGTCATATCTTCCTTCAATCCACCCATTTTAGAAGTACCTTGTGCTGTCTGCATTGCTACAGCTGCTCTGATATTTCCTTCTTTCATAAGTGCTTCAACAGTTTGACCTTTGGATTCTGCATACTGTGCTAGTTCAGACTGGGTGATGAATTCTTTACCATCAAATGCTTTTGCTAGCTCATCGTTTGATCTGTAGACCTTTTCTCTTCCTTTTTCAGTCATTACTGTGACTTCTTTGGCAACGTTCCTAGATGCCTCATTAGCACCCTCCCGCTCCATCTTATAGTAATCATCTATCCAAGGTCCAACAAGATTCTTATATAACCAATCTCCTGCCGCAAAACCCAGTAGTCCAGCACCAGCAATCAGACCCAAAGGTGAAGTTAGGAGACTAAGCGCTCCCTTGGCAAGAACCCCACCTACTCCCAGAATGCCAGTTAATCCACTCATCAGGAGACTGCCGCTACCAAATAGCATAGTACCTATCGCTGGTAAAAAGCCTTTTAGACCCCCTATTATCAGGCCTGGTAGTGCTGATACACCGAGAAGCAAAGATGAGAAGAAACCCCCACCTTCGTCTGGTCTATTGGCAATCACCGACTTATTGATTTTATTCAGTTTCTCGCCCAGACCCTCAAATAGTGATTGTCTCTTCTCTTGGTCGTCTGCCCTAGCCTTCTGCCCTTCTTTTTCAGCCTCTTTACCAGACAAACTAGAGGCAGGAGTCTTCTTACTTGCCAACATTTTGCCGCTTGGTCGGTTTCCTAAGGCCTTATTAATGGCAGTTATATCTTTTACAATGCTCTTTCTATCTTTTCTACTTACGGTTGCTAACTTCTTGATGCTATCTGCATACTGATCTAGAGCCTGAGCACCCTCACCCAGACCCTTACCACCACTGAATTTCTTAATAGAAATACCTATGGTATCCATGGTATTCACTACATTTTTACGCTCTTTTTTGCCTATCTTGGCTAATTTTTCTACACCATCTCCCAGACCATCCATCCCCTGAACGCTAGCACTTGTATCTTTCCCATTCATCTTTTTAGCGAACTTAGTCAAACTATCAGATAGATAGGCTAGATTCTTACTAGCGCTCTTTGTTTCGGACTTGCTGATCTTACCTAGCTTGGATATAGCATCTGATAGATCATTGATGTCTCTTGGATTGGGTTTGTCTGCCATTTTATTTCATCCCTGCTGTCATTGCCTCTTTGGCCTGTTTCTGTTTTTCCATCTCTTGTATAACCAATGTTAGGTATATTTGCCTTTCCCATGGGATCAGATTCTCAATCATTTCAAGAGGCATTCTATGATAGTACATTAGATTAAAATTGGAACGTATCATGCCTTCTAGAGTGTCATGACAAAGGCTTAACCAAAAAAATTCTCTATCCCTTCCACATCTATCGAGTCTTTATGTCCACATGCTGGGCATTTATATTCAACTGTCTTCTCCAGCTTGGGCATGGTCTCGAAAAAATTGGACAACTTATCAAAATTTTCCTTGGTTAGTTCGTCGACGAACCCCTTTAGTTCTTCATCTGTGAAGTCTTTCCTACTATAAACAGTCTTCTCATCATATACACTGTCGATGCAATCAACTAGTATATTCATCGCTAACTGGGACTCGTCGTCGCTCTTTTGAATATTGGGACCTACGTCCTCTAGACTGGGGTATTTCATCATCACTCCCACCCCGTCAGATAGCAATATATTTGTGTCGTGATCTTCTTTCTTCACAATTTTTATCTCAGACAGGTCCACTGGCACTTCAAATTTATTTTTGCATTCAGAGCACACCATCGAAGGCTTGACTACTTCTCCTATCGATTTCGATCTGATTTGCAAGAAGCAGTACTCGATGTCAAATATAGGCATCCCTCTCACTGCTTCCTTATCATAGTCTTCTAAGCAAGATGCTACTGATTCTACCACAGAATTAATTTTAGAATCAGTATCTCCTGCCTCCATTGCCATATGTAACACCTTCTCCTCTTTCACTAGGAAAGGTCTGAAATTCACATTCTTGCCGTCTGATGGCATAGACATACTATAGGTCGGAACCGAAATTGTAGGTAAACTCATATTGAAATCCTCATGTTAATATTATAAATCATGCCATAAACGGTCGGTCGTAATCGCCACCAAATATCTGGCGAGTTATCTTCTTGTCTACGACTCGTCCGCTGTCTGCATATTTTTCGAGGGTGGAAACACCATTTTCCGCCCATGCTTGTACCGTGTCGCCGATTATATTCTTGAAAGGACTATCGCTATTAATAGCCTCAAAAACCGAAGAATCATTCATTCCATAAGGCACAGATGACATGTCCCCTCCATCAACCTGTATATTGATGGGGTGGTAACTCCTGAATGCGAAATTAATCGTCTGCTTGGCAGTCTCAGAACTCTCATTAGACAACTCTACCGCACCTATTTCTTTTGGGTACAATTCTTCTATCCTAGCCTTATATACTGGTGACTCTGTACCGTCATAGATAATAATGTCCGCAGTAGCCTTGAAGTTATCATAATAATTAAACCTGTTGTTGATTGGGTTAATTATGTTGTCCATCCAAGTCTCAAACACTATTCTTTCATACATGTCTCTTCCGAATAGGAAGGTCATTGATATGTCGCCGCTGAACAACCTCTCATAGGGCAACTCTCTCGACACACCAATAGTCTTAAAATCGTTTGTAGATAGTGATCGGCCTGGCACGGTAACGGAGTCACAAGACAAACTCATCCTGTTATTCCATATCTCCCTGCCATCCGCTCTTATTCCAGAATTACCAATAATGGTGTCAGTAGCACCTACGATACCGCTGAATATGACTTTATAGTTGTTAGCCTGTATGAAGCCATATCTATTTACCTTTGATACCATATCTGATATGTTGGGCATTTATTTCTTCCCCTTTTTCCTAATCTTATTTATACTGTCTACCCATACAGAAGCCTTGTTAGCCTTCCTAAATCTTTCTGATGGAAGGTATATTGCCAGATTCCATTCTTTGGGCGGGACCTTAAGTATTTTAGACCTTATCCTGCTGGTTTTGTACCTCTTGATACACGGAATTGCATACTTAAATCTGGAAAATCTGCTTATTATACTGTAAGATATTCTCAGTCTAGTGGTCTCATCCATCTTATCGTTATTGAGGTATGAATAAAGCTCGTTTAAAAGTGCTTGTCTGAATCTGGGTTTAAGGTAATGTAAGTTTAGACCCAAAAAACCGTCGCTATAACTCTCTATTACCATAGTTAGGGGTGTCATATCATAATAAGGTAGTTGTTTTTTCTTGATGGGTACATACAAGAAGGAGCACATATTTCCTACTTTTGGTTTAGAAACGAAGATTTTCTTTTCACCGAGAATGCTCCTATCGCTCCCTATCATATCTCCTTTGAGATTTGATACCTTATCCTTGAACCAATCTACAGATTTTGAAGCCCGTCCGAATTTCTTTTTAGATAAAGAATCCAGTAGGGACAGTATGTGGTTATATACATTGGGATCTGACATTTATTTTAATAACTCGTCTTCTGTAAGGATCTTAAATTTCCATCCTTTATTCTCAGCAAATTCTTCAGCCGCTTTCCACTTGGCAGAGTTTACCCCCCACCTTGCCACCTCTCTAAGATATCTTCTTTGTGTTTTCTTTTTCTTTTGCGGTTCTTTGCATTGTGCTTTGGGTTTGACCTCAATAAGGACCACTTCTCTGAATCCTTTTTTATTTCTAGTCTCAACTATGAAATCCACAAAATACCTATGGCGTTTGTTATCTACAGGTGAGATATATGGTATGACAACCTCCTCCGACCCCCAAGATATTACGGAGTCGTTGCTGTCACAGAATACCATGAATCTTCTTTCCCACAGAGATCTATATATTATCTTAGTGGGGTCTCCTAAATACTTAGAAGAATTTTTAGGCTTGTATTTACCTTTGTATGCCATATGTAGAAGCCTCTTATATATAATTATGTATAAGATCATAACCAAAATATTTAGGAGGGATCATGTCTAATATACCTCAAGCTGGTGCTGGCAACTCACCAGATCTTAACCCTAACGCCGCTGGCAGTTTCGGTGATATACTCAACCAGATAGGGGATGCTAGTTTTTTCAAGCATTTCCAACGATCTGGTAAATTAGACTTTCTTGATCATGCTGCCGATGGATCACCCAAACCCAATGGGAATCACGTAGTATACCCTATAGATTTACACAATAACCCAGAATACGGACAACTAATTCATTTCGATGTGTTCTTCAAGAAGAATCCTAGGATGGAGGATCTGACCAGTTCAATAAGTTCTGTCTTTGATTCACTAGCAGATGGTATAGGCGATCTATACTCGGGTACAGTTGATGCTCTGGGAGAGGCAGCGACTGGTACGGTTGTAAATGAAGAAGGTGGGATCGATGTGGGCGGTGTAGGTGGTTTCATAGGAAACATAGCGGATCAAGGTGCAGTTAAAATATTGAACTTTATATCAGATAAGTCCCAACTTCCAGAATTTGTGAATGAGGAAATCATAAAAGATACCAGACTGGGCAAGGCAGAAGAGGAATCGCTAGACAAGATCACCTTATACCTGCCAGCAGACTTGAAAAATGCTGACTCAATCGGATATCAAGAAGTAGATCTGGGTCTCATAAAAGGAATTATGGATGGTAATTTAAGCTCCATGATTCCAGGAGTCATACAAAAGGCTGCTGGTATAGTTGATTCTGTTGCTGAGATAGCGGGTGGTCAGATTAATTCAGCAGACGCCATATCATCTATCACGGGTGCTGTTAGAAATCCCAGAAAAGAGCAATTGTTTGAAAGTGTGGGGTTCAGAACGTTCGATTTCACCTTCACTTTCCGCCCCAAAAATGAACAGGAAGCGATAGACATGCTCACTATATGCAAACTATTCAGATTCCATGCACATCCTGAAGTCAATCCTAGTCAGGCATATTATCTTACACCTTCTGAGTTCCAGATCACATTCATAGATCTGAAACACCCTAACCCAGTTAGTAACAAATATTCTACCTCCCCCAATCATATAGCATCAGAAAATCAATGGATTAATAAGATTGGTAGATGTGCATTGACCGCAGTCAATGTAGATTACCATCCGAATGGAGTGGTGTCTACCTTCGAGAATGGGATACCCACTGCAATTGATCTTCAACTCTCATTTACAGAGATGGAAGCTATCACAAGAAACCACATTCACGCAGGATTCTAATCAATGGCATACTTCAAAAAATTTCCTAGGATAGAGTATTCATTCGATGACGGTCAGAATACTAAGACTGCTGTAGACATTCTTACCAGAGTTGCAGTTAAGGACAAGATCAAGAATACCCATGACATGTTCATAGAGTATGATGTACAGGATGGGGAAAGACCAGATACATTGGCGGACAGATTCTATGGAGATTCTGATCTACACTGGGTTATACTTTTATTCAATGATATTGTGAATCCATATTACGGATTCCCATTGTCTTCCAAGGCTATGGATAACTATTTGAAGTCTATCTACCCAGGCGAGACTTACTTCCTTCTAGATGCTGGTTCTGGAGGTTTTGCTAATATCCATTATAACAGAAACGAAACCATACTGGGTGTTTCGGGGTCTGAGGTCATATTTACCAACGGAGTTGGAACTCATGCTACCCTTGATGGCGAGAATGCTGCTAGGTGTCATTCTTGGGACAAGAGTTATTCTAGGTTGGTGGTTACTGGGGTTTCAGGTGCTTTTAATGCAGGGGACTTCATCACCACTAGGGGCACTAGTGCAGACGGCACACCTGTCTTCAACGTTGCTAAAATAGGTAGGAAGGTGTCGGTAAGCAGTCAGGCAGCACACCACTTTGAAGACATCATAGGAAGCACTAGTGAGGACACAATAAGCCATCTCTCCACTCCACCAGACTCCGATGGGACGCAGTACCCGCTGGGTCAATCTGGTTCTACTGGTGCTGCTGTCCCTTTTGGAGATACAATACTACAGAACTACATCGTTGATAGCACCGACACATACACAATCACCAATGCTAATCATGAGCATAAGAAAAATGATTCGAGAAGAAGCATCAAACTGTTGAAACCCAAGTATGTGGCTAGGGTGGCAGGTGAGTTGGGCAAGGTCATCAGGGGCAGACTAAATGGCTGAAGATACTTATAAACAACTCAACGATGTAGAAATAGACAGTATTATAATAAGATCCGATCAAGGAGGAGAGGTCGACATATCCAAAATGTGCAAGCATGTTAGCATATTTGAGGATATGTTCTCTACCTGCACAGAAGGTTATGCCCTAGTAGTAGATGCCATGGGGTTGATCAACCATTTGCCCATAATAGGTCAAGAGACGATCACCGTTAGTTTTAAGACTCCTGGCTTCGGCAATAGTCCACTTGAGTTGTCTTTCGAAGTGTATGCGATAGAGAGCAGGACCAAATCTAAGAACGACAAGTCTGAGATATACGAGATGAAGTTTATCTCCAAAGAGTTCAGAGAGTCTAAGATTAGGAGAATCAGTAAGGCCTATCAGGGCAGAATATCCGATATTGTGGCAGATGTATTCTCTACTTATTTCCCTAACACCGAGGCTACCGTACTTAAGACGCGAGGGGAATACAAATACACCATACCCAATTGGAGTCCTTTTGAGACTTTAGACTGGTTGTCATCAAGGGCGATATCTGAGGAAGGCAGGGGTAATGCCAACTATGTGTTGTTTCAGAAAAAAGGAAAATATGTGTTCGCACCCATAAGCTCCATGTCCAAGATCAAACCGAAGTATGCATATGAGGTAGCACCCACCGCAGTCGACACCAAGGCTGGTTCGTCTGGTAATATTTTAAAACAGTTCTTCAATATCCAAGAATACAGCATACCCAATCAATTTAACAGATTGGAAGAACTCAACGACTCTATGTACTCCTCTAACCTAATAGTACATGACATCGTAAATAAGAACTATATCTCCTCTTACAGGAAATATATTGAATCCTTTGCAGATTCAGACAAGTGCGAAGAATTCCCTTATCTTCCGATAAAAAACAGATATTCATCCACCCCGTTGGCAACAAGCTTTATTAGGACAAAACACCAAGGGCTGCATGACGATTATCCAGACACTCAGGACACAGAAGAATGGTTGCTTAAAAGAAATGCTACCATGAAAGAAATGGATACCACCAAAGTTAAGATAACTATAGCTGGTAACTCAGATCTATCAGTAGGTGACACCCTCAGACTGAGATTCCCAGTAAGCGAACCAGTGGGAAGAGTAGATTCTGAGTGGAGTGATAAATACTCTGATGGAACTTACCTGATTACTGCTATACGTCATTCAATTAACCTTGCTACTGAACCTAAAGAATATACATGTATCATAGAGTTATCTAGAGACTCGATACCAGAAAGAGTTCCCGACAAGTCTACGATTCTAGGAACTGGAAGAGACACTAATAATCAATCTAATACCAACTTCTTGACAGGGTGAAAATGAATAAGTCTTATAACAATTTTATATGGTATGTGGGTGTGGTAGAAGATAGAGACGATCCTAAGCAAATAGGCAGATGCAGGGTCAGATGCCTAGGATATCATACCAGTTCTAAAGAATTACTGCCTACAGATGATTTGCCTTGGGCATACCCCATGATGCCTATCACCTCTGCATCTATGAATGGGATTGGTGGGTCTCCAGTAGGACCAGTGGAAGGAACTTGGATATTTGGTTTTTTCAGGGATGGAGAATCCGCACAAGAACCAATGATGATGGGTACTCTACCAGGCATACCCGAGTTCGCACCGAATCCCAATGAAGGATTTAATGATCCTAACGGGGTGTATCCTAAATCTGATTTCATTGGAGAAGCAGACACCAACAGACTGACTAGAAATGACATGATAGACAAGACGGTGGTTAAGACTAAGATTGACGACTTAGATGAGATGGAAGTATCTACAGGTGTTGGAAGCCAAGACACCCTGTCAGAACCGCAAACAGCCTATTCTGCCACTTATCCTTTCAATAAAGTGATGGAAACGGAAAGCGGACATATAGTAGAGGTAGACGACACCGAGGGACATGAGAGGTTGCATGTGTACCATAAGTCGGGAACCTTTATAGAAATACATCCAGACGGCAGCATGGTCAGAAAAGTAGCTGGAAAGTCGCACGAGGTTATAGCATCTGACGACAACCTTCATATCAAGGGGGCATTGAACATAACCGTGGAGGGAAATTCTAACATTTACACCAAGGGCAACGTCAATATGAAGACAGATGGAAATGTGGTCCATGATGTAACTAACGGTAATTATGAACTCAACGTCGGTGGGGATATTACCCTGAATTCTAGTGGGGGATCTTCTACTGTAAAGATGACTCCTTCTAGCATAAAACTCAATAGTGGTACAATACAACTTAACTAGGGTTCAGTATGGATAAAGCACAAAAAATAATAAACCAGTTGAAAAGGGCGGGAATACTGCTGGAGGTAAATAGTGATGGCGGTATAACTCCATCTAAGGTTTCTAGCAGGAGCCTTACTCTAGAAGAATTGGGTGCTATCAATGAAAATTCATCAGAAATAAGTAGTATATTGAATGCCTCAATCGTTGCCCAAACTGGTACACCAGAGAAAAAGGTGGGTCCTTTACCGACAGAGATTAAAGAGACGGCCTTAAATCCTCTAAGTGCAGCACAACTAAGCATATTTAATGTAGGACCCACTGGAAGCACAGGCCCGATTGGATCTACTGGATCTACTGGATCTACTGGATCTACTGGATCTACTGGAAGCACAGGTCCGATTGGATCTACTGGAAGCACAGGTCCGATTGGATCTACTGGTGCTACTGGTACAACTGGTGCTACTGGTACAACTGGTGCTACTGGTCCAGTTGGAGACTACCTAAAACATTACAATGGCATAACATCTGATGGTGTTACAACCGCAAACACCATAGCTGCATTTAGTGGGATAATAGGAGGAACCTCAGGTGTTACTCTGAGTAGTGGTATTAATGTGGGTGGAAACATTATCATATCCGAGGATGGGTTTATTGGAACTGCTGATGACGATGAGAGAATTAAATTTGATGGTTCAGGTAACATACTTTCGTTCAGAACTCCAAATGTGCAAATTGAGAGAAAACTAGCACACTATGGAGATGGAGATACATTCCTTGACTTTACCGCAGATAGATTGAAGGTTGAAGTGGGTGGCAGTGAGGTTATGGATATGCAAACTGCTGGAATTGATATGAATGATTTCGAACTTGCTAAACCCAATCTGAAAGACTACTCAGAAGCCGTGAATGCAATTGGTTCAGTCAATAGCAACACAGCAGTTGATTTTGAAGGTGGCAATGTGCAGACGGTTACTATTGGTGGCAATTGTGAGTTCAGTTTAAGTAACCCACCTGCATCTGGTAAAGCGGGAACGGTTACACTCATCATCACTAATGGTGGTGCTCATACTACTACATTCGCTTCTGCCATTAAATGGCCCAGCAATGTTGCACCTTCATTAACATCTTCTGGTATTGACATCATCACGTTCTTGACCATTGATGCTGGCACTAACATATATGGATTTGTGGGTGGGTTGAACTTCTCATGATAGGTGCATCAAGAGCAGCCAGTACGAGACAATATCAGGCATTGTCTACCACCAATATCACCTCCACTGGATCACAGAGTTACACTGTCCCAGAAGGAACAGTCTTTCTTGAGATAGAGATGTATGGTGGAGGTGGTGGAGGTGGTGGAGGTTATCTAGTCAGCGGTAGAGGAGGTTCAACCCATAAGAAGGGCGGCGGTGGCGGTGGTGGTGCTTATGTAAAACACAAACTATTCATCGCCCAGTTAGTTGAGGATGCTGTAGTCAACTTCACTGTCGGGGCGGGGGGAGCGGCAGGAGTAGCCCTCAACGATGGGGCTGATGGTGGGAACACCACACTAGACAACATAGTCGCGCCTGGAGGGGGGTCATCCACTAGTTTGTCTGGACCTTCTGCTGGTGGTGGAGGCAAGGGT